TGCAAAACATATGATTTAGCTAAAGCTCCTTTATCATTGTTAACGTTAACGCTAGATTGCATCTTAATCCATGAATTACGAGAATTAAGATATTGTATATTATCAACAGTACGATTAACCATCGCATTTTGACGACGATTCAATGATGCTTTTATATTTTTATGAAACGTTTCTCTAAATATTGACATAACATTTTATCTGGCTTTATTAAAATTATTAAATAGATACATAACATCAGAAAGATTTTGTGGTATTCTTAATTGAGTACCTGGTATTGGAAATAATGAACCTTTAGTTACATTATTGTTGGCTGCTGATATAACCCACCATGCTTCTGAGTCATTATAATAAAGATAGGCTAGGTAATCAAGTCTGTCTCCAATAGTTGTTATAACATATATATCACTTTCTAATAAAGGAATATTAGGGTAATATTTTCCTTTTTCATAAGGAACGTTTTGGGATGTTTTTAGTATTGTTGGGTTATCGTATCGTGACATAATTATAAATATTATTATTTAGTTTTAGTTCCCAATCCAAAGCTTCCTGTTATATATTGGGTACTATTACTACCTGTTAAGTAATTCTGTGCTATATGAGATACAAAGTTAGTTTCAGATTCTTTATTTGATAATCTATTTTTATTTCCTGTTTGAGAACCAATAGGTGTAAAGCTTAGTTGTACTTCAATAATGTGAGGTAAAATTAATTTATCTTTATTACCATCAATATTAATTTCCCAAGGTGAGTCAGTTGATACTGTATAGGTTAATGAATCAAATATTCCTGGTTGGCTATTAATATAGTTTCCAACTGTCATTCTAACTAATGGACCCCTCATTAATCCTCCATCCTGACTTACATAGTCTGGCATTAAATTGCTCATTAAAGCATTTAATTTTTGATACATAGGTTTCATTTCTCCTTCTGATAAAGCTGCTACTTTAAAACTTATATTTATTTTACGAGTAAATCCAGTATACACATAAAATTTTTCTCCTCTACCAGCATATTTTATATCAGTCCAATCTGCATTTACACTATCTGATAAATTTGTTATATATGCTCTAAATACCATATATACTGATTTAGTTGATGGAGATGTAGCATCAATAGCTTCAATCATAAACGGAACTAGATCTTTTATTCTATAAGGGTTTGAATTAATAGTTACTGAGTCCCAACTTGCTGCTTCTCCTGGTCTTGCTGAAAATATTGGAGTTAGGTTGATGGAATCTTGTCTTCCACTGCCAAAATTAGTTTCACGAGAAACTTTATCCCAACGAGAAGCACTAATGACAACCGCTTCATTATATCCATTTTTATAAATTATAGAACCAAGTAAATCTGTTTTATCATCATAATTCCCTATAGCATTATATACATCATTATACCCATATATATTATTTCCTTTTCCTCTAATAGTGTTATATATTCCTATTAAAGGACTATAAACTGCATCTAATGTTTGAAGATCATATGTATCGTTATCAACTTGATCATAATCAGCATATTGTCGAGTTTGTGCTAAAGAGGATGCTATGTCACTATTATCAAAATCATCAACTTCAGGATGTGATCCTATTTCATAGGTGGTGCTACTTTTAGATACTCTTTTATTTGATCCTAAAGCATTTCCTATTAAACTGGAATTTTTTGGGTTTGGATCTATATAATCTAAAGAATGCCTATCATCTGATTGTCCAAGTTGCACATATTTACCAGCATTTTCTCTACTATGTCTTAAAGATTCTTCTATTTTGGCTAAATCTTCAGTAAAAGAATATCTTCTAATAGATGTAAATCCAAGTCCATAGGTTGAACCAGGACCCGTTAAATAATCATCTATATTTGTTTTAGTAGAATCAGGTAATTTTAAATTTTTATATTTAATTCTATCACCAAATAATCTTAGGGGAGATGAAAGAACAGATCCAAAAACCTCTAGTGCTCCGAATACACCCTCTTCTCCAAAAGCAAGTTCTTCAGCAGCTGCTGTATTTGCTGTTATTAAGCGATTTGCTCTTCTAGTAGCTCTAGTTTGTCTACGAGCAGCTCTTCTACCTTTTCTATTTATTTTTTTAGTGCTTCTTCTTAACTTTCTAAGTATCTCACTTGCATTAACTGCCTCTCCTTCTCCATCTCCTAATTCAAATTTTTGTGTTAATCTTAATAATCTATTTGAGGGTGGTTCTAATGCATTTACAAGTCCACTGCTGCTTAATTTATTATTTACTAATTCATTATTCCATTTAGTTATATCTTCATACTTATCATCATTAGAGATAGGTAATAAGCCATGTCTTAAAATATGGCCACCAATATAATTAACAGGGATTTGAGCTATAGTGTTAATACCTAAATTATATAAGCGAGTAGGTTCTAAATATCCTCTAGTGGTAGTTCCTACTATATTTCCTAATTGACCTGTTAATATTGAATTACCTACTTCTTTTATAAGCTTCCATGGAGAATTAGAAAATGCCGATATTTTATATCGTTTCCATTCTAATCTAGGATTAGTCAATTGCATTGCTGCTTGACGAGCTAAAAATAAAGGACCTTTAGGTGTATCAGTAAAGAATTTAGCTATACGAATAGTATCTGTTATAGAAGCGTTAGTAGCTCCTATAGCACCTCCTCTAATAAAACCATCATCAATTTTTCCAAATTGATCAATAGCAATACCTGCTTTTAATAAAGCTTCATCTGCATTAAATTTATCTATTCCAAACCAACCGCCTACATTAGAAACACCATTAAGAAATTGTTTTAATAATGGATTTCTAAGAAGTAAATTTAATGATGGTGATATTGGATTATTTATATCCGTTTGAATATATGGTTGACTACTACTTCCTCCATTAGGACCATCATGTCCGTATTTAAGGGATTTAAGATTTGTTTGTAGATTTATTAAAGGCATCTAATAATTTTAATTAGTATTGACCAGTTGATGGTCCTAAATCTGAATATTTCCTTCCAGCTTTTGATTTGTATATTTGAGTTACAACGCCAGTGCCATTTCCAGCAGCATAGTTGGTAGGAGCATTACTATCTAATTCATCAATTTGAGATGGGGTTGGTAATAATGTAAGGCCTTGGTTTGCTTGTCTATTAAAATCTATAACGCGTACATTAGGATCACCATCTACAGAATATGTATTTTGTAATTCACTAAGTTTTGGATCTAATGTATTAGCAGCTCCTAAGAAACCCCATCCTGGTTGGCTAGGGCGTGGATTTAATCCATTACCCTGTAAGCTATATAAACTATTGCTTAATTGATCTATTATTGCCATGTTATTTTATTTTGGTTATTTGATATAAATATTTGTTTGTTATGCTAATTTATATGAATTTATACTTTGTTGAGTACCAGTTGATACTTGTCTTCCAACTTGTGTACCAACTTTTTGACTATCCATATAAATGTCGTTTGATTTAGTTTTCATTGTTTGGTGTAAACTATCAATTGCTGCTACTAATGCGCTATTGTCTCCACCACTTCTTTTTCCACCACCTAAATTAGTACCTGCTACTATTGTGTCATTATCATTAAATGCTGTGATGCTACCTTTATCAAGTAACATACGTTGACCGTATCCTGGAGATATAACGTCATCTCCTTTTGATAACATAGATGTAAATCCTACAAGTGCGGCTGCTGCTACTGCTGCTGCTATACCAAATCCTATAATAGGTATTGAAGCTGCGGATTTAGCCATTGTTAAAGCAGCCTCTACTGCAGTTTGTTGTGCTGCTTTTCTTTTTGCTGCAAGGTCAAGAAGGGTTATACTTAATGAGTATACTTGTCTTGCTATGTACACTGCCATAATAGCTGCTAAACCTTGTGCTGAATTAAGCATTGTGGCCATTGCTGAGGCTAGTTTTCCAAAAGCTCCTTCTGCCATTCCACCAACAGTAGCTTCTAATTGCATCATGGCATTATTAAATTTTTCTTGAATAGATTGTTGTTCTTTTTGTTTATCAAGATATTGATCTAATGCTAACCCTGATTTTTCAAAATCTTCTAATTGGGTTTTATTTAATTTAGCGGCTTCATCTCCATATTTGTTAATAGCTTTTTGTTGCATTAACATTTCAGACATTTCATCTCTACTTAATCCAAATGCTTTTGCTAATGATGTTTGAGCAATAACATTCATATTTTGATATTCTTCTAACGACCCTACCTGATCTGCTATCTCTCTAGTTAGATCTAATTGGTTACCAGTTAATGCTGCTTCTCTAGCTTTCTCTAAATTAATTTTCCTTCCAGTTATTAATTCAGCTTCTAATTCATTTTCAATTGATGATTCAAAATCTAATAATGAATCTCCAATTTTATTTACTTGTTCTAAGCTGGATCCTAATTTTTTAGCTTCAACTACAGCTTGAGCTATTGCTTTGGGATTACCTTGAAATTTAACTAATATACCAGCACTTAATTTACTAATACTAGATAATAATTCTTTATCACTAATATTAATTCTATTAGCTTGTTGAGCATAAAAAGCACCTTTACGTAAATCAGATACATATTCTCTTGTGGATTTTCCTGAAGCGGCTGATAGTGTTGTTAATTTTCCTGCTTCATCTGCTGATAACCCTATTATTTCTGTTAATTTTGAAAAATTTTCTAATTGTTCTGCGCTAAATTGGGCTTGGAATCCTAATTGTTCTGTTAATTCACCTTGTGCTTTACTTAATCTTAAAGCATTAGCGTAACCCTCTTTTGATGCTCTAGAATAAGCATCAAAGCTATTATACATTTCAGCTGCAGCATCTCTGCTAATACCCATGGATTTACCCATGCCTGTTATAGCAGTATCTGTTTTTTTAGCAGCATTTAATACAAATGTAAATATAGCGGATAAGGGTCCTAGTAAATCATTATATAAAGACTTTAATTTTTTAAGTCTACTACCTAACATTTTATCTATTTCCCCTTGTTGTTTCTTTTCTTTTGTTATTTTATCTTCTTCTTCAGCAATTTGTACTAATTTTCTATATTGATCTTCAAGTGATTGGCTTATTTGCATTTCAGCCCTTGCTTGGTCAAATTTAAGTTTAGCTGTCTCTAATGCTTTTTGATTACTTTTTGATTGAGTTTGAACGGATTTTGCTAAGGCTTTAGTATAACTTTCTTCAGCTATTTTTCTCTTTATTAAAAGTACCTCATTATCATCAGCTAACTTATTTAATTTTTTAGTAATAGATTCAGCATCTTCTAGAGGATCAGATAGTTTTCTAGCTTCAACAGTAGCTTTTGCAAACCCACCTGCTAAATTCTTCCCCAATAAATCTCCAGATTCAATTATTCGTTGATTAATTCTATCCAATTCGGCATTGAATTGATCTAGTTGTTGTTGGGTGTCTTGTGATGTTGCCATTAATACAATATTGTGTATATAAATATCAAAAGCGCCTATTTTTTAGGCGCCTTTGCAGTATATGTTGGTTGAGGAGCTATGTTCGGACGTGCTACTTCACTTTTATTTTTTAACGTATTATTTTGTTTTTCTATCTCTTCATTTTGCTTGTTATAATGTTCCTTCATCAAATTAAACGTAGTTCGACGTAACCATAAGGGCATACTATATACGGTTTCCCAATCGTACCCACCATTACCATGAAATACTATTTCATGTATTTGTTTGAATAGATGTGGTCTATACTCCGGAGTCAGGCCAAAAAAAGTTTAATGAAATTGGGACTGTTATACCCTCCCCTGTATAACTTTCATCTTCTGGAATGAATTTCATTTCAACGTCTGGTTGAATACTATTATAATATTCACGTAATGCTCTAGCATCAGGTGCTAATAGGAAACCATCTACAAAATCACGAATTGATTTTAATTCACGATCACTATTGATAGAAGTAATTATATATTTTAAACGAGTAGTAACATCGTATGAGCCATTTGGATTTACTTTTGTTAATCCTTTAATTTCAGCATCAATTTTCTTTTCATCACCGTGTGTTAATAATTTAAATGTTACTGTATTACCTGATTTAGGTAAATCAAAGGTAAAATCATTACCTTTTTTAAATAATGATTCATCAATTTTCTTTTCTTCTAATTTAGATAAATCAACAGTTGCCTCTAACTCTTTTCCACGGCCATCAGTGTATTTAAACTGATATTCAGCTCCATATCCTAAAATACGTGCTGAAATTAATATTGCATTTTTATCACCAATTAATAAATCATCATAATTAAATGGTGTTACAATTAATGACTGCAATAATTTATCAATTACAGTGCCTTGGCGAATGAAATTGCTATTAGTAAGGATATCTTCTTCCTTAGCTGTCATATACTTCATTTCAATTTCACCTTTAGATAGTGGTGATTCTTTTGGATACAGTAAACCTTTGGAGGGTAACGAAACGACTTCTGTTGGTAACTTTAATTCTGCCATAAACTTGTTTTATTTTATTTTGTTCGTATATAAATATATAAAAAGATAACTAGATGTAAGCACTTATAAAATCTGAGTAAGTATTTGTTGCTGAATATACTTGATTAAATTTAGATACTGGTTTACCTTCTGTTGCAAAATACCCTCTAACTGGTGTTGCTCCGTTTGTTGTTATAGGATAAATTGTTGGGTCTTTTTGTTGATTATACGGAATACCACCATTTACTCCTGGTTCTTCTGTATCCAAATCAGTCATGGAAAATGTATTCTTTCCATTACTTCTATTTCTAGTAAATCTACTTTCACCTTTAATAGGATATGCATCTAAATAAGTATCTCCAGGAAACCACACTTGAGTAAATTGGATAGCAGGACCCGGATTTGATAATAAATTAGGTGTACCTGTTGCTAATGGAGGATAGTTTGTTGTTATGTCCTGTATTGGAGAAGAAAGTCGTTCAACATCAAAATCGGTAATGTCTAATGTATTTTTTCCACGACCTAAATCCTCAGTAAATCTACTATTTCCAGCTATAGAATATCTATCTAGATACTGTTGGTCTGGGAAGAAAGGTTGTGAAAATCGTTGTGGGTATGATGGATTAGCATATAGTGTTGGGGTACCTGTTGTATATATTCCATATGTTGTAGAAATATCATCACTATAAAACCCATTAGGACCATCATTTTCAACATCAAAATTAGTAATGTTAAATGTGGTTATCCCACGACCTAAATCCTCAGTAAATCTGCTATTTCCATCATAATATATATCTAAATATTGTTCATAAGGAAACCAACGTTGAAAAAATCGATTAGCATGACCTGGGTTTGAATATATTGTGGGGGTACCTGTTGTATATTGTGGATAGCCAGTTGATGTATCATTAGTTGGGGGAACAGTATATATATAATTACTATCCTCTAAATCTAGACTTGTTTTATCAAAAGATGCTAACAGTCCTAAATTAGTAGTAAATGAAGGTACATTTAAATTAGGTAAAAAAGCCATAGTATTATTTTATCATATATAAATATAAAGAAAAGCGCCTGTTATTAACAGACGCTTCCTTTTTATAATTATGAAGTATTCTTAGAAGTTTAGGATACAATAATCCATAGCAATTGTCATTGAAATACTAACAGCTGAGTCAGCACTCCAATCGTAATCACCAAAAGTTGCTGTTTTAACATAAGCACCTTTAATAATCCATTCACTAACAATATCACCTACTGGACCTAAAACGTTCATTGTGATATCTTTTTTATAAAAATCAGAATAACCATCACGGCCTGTTACTGATTCATGAGCCAAACGAGCCCATTCCATTACTGATTGAGCACCTGATGGAGTAACGGGATCGTATAATTCTAAGCTCATATCATTCCATTTTACCTTACCTTTTACTTTACGGTAAACGTTGATATGATCTAAAATTACTTCACCAGCTTCAAAGCCAGGAGCTGCAGCTTTCTTAATTAGGTAAGCTGGGATACCATCTATATACATAATAAACCTATTTTGAACTTTTGGTTCAAAAGCGGTAAACATTATTTCATTTGGATTTAATACGGCCATTTTATATTATAATTTATTTGTTGTCAATAAATATATGGAACTACATCCCCTTATGCAGGGAATGTAGCGCCAGTTGGAAGGATATTGAAGTTTAAGATAATGAATTCAGCCGTTTTAGTTGGTTGAATATAAATTTGACCTACTAATTGGTTACGATCTACTACATCAGGAGTATTGTTTGAATCATCCATTACTACTTTGTAAGCATATAAACCTTGACGTTGTACTACTGAACTTAAGTATGGGTTAACTTGTGATAAGAATCTATTACGAGTTACTGTTGTATTTTGTTCGAATACTAAACCACGAGAAACACCACCTATAAATCCTTTTAATGCGATCAATAAACGACGAACGTTTACGCGATCTAAAGATGTTGGTTTACGTTGTAATGTCTTTTGACCCCAAACACATACTCCAGTTCCTGGGAATGTTGCTAATGGGTTAACATTTGCTAGGTATAATGTATCTCTATCTGATTGTTGTAATCTTCTTTCAGCACGGATAACTGATGGAATACCACCTCTATTCAAACCTGCTGGTGCGAACCATTCAGCGCCTACTTGGTCGTTAAATGCTAATACACCGCCGATAACAGTTGATGGAGGACACCATACAGTCTTACCTAAATTACTTGAGAATAATTGAACCCAAGGCCAATATGTTGCTGCATAGTTACTTGAAGAACCGCCTGCTGCTGAAGTTGCTGCTGAAACTGATTGACCATAAACTGTAGCATCTGTGATTGCAATTGCATCACCTCTACCTTCTGCTGTAGCTATCATATTATCATCAGCACCCGATCCTAAAGCAACACCTGGGGCTAATAATACATTGTATGAATATTCATCTGCATTTGATAATAGATTAAATGCTAAATTATAATCAGCTGGTTGGAAACCTTGAATATTTGATAATGAAATATTTTCATTCATTAATTTAGGTAATGCAGTATCAATAGCACCACCACTAAATGAACCACCATATGATCCACTACCCGTAGTTGGTAAAGTTCCAGCATATTGAACAGTTCTGTAGTTACCATTATTGTCAATAGAATCTACGTTTGGTGATGTTACTGAAGCGACACGAACATATTGAGAAGCATTTGGATAAGTACCATCATATGTTACATATCCATTAGCTACATCGTATTTTGGTTTTAAATCACCAATAACACGAGATACATAGTTTGGTAATTGAGGATCTAAACTCATGTTAGCCCATGTTTCTAAAATATTTTTTGTTGATTGATTATCGTCACCACGACGAACCACAATAGAGAATGTACCTAAAATTGGATTAACATTAGTTACTTCCCAACGTACATTATAAGCAGATCCATTAGCTAAAGCGCCATTAGACATGCTAGAGGTATTATTCATTTTATCACCCCAGTCTAATGTTTCAAGTACAAGTTGAGTTGTACTACCACTAGTTACATTTGAGGTAGCATATGTATTAATATTTGCTGTACCATTAATGATTCTAGTTACTAATAATGTTTGACCGCCATTGTTAAAATATTCCTTAGCCGCCATTGAAGTTAAATATTCAAAGTAGTAACTACCACTTTTAAATATATCACCAAATAGTGATAAATATTGACTATAAGTTGTAACGTATGTTGGTATATACGGACGACCACCAACTGTAGGGCCTACGATAGCGGCACCAAGGGCTGGTGGAGCTTGCGTATATGTACTTTGGTCTGATTCAATCTGGAATACACCAGGAGATAGAATTACTTCTGCCATTTTTTATGATTTATTTATAATTTACTTATTAAGAGTTACCTAATAATAAATATCTATAAAGCCATGCAAAACGCAGAAGTAATATGGGAGATTATGCTGAGGTTATTTCTCCGGTTTCGATATTGATATTACCGTTTCCGTATTTTTCTTGTAGTGTAGCTAAAAGTTCTCTTTCTTTAGTACCTAATGTTTTAATATCTTCTAGGATATTAGTTTTTTCTTCTTCCAATGTTTGCTTATGGTAAGCTACTTCGGCTAATTGAGTTTCCATACTACCAAGTTCAAATACAAACTTATTGTATTGAGTTTGTAGTTCTTTAATCTTAGCAATTTCTTCTTCTGTTAATTTTTTTACTTCTGACATATGTTTTTTATTTATTTTTTCCAGCGCTTATCAGGACATGCCTCTTCGCCAGAAACGGGTGAAAATATTTTTTTATCTAATGGACATCCACATAATCCACACGTATGTGTATCAATATGTTTGTGATATTGTTTATAAGGACAAGTACCACATACCGATATCCTATATTCTGCTATTTCTTTTTGCTCAGGTGTAGGATTTGCTGCAGCTATCCATGCCTTAGCTATTTCTACTATTTTAAGCATTTACTTTTTTAGCTGGTTTTTTCTTAGGTTGAGGTTTTTTCTTTGATTTAGCATCCATTTTAGGTGCTTCAATAATAACTTTTGATTCTACCAAAGGTTCAATTACTACAGCTGTTTCTGGTGCTAATTCTTCTGGTATAAGTGTTTCACCTGGGGCTAAGAATGTGGTTGGTTTTGGTTTTGGATAGAATTTAGCGACTAATCCGCCTACTATCAATACCATGATAAGTACAATAACGATTGACATAATTAATTTATTTTTGTTTGATATAAATATATACAAAAGATAGGAGCCAACCAAATTTATTTTTCGTCTTCTTCAATAGCATCTATACTATGGTTTTTATCTATAGCATCTAATAATGTATCTAATAAATAACCAGTCATAGTTAATGTATTTGTTCTTTTATTTTTTCCAATAACACTGCTAATTGTTTCATCTTCGTTTCCAAACCTATGTCCTGCTTTTTTTATTAGTGTTAAATTAAATAATTGACCACATACTACGTTTCCAAGTTGGTCTATTCCTCTAGCAATATTATACAGGTGTTTTTTTCTATTAGGATAAAACATCGACATTATAAATCCTATTGGAAATAATATTATTGATATTAATATAGCTACTAGTAGTTCTATCATAAATTATCAATAAAAGATTTTCCTTGAGATATAGCATTATCTTTTGCTATTGTGTTTAATTCTTTAGCATATATTATACCTCTAGCTATTAATTGCCAATATGCATTATCAGGTAAATTACCATCTATATCAGGACCTATTCCTGCTGCTTGTTCATCTGCTATCCCTAATACTATCTGTGGTATTAATAAATCATCCATTTCCACATTCATTCTATTAGCTTGACCTTCAGGCAACACTGTTAATGTTTTAAACATATCTATCACTTCCACTACACTAGCATTTACATCAAAAGAAAGATCTAAATCATTGTTTCCACTCAATGATGTTTTCAATCTATTGATTAATGAGAAGTATTGTTGCACTGAACTATTTCGTAAGTAGTGTATTATGTAATAATAATGTTTTGCTTTTAATCTAATTTGTACCATATTTTTTATTTTATTATTCAATATAAATTGTGCCTCCAAATACATTAGCTGTTGGGGCTACTGAATTAACAGATGTCACTTTCATTTCAATATAATCTCCCTCAGTAACACTAATTGATAAAGCATTATTATTAAAAGTTCTAAAATTAGAATTTGCTGTTGAGGTTGCTATTAAAGTATCAGTTGTATTATTTAATCTTATACTAGCACTAATTGAAGTTATTGTACCTGTTGTAGCTGAGTAGTGACTAATGTAGGCTTTTTTTATTGTACCTGTTTTTGGAATATACACTCTTGACTGATCAGCAGTTGTAATTATTGCTCTACCAAGATTTCCAAAATAATAAGTTGTTCCTGATACAAGGTTAGAAGCAACTGATGTTAATCCTAATGTATATCCTTTACTATTTAATTGTGTTTGTACAGCGGATGTAACACCGCTTAAATATCCTATTTCAGTTGGTGTAGCTCCAACAACAGTAGAGGCAACTGATGATGTTTGTGCATATGAGCTACTTAAAACTGTACCTGCTATATTTGATGCTGTTACGTAACTAGCAGTAGCAGCGTATGATGCACTTAAAGCAGGATTATTACTATTATGGACAGCACCTGATACATACGATGCTGTAGCAACAGTCATTGAACTTGTTTGACTATTTTGTACAAACGATGATGTTTGTGTGTTAGTTACAAACGAATTTGTAGCACTATTTAATACATAATTTGGAGCGAATGAGGTTGTTGCGGCATATGATGCACTTACTGCTTGTAAAACATAAGAAGCTGTTGTTGCTGTTACTACATAAGAAGCGGTGTTGGATGTTTGTGCTAATGTAGCAAATGATGCTGTTCCAAGTAATGATCCTGTTATACTACCTGTTACTACTAAACTACCAGATATACTAACTGTCTTATTATTATCTATATTAAAAACAGTTATACTACCTGTTGATACTGTAAATAGATTTGGTGAGAATGTGTCTGATATTTTAAATATTTCACTTGTGCTACTTGATACTGATAGTAATGTTCCTGTACCACCTTTAATTTGTAAAGGAATGCCAGATGAGGCAGATACTGTTAACGATCCACTTATAGTGGTATTATTTTGAGATATTAATCCATTCTTTGCTACAAATTCGTTTGCCATAATATATTATAGTTTAATCACACACTCCTGTACTCGTTGCTGTATTACCGGTTAGTATGAAATAATCTTGTCCTGGGTTATTAGGATTAGATACCTGACTATATGTTGTTGGGATTGTTAATTCTATGTTTGTGTATAGTATTGAACCTATACCAAATATTGGTGATGCAGTGTAAACAGTAACATCCGCTCCTAGAGAACAAACATTACCATTGGGTGATACACTAAAGGCATATGATTGTTTAGCACTATCTACTGTAATACTAGTGCTTGCTGTAATAGTACCTTGATTTCCTATTTGTATTGCCATGTTTAATTAGTTTTCACTATCCAACTAATAGTTCAATAATAAATATATTAATTACATAAAAGTTGTTAATATTTTTACCTGCCATCCTGATGGCGTAGTATTGCTTGTATTAATTTGGATTTGACCTGATACTACTGCTGATGTAAATACTATAGCTGATGTATTACCTATATCTACTGTTGAATTATCATAATATGACACTGTTGTACCATTCCATGATGTTACAAATTCACCAGCTCTAGAGTTAGAACCACTATATGTTGTATATTTACTAAATGCTGATGTAAATGAACCTGTATTTTTAGTAAATAGATTATTTATGCCTGGGTCTGTACTAGGAGATACAGCATAAAAATCAGTTAATGTAGCATCTAATGTTAGTGTACTTGCTACTATAAAGTTATTACTGTAGGATGCAGTTGCTGCTGTATCTGCTGTACCAGCAAATGTAGATGAAGATGACCCAGTATAGCTGTTAAATGAAGATGTTGTTACAAAGCCACTTCCACCCGATCCTCCTGTTGAACTAATAGTAACAACTCCAATTCCATTAGTAGGAGATATTATTATACCTGAACCTGTTAATATTTGAGTTACACCAGCTGTGCCACCACCAATTGCTGAGGAAGCAGTATAATATATTTGACCTGAGGTTGAATCATATGTTAATACACTTGCTTGATTGGATGTTGTTAAGTTTCTTATAGCTAAACTACCACTAATTTCTAATGAACCTGTCATTTGATGACTGTTATTAGGATTTAATTGTAATTTTCTATTTGTATTAGTATCAAATCCACCAGCAAAGAATTGTATTGGTTTGTTTGGAGTTGCATTACCAATATGTAGGTCACTACCAGTGGAATATAAATAGGCGTCATTAGGATTACCTATAATACCATTAAAGTTACTACCATTAATACCCATATCAATGTAGTTACCATTTTCATCACCATTATTAGCTGTTGCTACAACGTCTGATGATACTGATGTACCGGCATTGGTATTATGTATATTAAGCTGTAGGTAGTTATTTAAATTACCTTTACCACTAATTACATTAAATGACGTAGGATGTGTTTGCTCAACATATAATGCTTCAGGATTAGCTATTGTATTAACAGCAGCATTAATAATAATACTTGTTGATCCTGATTGGTATATTGAACTGGTTGCTAGTGTAGTATCTGTTTTGAAAAACGGTATATATGTTGCTTTACCACCTAGTATATTTGATGCTGTTGAGGCAAATGAGGCTGATGTACTGTTTAAAGCATATGAGCTGCTTAATGCATACGACGCACTTGTAACAGTTCCAACTATGTTAGATGATGTTACATAACTAGCAGTTAAAGCAGTTACTACGTACGATGCTGTTTTTGCATATGATGCACTTAGTACAGTTCCTACAATAGCAGATGATGTTATATAAGAAGCAGTCAAGGCTATCACTACATAACTAGCAGTTGTAGCATAGGATGCTGTACCTTGTAATGAACCAGTAAAAGATCCTGTGAATGATCCAGTATTGTATGATGAGGTAAAGGTATTAAATGAACTAGTTGTAACAAACGATGATGTTTGGCTGTTCTGTACAAATGAACTTGTTTGACTGTTTTGTATAAATGAACTAGTAACACTATTTAAAACATAGTTTGGTGCTAATGATGCTGTTGAGGAATATGACGCAGTACCATAAAATCGAGATGTTGTTGATCCAGTATAGCTATTAAATGAACTAGTAGTAACAAATCCACTTGTATCTACAGAACCACTACCTCCTCCACCTCCAAATGCTGATGATGCTGTATAATATAGTTGGCCTGTTACTGTATCAATTGTTACTACGTTTGATTGTGGAGTATCAGTTATTGTATTTAATAATACAGATCCAGTTATTGTTATTGTTTGTGCAACATCATCAATAACTATTTGAGTATTATTTCCATTAAAACCACCTATTTTATAAATATCATTAATAAAATCTAAACTTAAACCATTACTTGTTGAAGGGGTATCAAATGTTTGTATTGTTTGAAGACCTTGATTAATACCTAAATATGTATAACCACCCGTAAATGCACCTATATTAGTAAAACCTCCACCTACTTGTAAACCATTTGCACCATTTGAATCTGTTGTACTTATTAGTTGGTTAGCATCATTTACTATGATTTTGAATTGGTTATTTGAATTATTATAATCTCCTAAAGTAAAAATAGAATTATTAAAATCTAATTTTAAACCCTTATCAATACTAGCTGATGTTGTTTTTAATATACTACTAGATTGATTTAAATAACTATCCTGGAATGTACCTGCATCATTAAATGGGAGATAATTAGGGGTAGGGTTTACACTACCTGGGGCAAGAGTAATTGGATTACCTAAACCATCAGCAAAGCTCGATCCACTAACTTGTACAAGTCGTTGATAGGTTTGATCAATATAGGACCCTAGTAATGAAGGAATTGTTGGCATAATTTGTCATAACTTATTTTAACATTTGCTTAATAACCGATACTTTATCTAAACCGTTTGCTTCACAAATACTGTTAAAGAAGTTTTTATGTTGGTGATTTTTTATAGTATTATGAAAGCCTTTTGCTGTACCATCAAAATTTGTTTTAAAAGCAAAATAACTTACTATTTCGTTTATTGGATCTTTTGATTTCTTTACAATAGGTTTTGGTTTAACTTCTACTTTTGGTTGTATTTTAGCTTCAACCTTAGGTTGAGGAGTAGGAGCGGCTTCTTGCACCTTAACTTCCATCATTGGTTTTTTAGGTGCTTCTGTTTGTTGTTTTACCTCTACTGTAATACTTTTTTCAGCTTCTAATACATAATTACTTTCGTAAGGTACGAACAAAGTATCATCAGCCAAAACTTCTAATCGTATTTTTCCGCTTTCCAATAAATTAGCAAACTTTTTTAGTTTACCCATTGGAATTGTACATTTATTACCATCAATTTCACCTGTAAATGAGTATTCAGCACCATCTGCCTCTAGAAATAAACGTGCTTTAGCATTATTAATACTAGCACCTTCTAATTTAATTTCGCACTGAAATTCGTTATTCTTATCCTTTAATAATTTGTACATCGCTTAGTGATATTTGTGTTTTCAATTGTTCTGATAGTTTATTTTGAATATCAGATACGATCTGTGGTGCGATAATATCTTTCACTTCTTTTGTTTGTTCAGTGTGTACATCGCCCATAATAAATATCAACTTAATTTTCTTCCGTGCTACTTTATTTTTTCCTCCAATAACACCATCCTGTAATGGAGCACCACCTGGTGTTACTATAACTTCAATAACATTTAATACATGGTTCCATATAACTCTACCACCTGCCTCTACGGTTATACCGTAGGTATCAAAAAGGTATTGTGTATATAAATCACCTAGTTTAAAGTCATTCCATAAATTATGGGCTTGACCCCATTTTATTTGTGTAGCTTGTAGCATCGTGTAATGTATGGAAAATTGTTAATATAACCAAATTTATAAACTACCTGTTGTTTCTAATCCAAATATTACTTGTGATTTGGTATAGAATTTATTGCGAATACCTGCTAAGTCTTTACTTACCATTTGTGGAATTAAATAACCACTCATTTTAATACTACAAGTAGATTTAGCTGCTCTATCATTACCATTCTCTACAGCTACTGTTGTAGCAAATGACTCTATACTTGCTCTAAATTTCCATCTATTTGGATTGCCCCAGTATGAATCAGAAGCAAATTCAATAGCTTCTATTAATTTATTATTATGTTCTACAAAGTTAGTAAATACAATACAATCATATGTTACATCAACATAATCAGGTACTGTTGTAGCATAATATTGTTGTGATGGGATTCTATTATTGATTACATCAAATTGATCGTATACATTTCTTCTATTATAGTGTGTACCTACAACTTGATATAAAGCAGCAAAGTTACCATCAATTTTATTACCCATTGTCCTATTCTTAGTGATATTATTGCGTTTAAGGACGATTAAAGGTACAGTAATTTGGTTGTTATTATCTCTGTAAAAACCATCTTGCTGGATTGATTTCCACCGTTCAGGCGATGAGAATATTGTTTTAACAGTCATTTGGTTATTATCCTGAACAACATTTGGTTTTAGGATATCATTAAAATAAAATAAAATAGCTTCATCAATGTCTTGTAAACCAATACTAACATCCTGTACAGTATCATTCCTCATGGAATAATCTGTACCACGATCATCATGCTTACTAAAGATGGTTTCGCTAATAGGCAAACCATCTTGGCTAGCAAGATATGGGTTAAATTGCTCCCTTGTTATTTCAGAAGCATTTTTTGGTGTTGGTTTAATGTTACGAGCCATTATTTAGATTGTCTTTGTAATTCTATCATTTTATCTAATGCAAATATCATTTGACTTAATTTAGTCATATTTGTATTAATTTCTTTAGCTACACTAGCAATATCAGGATTAGATGAAAATTTAAATGGTTGAAATTCTTTACGCAATTTGATAATATCTTTACGAATTTGCTCAAACTTAGGTAAATAAGTTACTGTAGTAATACTAGCTCCTGTTTCAGGATCAATAGTTGCTTTACCTAATTTGAAACCTTGTTTCATTAACTCATTATCTGGTGAGTCAGGTACATCTGTATAAATATCTTCTAGTAATGTTTGTAATTTTATCATCTGTATTAATATTTTCCTATGTTTTGTGCTGTTTTGTATCTTGGAATAAATTGTAATAATCCTGGTATCCTAGTTGTTACTAGAGCGTCTACTTTAATTTTATCAATGTCTGTTTTAGAGTCTGATGTTACAATATATTTCATGTGTAATAAAGAATATTCAAATCTATCTGTTGCTTTGCTATCTAAAAATTCACTTTGTTCTACAGTTACAACCACAACACCCGTAAGTGCTCTAATTTGATTATATACTTCTACTTTATTAATATCAGTAGATGTTTTAATTAAAACGTCAATTTTATCTAAGCTAATTGCTTCTAATAATATTTTAGATAATTTTATCATTGATAATATTCTATTAAGTTAAGTTTAGTTGTTCTAGTTAGATTAGCTGATAATACATATTGTATAACTGATGTTGCTGTTGCACCAATAGATGCTCCAGGTAATGTAAGTAGATTTTGATTTATGCTATTTACTTCATAATGTCTTTCTTGATCTACTATTATATCTCCTACCTCAGGTAAAACATTAAATAATATAAATGTATCTTTATAAACAGTTACTGCTAAAGAGTGAGCTACATCAGTACCAAATTCATCATCAGGATATGAAAAATCATTTCTTACAATAGTACAAGGTAAATTAAATGGTTGATAATACCATTTTTCTAATGATTCCCCATATATATTTGTTTTAGTAAGCTCAAGATTAATTTTAAAATATCCAATCTTCATATTACTAAAATCTGCTGGAGGATATATAGTTGGTCCTGCAGGAGGTAATCCTCCTCCTGATGGTGGTGCAGGTGGTGGTGGTAATGGTGGTGGAGGAGGAGGAACTGATGGGCTTCCTCCAGGTGTTGGTGTTGGTGATGGTGGTGGTGGTAGTGGTGCCGGTGCCGGTGGTGGTATTGGTGGTGGCACTGGTACTACTGTTGTTGGTGGTAATTTTATAATTCCTCCTGATCCCATATTACATTATATAAATTGTTGCTGGAATATTAGTTAATGTATCACGTGTAAATCCTGCTTCTAATTGTTTACGTTCTAATTGGCCTTTGCGTGATACTTCATTTAACATTTCCTTCAGTTCGTTAATTAATGATTCTTTTTCTGTTCTAGCATCTTGTATCATTTCGTTACCTTGAAGTGGACCTGATCCTTGTATTTGTAAATTAGCGTATTGGATACGGATATGTGCTTCAATTTCTCTACATATAGCTAATGTATATTTAAAAATCCATGTTCTACCAACTGTATTGATGTTTGAATATATAGGATTTCTATATGGTACATTCATTATATCTGTTACTACATTTGGTCTTGTATCTCTTACTACTTGGCTCTTTTGACTTAAAGTAACATATTCAAATCGTAATCTATGCTCTGCTCCATCCATTCTATCTCCTGGTATAGGGAATATTCTTAATTGATTATTTACTAAGTCAAATGAGAATGCTGCTTTTCTAATTTGATCATTTAATTCGATTGCTTGAAGCTTTAGTGCATCAAATGATATAGGCATTAACATAAAATTAATACCAGGAGAGAATTGACCAAACCCAAATGATTCAAGTAAGGATTGAATACCTGTACCTGTACCAGCATATGGATCAAAATAACGAGCTATAGCTGGGGGTTCTTCAAAAAATACTCTTCTAATTTCAATTGTATCTCCAGGACTTAATGAAGCAGATTCAGCTGCCCAAGCATTTAAATCATAGTCTTGTACTCCATTTTGTAATCGTAATGTACCCTTTTTAACATCATAATTTCCACCTACACTTGCTTCAGCTGCATAATCACTTGCTATACGAGAAGTAATAGTAGTTAGATTATTACTTAATAATTTACCATTTAATGAAGGATTTAAATTTGATTGCATGTAAACCGTTGGTAATGGTTGTTGTACAGATGCTGATTGAAAAACTTGAGAACCTCCTGCTATTAAATTAGTAGTTACATAAAAATATATATGAGAAACACCATCTGCTACTGATGGAGTAGAACCAGATATTACATTTGAAAATATAGGTGTAGTATTTACCTTAAAATTACTAATATTATAATTCGATAAAGATGAGGTAAATGCTACTGTAGTAGATGAATTTGAAGCAGTTACAAACGTACCAAATGTACCTAAAGATATACTTGATATTTTGGATGCTATATTAGCTGTTGTATCTGCTGCTGTACTACCCGTAATAACATAATATGTTAATGGAGTATCTACTTGTGTAGTTGAAGAAGTAACTTTAAATTGAACAGCAACTGTATTACTACCTGTTACTGAGAAGGTATTACCGTCTGTTATATAGCCACTAAAATTATATGATCCACTATTTATATTATAATAAGGTGTATAAACAGTAGCATTACCCGTTTTATTAAACTGATTATTAACAAACTGAGATAAATTTAATGTTGTTCCGTAAAGATAGGAATAATAGTTATCAGCTAAATTAAATGATTTAATGAAATTAAAATCAGGAGCAATATAATCAGCAATTGAGGATGATATAGCCCATATTTCACTATCAACTACTGATTGTGAATATGCTTGATCATATCCAATTTCAGCCCATGTTGCTGGTCTAGCTGCTGACCAGTTTATAGGTGAGTTTACATCATCACTATTAACATAGGTAATAGTATTATTAAAGAAGGGTAATGTATCTGATCCTTCAATGTTAATGTAGTTATCTCTAATTTTGTATTGATAAACTAAATTACCATAGGTAGTTACTGCTTCTTCAAATCCAGCATATACTGTTAAATCAGTAATACTAAGATTACCAGGACTCTTTGTAAGAACATTACCTACATAAGTAGGACCCGTTATACCTAAACGTTGAGCTACAAATTTAGCAACGTTTAATGCATCTGATGTAAATTCGGGATCATTATCGTAATATCCAAATGGAGTATTACCTTTAGGTTGATTAAGATATCTTGGATCACCTAGATATGAATCATATAGGTCTCTTAAATTTATTGCCATTATTAACTAGTATTTAACACGTATAAATATACTAAAGTTGCATACTATTTGCCGCTATATTCATAATCTAGTATTTTACCTACTAGATCTGAGCGATGGTTATGTTTAAGTTTAACCCATTTAATTTCTGGGATTTTTTTAGATAATTCTATAATATATGATAAACCATTCATTTCTCCATTTTTGGTAGTAATGTCTGTTTGTTCATTATCGCCATTGATTATAATACGACCATTTTTACCAAGTCGTGTAAGAATAGCAAGCATTTCAGCTTTAGTAAGGTTTTGTGCTTCTTCCACCACAAGTACATCATCAATCGTTTTTCCACGTATGAATTGTACAGGGAGTGCTTCAACTTTATTGTCCTTGATAAGGTCGTCGATTTTAACTTTGTCATAGCATTTAACTAAATTTTCTTGGAATGCTTCTAGGTAGGGGTTGAATTTTTCATTAAGAGAACCCGGTAGAAATCCAAGTGAATGGCCTACTTCTACTGCTGCTCTTGTTACTAAAATTTTCTCGAATTGTTTTTTGAATAGGAAATCAAGTGCTGTTTGAGCCGAAACTAATGATTTACCACAACCTGCTCTACCTGTTATAACTACTATTTGGTTATCTATGATTAACCTTTTAGCTTCCTTTTGTTCGTCGTTTAGTGTGATTTGATATTTTATATCATTTTTCAACACTTTTTTTTGCTTGGATTTATCCTCTTGCATAAGACTGTATGTTGGTTACTTATAAATATTAAATAAATTATGCTATCTGTGTTACTGTTAATATTATTGATGGTGTTGCGGGTCTTGTTGGTGTTGATTGTGTTCCTTTTGCTAGTAGCCGTCCTTCCGTAGTTGTTTTTGAATATTTTAGTTCTACGTAACTACCGCTTGCTATTTGAGTTAAAAAGTTTAAGGCTGCTAACACGTATCCTCCACCAGTTATTTTTTCAATGGTAAAATCACTATTTGAGTTAGCAATATTAGAACCAGTCATAGCAAACCAAATTGAAAAGTCAACTGCTTGATTGACTGTCGTATTTAGCTGTGATGAAAATTGAATATTATATACCCCTGTGTTTGCTACTGTTATTCTACTTCCGGCTACTAAGCTCACTCCTTGAGAGAAATCAGTTGTATTAAAGGTTGCTGAGTAAGCAGTATCTGCTGATCCCGATTGTGTTGTTGTACTGCTGAATTGTCCGTAGTTAAACTGCTTGTTACCGTTTACATAGAAACCATCGTTTATATTTAGTGATGATCCGGAGCCTAATGTTAGTGAACCTGTTATTATTTGGTTACCTACTAAATTAATAGAACCAGATACAAAAAAACTACCAGTATGAGGAGTTGCGATAAATTCAGCTATTGATGGATTATTACCACCTCGTTTAAAATATGCTTTACCATCAACTGTGTTAAATGCTATTTCATTTAAATTAATGGAGGATGTTGTAGGAACAACACCAGCGACGTTACTATATTTTATATCTATTTTATTAGCCATATCTAATATAAATATGAATAAAAGAACCCAGGCTTACGGGCCTGGGTTCAAAGTTATAATACTAAGACTATAACGGAGTTATATTAGATAGTATTTAAACCACTAACGAAAATTTTACCATAATAATCAGGACGGATCATCTTCTTTGCATATCTTGTCATCAAACCTTTACGTGGAGTAAATGTAGATGGATCGTAAAGAAGTGGAGTCATAATTAACGGAACGTATGGAGCAAATACAGCACCACACTCTAGGAATTGGTTTCCTTTGTAACCCATTAAAATAACATTTTCAGTCATATAAGGATTCTTATAAACTTTATAACGGCTATTTAATGAACCTACTTTTTGGATACCAAAATTGAATTCCATTTTCTCACCAGTACCATCTGAAGCAAATCCTGGGATTGACTCGATGATTGTAGCAACTGTTGGAGAACAAACCATGAAGTTTGCACCGCCTCTTAAAGTCAACTGATGTATTTTGTTACTAACTTTTTGTAATTTAGTTCCTAAAGTTTGGAACCAACCACCTTGTGTATTGTAGAAACCAGCTGTGTTAACAGTTGGGTTAGCAGATAATACGTTATTGTTAACTGTAACAGTAGTGTTGTTAACTGCAGACCAAGCATCAACTGTGAATGCATTTTGGATCAACATATCTAACAATTCCAAATCAATTTCCATTGAAATGTATTGAGATAAGATACCAGTCAATTCAGCTTCAGCATCTACGCTATGGTAAGCGTTCAAATCCTGAGCGAATTCTGGTGTCCATTGTGCTTTCAATTTACGAGTTTTAGCAACAATAGGCTCAGATTTTAACTGAACGTTAATTTCTGGAATAGCAATATTGTTTTGAGTACCTAATTGACCAGTTGGATAACCACCACCTGAAGCATCTTCAAAATCACCACGTGCTTGAGCACCTGTAGCACCAAGAGCTTGAGGAGATTTGTCATAGAACAAAGTCCAAGTACCTGCTTCAGCTGGTTTTACTTTAGAAGCAGAAACGAATAAAGAAGCTGTAGTTTGAGCAGCGTTAACTGTAGTAAAGTTTTGTAAAATATCAGTAACAGCAACTAAAGCACCAGCAGAACCAGATTGAGCTACGAATGCTCTTACACCATTTCCATCAGCTCCAGAAGGAAGAGGAAATAATAATTTAACCCATTGACCAGCAGCCGCCATAGAAGCTGAGTAATCAGAATCAAAGTTAAAATCAGCCCAAGTAGCAGAACTACTTACTGGAGCTGTAATAGATTGAGTAAATTGGTTGATTGAGTAACCAAATTTACCAGCACCATACAATGAAGCTGAAGCGATATCAGTTACGTTTGTTGTGTTATTAGCACCATATAATGAACCACCATTAGTGAATGGAGAAACACCAGTACCATATTTGAAATCAAGATAGAATACAAGACCTGAAGGTAAGTTCATTGGTTGTACACTAACGAATTCTTTAGCAGCGATTTCACCGAATACTCTTCTTACTAATGGAAGAGCTACTCCGTTCCAAGCTTCTTGTCCATAAGCACCACCACCTATAGTACCAGTACCAGTTGAAGATGCTTCTGTAACTAATTGTTTTGCCTGATTTTCCAATAGCACAGCCATTGTGTTGCGATCAGTTTCGCTTTTCATACCTTCTAAAAGGCCAGACTTAACCCACTTTGAGTTAAGCTTTTTTGCGTCATCAGCAATTACTTTATACTGATTTGACGATTCTAATAATTGTTGTACGTTCATTTTAATGAAGTTTTTGTTTTTTATTTAATAATGTTTGCAAGCTTTTGCATTCTAGTGATAGCATCATTTGTTTCAACGATTGCTTTTCTAGGTGCATTTCCAGCCGCTCTTGAAGCGAATCCGTAAGATTCTTTTATTGCTTGTTTAGGAGCAGTTGTTAAGTTAGCGTTCAATGATTCGAATACAACTTTAGCTTCTTTAGCTGTAGTTGCTTTATCAAATGAAGCAATAACTTTTAATTTTTGTGATTCAGATAAATTCTTAGATTTGAAGATTTTATTAACATAAAGCAACTTAGCATTTAACAAGTTAACTTCATTTAATTCATTGCGAAGAGTATTGATAGTAGCAATAGCTTCTTTCATTTCTTTTTTCTCTTCTTCTTCTTTAGCTTTTTTAGCTTTCATTTTTTTAGCTTCATACATAGATTCTTCTTCCATGTCGTCACCTTCGTTAAAAGCATCTAATTCAGCTAATAATTCATCAAGATTAATTTCATCTTCTTCTTCGCCACCCATGTTCATTGGCTCTTCTCCAGCTTCTTCTTCAGCTTCCGCTTCAGGTCCTTCAGCTTCTTCAGCTTCAATTTCCTGAGTAACGATGTCTTTAATAAGAGCTTTCAAATCTTCAACAGACATATCAGCAACATCTTCAGATTCTTCATCTTCTTCTTCTTCATCTTCTTCTTTAGCTTCAAAAAGATTTGCATCTTCTTCAAGTTCAGCTAAGATTTCAGATAAATCAAAATCTTCTTCTAAATCTTCATTTGCATAATCATATGGATCCGTATCCATATCCATTTCTTCTAGATTGAAATCAAGATTTTCATCACTATCATCTCCATGAGATGTAGTAAATCCTTCTTCCATTTCTTCTTCGCCCTCGTATCCTTCTTCTTCCATTTCATATTCCATCTCGTTTAACTTTGCAGCTAACATAGATTGTAATTTTGGAGTCAGAGCTTCTTCAAGAGCGACTTTTGCGTTTGCTAACGCAGCTTCGCGAACGGCTTTAGCGTCGGCGATAGCCTCTTTAAATAGGTTTTTGTTTGACATAAAATGTTCTCCTTAAATTTTTTTTAGGAAATAAGATTATTGGGAATCTTAATGTGTGGGGTTTTAAAAATGCCGAGCTATCATGAGGATAAAAAATGGATAGCTATTGTAGGCTATCCATAAATATATGTAGATATTAAAAACCGCGAATTGTTTTATACAGCTGCTATTTTTTGGGCTAAAGATATTACCTCAGATGATTTGAATGCGGTTAAGCCACCTTCTAATCCTGCTGCTACAGTACTATGAGCTTGAGCAGCTCCTAATCCACTGGATATAGCAGCTGCTGCTAGCATAGCGGCATAAACACCATGAGCTGTTTTATATAAAGCTGAATTATGGTCTGTTACTTTTTGACCAGTATATGTTTTAGGGAAAGCTTTAATTAAGATTTCACCTATAACTTTTAAATAGGTTTCTTCTAATTGATGACCCCATTTTTTAAGAGCATTACCAACTACTGTACCTTGTTTTTTATCTTTTTGAAATACACCTGATATAGCATTAACACCTTTACCTAATAAACTTATTAAGCCAGGAGCTCCTGCTACTAATCCTAATGCTAATCCCGCTGCTTCTTGCATTTTACCATCTTGTGGAGATGGTTTAATATTATTTTCACCTGAACGAAGCATAGATAATGCTTGCTTTAAGGCTATTTGAGCATCTTTTTCAGCTACTGGATCGATTTGTATTTTTTCTGCTTCAGTTATGATGCCAGCTAATTTCTGGAATCGTTTTGCTTCTTGTATTAACATAGTGGACACACGCCTGTTTGTGAACAGATTATTTCAGTTATTAATGAATTTACTTTACTATAATCTTTAGTTTTGTATTGCTTACTTTCATTCATTGTACCTAATTTACCAACTGGTTGCATATATGCATTTGGTGTACTTGGTACTGATACTAGGTCCCAACATAATAATTCAAAATCATCTTGTACTTCAACTGTCTCTCCTAATTGCTTAACAGAACCCATACCACGTGATGATATACCTAATGGTATTCCAGCGCTTACTAATTCCATTGCAATTTTACCTGATGGTGTTTGAAGTAATTCAAGTTGACCCATCAAATCATTACCATCCCACCACACTTTTTTTATGTTGTGTGATACGTTTGATAAGTTGATAATTGATGCTTCAGGGTGATCTAATTCACCCATAGCATTATTTTGCTTAACAGGACCATCAATATATTTTTGCACCTCACGTTCAAGTATTTCGCGAGGATATACACGACCATTACCGTTTTTTACTTCGGCTTCTTGTAACTTACCCTGCAATAACATTCTACCGTTAGTAGATTTACCTTCGGTAAGTGTTAATTTAGCAATTCTAAATGGTGTGTGGTCTATTAAAAGTTGTTTCATTTATAATATATTATTCGTTATCTAGTCCTGTACGGCTCATTGGTTCCATTCCATCCATATTTTCAGCTATTTTTTTAATAACTTCTTTAAGTTTATTTAAATCATATTGACCTAAATTAGTAGTTGACATTTTATGTTTTGGTTTTAGGAAATAAGCAATTGTTGGTGCTTTATCGTCATGTTCTTCAATATCTTCTTCAACTTCAAATTGTAATTCTAATTTATTAAATACATCATCTGGTATTGCTTCCCAATAGTTGTATTTTAAAATAGCATCATCTTTACCGTTTTGAATTGTAAATTCGTCTGAATGTTGTTTCAATAATGGATTAGATTCGATAAATTGCATAGCTAATTTAACAGCTTCGTTTGGTTCTTCACCAGGAAAATTATTTAATTTAACTTCTTTTACTGCAATTTTTTTCATTTTTTCACCAGTTGCATCCATTTTTTGAACACCACGTGTTGATTTAGCGATAAGTGACATTAATGAAACACCTTTTTCCATTTTATTTGTTTCACCACCTTTATCAGAATCTTTTTTTGCTTTTTCCACATCTTTTACGGGTTGCATTCCCATTTTCTTATCAACTACATTACCCATATTTTTTTCAAGGTATTGCATTTGATGTGCTTCTGGATTTGTTGATTTTCCACCTATATATTCTGGTTCATATCCTTCAACACCAGACATATCCCAAGATGTATAGTAAAGTGGGTTTTTCTTTAATTTTTTAATTACTATCTTAGTAGCTTCATTTTTAGTTAATTCAGGATTACATTGCATTTCCCAATCAATACCTTGTGTTACTTCATGCCCATTTAAATTATCAACTTCTTTGAATTGATCATACATTGCTTTTCCGTTAGCGTTTGTCCATTTACCTTTTTCGTCTTTAGCTTCATTTAATGATTCAGCTTCAGAGTAAAGTTTATTAGCGATATCATTAGCGGCTTGAGGACTTAATCCCATATCTTCTAATTTGTCCACAGCAGCTTCATAGCTTCCTGCAGCTAATGCAATTTCTTCGGCAGCATCTGGGTCTAGCATTTCTGTTAATATACCTTTATTTTTAAGGATTTTAACTGAGTCTTCAAATGAAGATAAATTAGTAATGTATTGAGGTAAGGTCATACGTAAATTACGCATAAAATTAGCTTGCGTCATGTTACCTTCACGTAAATCGATGTACTGTTGTTTAATACTTTTTAACATATTATGTAGTTGTTTTATATTTCCATTTAAATCCGCCTGATTTTTTAATTTTATTTAATGCACAAGTACTAATATTAGTTATACCTGTTTGTCGTTGTGCTTCAGACACAGATGGGTATGTCTGGATATAATTATTATTTAGATCAAATTGATGTACAGGCTTTGATGTGTATCCTCCAACACTCCAATTATTTTTTCCTAACATTGATTTACTAATTTTTTGTTTAGTTATATCAGATTTAGGGAAATGGTATTTATTAGAAGGACATCCAACACCTTTTTTACTCATATTATAAAATAATGGATTTTCATATGCATTAAAATATTCAATCCAATATTCTTCCATTTCTTGTTTAAACTCTTCAGGTCCTTCCCACAATGTAACTCGTTCAAAATTTTCTTTATTATGTTTTTTAACTGCTATTTTTAATCTAAATCCACTTCCTAAATAATTAGGATTATTAGCACTATGACTTCCTATATATTTTTTACCATTAATTTTATTATGTGTGCAATATACTATAGCCATTTTGTTAAATTAAGCTCTTCCTTGACCAACGTATTTTTTTGGTCTTGGAGTATGTTTGTTAAATGACTTTTTTGCTGCACCTTTTTTACGAGCACCGAATGTTAATTTTTTAACGTCGCTTGTTCCTTTTGCCTTTGCCATTTACTAATGTAAATTTTTTATTTTATTATTTAATTGATTTACCATTTCTGATATGGTTGCTATATTGCTTTCTGTTTTCTTCCAGTATTTTAATCCTTCTTCACCTTCACTTAATTCTTGTTTCATACGAGATGTATATTCAACAATACGATCAATTTCAGATAATTTACGTTTTACTTCACGAATTGCTTTATGTAGTTGTTCGTTTTTAGTACGGAATTTAACTTCGTTTTTAAATTTATGATATGTTACTTCATTAATCAATTCTTCTTTTACGATGTTTATTATGGATTCATTCATACTTTCTTTTTTATAATAATCGTCTCCTTTTATACCACCACCTGTATATCCGCTTGGTGCTGTATAGTCACTTGGTGCCCCTTGGTATGATGCTTTATCGTAATTACTTTCGTTATATATTTTATTTCTTTTTTTCTTATTGCTCCAAAGTGATTTATAATCTTTTACTTTAGAATCACCTGGCATTGTAGTTTCACCTTTAGTAACAGTAAAGCCTTGCTTTTTAGCTGTTTTTGTAGCTGCATTTTCTCCTTGTCCCCTACGAGAAAAAGCCATTGGACTTAGATAACCACCAGCATCACCAGATGCTGATTCTTCATCTAGTATTTCGCGTGTAAGTGATTTTATATATTCTTTTAAAGTCATTACTTTACCGATTTTAATTCAGCTATTAATTGGTGAAATTGGAGTAAAGCCATGATATTATCATCTTTTACATTTTGATTTTTATCAAGTGGCTTTAATATATTTACTACTTCATTTATTTTAATCTGAGTAGTTTTATCTGTTACTGTTGTATTCATTTTATTTAGTTCTGCTCTAATAGCAGCAAAATGATTATTAACAAATTCACGTAATTTAACAGTATTAGATATATTGTTGATATATTCTTTTAATACAGATTTTTGAGCATTAGACATATTATTGTATTTGCTATTAAATCTTTCAAGTAATGTCTTATATACCAAAATACGTGTGCCTTTATCCATAGAAAGATATTCTTCCATTACACGGTCTGTAACTTCATCTTTATTAACTTCTTTACGAGTAATATGTTCAAGTAAATTTACTTTATTTTCAATAACTTGAGATGGTTCAATAAATTCTAATGAATTGTGTGCTTCAATTAAGTTAAAAGCAGCAGCATATTGTGAATAATTGTTGATTTTAGATTTAAAAAATTCTTCTAAATCATAAGATTCACGAATATCTTTAATAATGTTGTACTTTTCTTTACGTAATGCAGAACGATTTAAGCGTGAAGATATTTCAAGAGTAGCATTAATTAATGATTCAGCTTTACCTTCAGTTAGTGCTTTTGAGCTAACTAAAGCCTGATATAATTTATGTTCCTTAGCCAATTCTGACTTAGAAAAATATTTTCTAATTAAATTAATAGCTGCAGAGTCTTTGCCAGATACAGTATCTGATGCGACTTGTCTTACTAGTAATTCAAATAGTATACCAGTATTTTTAAATTTGCTATGTTTTATTTTCATATAAGTTAGTATGCACTACCAATAAATATGTAGTTATTATATGTCCTTAATATTTTTTTCATCTAATAGTGAAGATTCCTGTTTAGTTTCAAACACCATTTGTTTATCGGCTCTAGGTATAGCTTTTAACATATCTCTATATTTTAAAGATTCAGCTAATGCTAAAGCACCATAGCTTTTTGGTGTACCACTTCCTTCATCAGGTATATTTGCAGTATACAATGTAGCATTTTCTTCTCTACCTAATCTATCTTTACCTAATGGGTCTTTTTGTGTATTAATCATAGATGATTTTTCTTCAGGACGACCAACAGGACGTTTTTCATCATATCCTGGAGGGACAGGTCCATCTACATTCATACCTGCTCTACCTTTACCATATAATGAAGCTAAATCATGTGGTGTTCCGTATGATTGACCTGATTTAGATGGGTCGTTACCTTCATTCTCAATTTGTGAGAAGCGGAATGTACGTTTCATATCTTCAGCTATTAAATCACGATATTCATCATATTGATCTTCACTGAATTGGAATACATTATCGTAAATCCAATCTGATGGGACTAATTTGCTGTCTATCATGTCTTTAGCTAATGCAATCTTTTCCTTCCATAGTGCTACTTTTTCTTGTTCGTAGATTACTGATGGTGTCGATAAAGTTAATTCAAAATTATTTAGAGAAGCACCATCAAATCCTTGTGTATATAGATGTACTAATGCAATTTTATATAATTCAGATAATATTATACGTTGAATACGTTCTACTGTACGAGCGAAACGAATATCTTCAGCAGCTAATGTAGCTTTACCAGTCAAGTCTTTTTCAAATCCGAAAAAGGCTTTAGGTACCTTAAGAGCAGCTAACATTTCATCACGTAAAAAGTTTACGTCTTCAATTGCATTATATTCTAGACCTTTAATTGTATCAATCTTAGTATTACTATTAGTACCACGCTGAGGGATATAAAAATCTTCCAATACATTCATTTGATTATAACGTAAGTTATATTCGCCTGTATTATGATCCATGAATGGAGTTTTCTTCATTTTATTTTTCAAACGCTCCATGTATCCATCAACTTCATTTGGAGGTAAATTACCAATATCAACATAAAATACACGTTTTTCCGGGGCACGTGTTATACGATGGAGCAACATTGCATCCTTCATCAATACATATTGTTTGTATGTCTTACGAGCTGGTTCTATATATGCTCTACCATAAGGGAGGTAATTAGCATCAGTTAATAGCCTAAAGTGAGCTATTTCGTAGTTTTCAAATTTAATTTTACCATCTCTATCTTTAGCACGTGAATTGATACCACCAGCTGCAATAACCATTGGATCAATCTTAAAGCAAACATAAGATGGATTTTGTGGATCCATACCTTCTTCACGAACCATATCATAGACCGATAATGGTGTTACACTATATACACCAAATTTTTCAGCTATTTCAAGATGTAAATAAAAATCACCATACTTACACATATTTCTAACCCACATCCATAAGTTAAATTCTACATTTAATACATCGTAAAATAAATTATAAAGTATACGTTGAATATTTTCGTCTGCTGATCTAATTTGTAATACTTCGTTTGCTTCATTCTTTAGAGTAGCTTCATCTGCTACAATATCAAGTGCAGAAGCAATAATTGATTCAGTATCCATTGCTTCATAGTCAGTGTATAACTGAATACGAAGTGTTTGGTAATTCATTGTTGGATTGTATGGCATATTAGCGCCATAGCGATGAAGTTTAGTAAATCTATCTATAAGAGCATTGGTTTTTACATTACCATATGCTTGTATTCTATCAACGTCTGTAACCTTCAATTGATTACCGCCTATGTTTCTGATTACTACATCAGTTCCAAATAAACGTTTCAGTCTACTAAATAAGCCTGTATTTTGTTCAGCCATTTTTTATTTTATTATATCAATAAATATTTATCATTTATAGCATCCACGTAATATCTTCGGTACCGTATGGAGTTTCTATTTGGTATGGATTAGCCATACCACTAGGTAATGAGGGTGCATTATATCTATTTAAAGTACTAGACATACCATCAATAGCTTTACGGGTAATATCCATACCTTGTTGAGCAAATTTAATACCAGTATCTCTAGTAAATAATCCAATACCTAATGCCATTACCAAATCATCATTATATCCATTCTGTGCTTGTGCTTTACCATGTTGCCAAATAAACACACGTAATTCTTCTAATAAGCGTTTAGAACGAAAGACGAAATGTCTATCTCGAATGTACGACTCCATCTTTGATATAACAAGTGGTCTTGTTTTTTGGGATGTTGTAAATCCAGGTATTGTTTGTTCATTATCAATTTTAGCCATCCATTTATCAATATTCATTTCACCATAAGCGCGTGGAGAATAATATAGATTTTGATAACCTTTCTCGATGATGGTATTAATAACATCCCAACCGATATTAGCGTTTTCAGGGACTAATAAAGCGTTGTTATACTCAGTTGCAACAGAGACTAGCATATGACCAAATTCTCGTGTACCTATTTGAGATTTATATTCTGCAACTTGTTCGCAACTTTCGACATCAATAACGTGAAACGCCGAGTAATCACTACCATCACCTCGAGCAACGTCAGCACTAATGATATAATTACGGCTATAGTCAGGATAATTCCAAATCCAAAAATCACCCCCCATAAACCTACGTTCAACAGGTTCTTGTATGTATGTTTGTTCATAAAATGATAAATTATCGGGTTCAATAACAGAATTACCTGATCCTAAAAAGTCACAATCATATTCTTGGGCAAATTCACGTGGTGACATATTTGCACGTTCACGATCTTCCCATCCTGCATCTATTGGTGCTACTCTATCTGGGTGTAAATTCCATTTTAGTTCTATTGCTTTAAAATCATTTTTACCAATTTGAGCCTCAGTATACATTTTATGGAACCAATTACCAATACCATTTGGAGATGATAAGGCAATAATTCCTCCACCCGTAGCAATTGTTGGTTTAATACTCGTGTATATTTTATCAATACCTTCAATAAACGCAGCCTCATCTATTAACAATAAAGATACAGCGTAAGATCTACCTGCATCTGATGCAGCTGATGTAGCTACAATCTGAGAGTTATTAGCTAGTTTGAGTGAGAGTTTATTATCTGATATTGGTTTTTGATTACCCCGTAACCAGGCTGGTAGGTTATTGTACATGAATTGTACTTTCTCAACCATACCTTTAGCGGTTTCTTGTTTTGTTGCTATACACAATACAGTTTTATCTTTGTTAAATAACATTGTCCATAATGCGTATCCTGCTACTAGAGTAGAGATACCTAACTGGCGTGATTTATTTACAATGGAAAAACGATTTTGTCTAAATGCCCCTAATGTATCTTCCTGAAATGGATATAGATGAAATAATACTCTACCTTTAACTGGGTGAGTAATATAACAATATTTGCGAAAAAAGTGTACGGGATCCATTGCACACTTTATATATTCTTGTTTTATTATATCTTTGATGTTAGCTTGTTCAGCCATATTATATACTATTAGTTGTATATAAATATATAAAAAAGCCCTAACCTTACGGGATTAGAGCTTGCACCTATGGTCTAGATAGGCAGTCCTAGGTAGCAGGACGATTATTTTATTACTGCATTCCTAATTGTTGACGAATCCATCCTGCAGCAGTTTCTACTAATTCATCTATATTTGTAGAATGAGGATGTTCATTAATTGCTGTTTGAGCTGCATCATCAGATATGTCAGATAGAGTACGTGGGTTGCCAGATTCTTGTAATAAGAATACCATAAGTACATTAAACTTATCTGATAGGAATTTTAATTTAATTTGATCTTTCATTTTTTTATTTTTTATTTTTTAATATAGATATAAGTTATAAACCCAGTAAATAAAATTGATATTATTCTAGTGAATGTTAATTTTGCTTTTAGCTTTTTATTTTCTTTACGCAAATCATCAACCCACATTCCTTGTACTTTAAATTTAGATTGTTCATTTTGAATACGCTCTTCATACATAATACCTTTATCAACATAGTTTGATATAATATTATCTTTTAATATAACTTTATCTTTAGTTAATATAAGTTGCTCTTTAGTTAGTTCATGTACTGCTTTAATACTATCACATGTTGCTAAATCTTTAGCAATTTGACGAGCAGCCGGTACTGGTATTTTAATTGTATCTTGTGATTTAGCTACTAGGGGTAGTATAAATGCTAGTATAATTAATAGTTGTTTCATTAGTAGTTATAACGTTTTTTAAAGAATGAATCAATTTGAGCAGCATTATAATGACTTACTTGTTGTATTATTTCATGATGATACTCTTTAATAATAGTTTCTTTTACTTTGATATTGTTTATTTTAGAATCAATAATATCAATTTTATTCTCATAAACACGAATAGTACTATCTAATTGATTTTGTTTTTTAATTAATAAAGTATTAGCTTTAGTTAATGAATCAATAGCAGCTCTATAATCAGTAGGCATTTGGGGTTTGCGTGTTGTAATCCATATAACACCATATAATACAAATAAACCTACGATAACGTAGGCTATTTGTTTTTTATACTTATTTAATAATTCCAGCATAGAATTGTAATTTGCGTTTTTCATATTCAGTATTATATGCTTCATCTAATGTATCTGTATCATCTTCAGGTTCAATTTCAATTGGTTTGTATGTTTTACCTGTTAATTTTTCAATACGTTTTTGTAAATATGGAGAATCTTTTACAATATCATCTATTCTAGATTCTAAAGATGTTTTTAATGTTTGTAAACGAGCTAATTCAGTACCTGGTTTATCACCAATATCTCCTGCTGTACCACCTTTACCACGTTTTGATTTTAAGATATTAGATTTAGTAGCATCTAAACGATTTTTTAAATCATCATATTTCATAAATGCTTCATAATCTTCATCACTCATACTACCAGCTGCTGGTTGAGCTGGTTCTAGTTCATCTGGTGTTGGTTCTTCGCTATCGTTAAAATCTTCAGAGCCATCATCATTAGGTACACCATCAAACATACCAGCTAATGGATCACCACTACCAATTAAAAATGATTCAGGACCATCAATTGTTTCTGGACGTTCTTCACCTGGTACTGCCGGAGCTATCTCTTCACCACTTGCTGTTAATTTAGTTAATACACCTGCATCCAATAAACCTTTAACTAATCCGTTTGCAATTTGTGGACGAACAAAATTAAATTGTGTTTGAATAGATTTTACATCTGCTCCTGGATTTTCTTTAAAATAATCAAGAATAGCAGATAGTGGTGTGCCACTGATTGTTTTAGTATACGTTGATGTATTTAAATCTGGATTTGCTAGTCTAAATCCTTTAGGGACACGAGCCATTTCTTCAATTTCTCCTTCAGTTACAGTTGCTTGTGTATCTTGTTTAAGATCTTTTTCTTTTTCTGCTGTGGCTTGTTTATCCATATTAATAGCCTGCTGACGAAGTTGATTTGCTTTAATTGTAAGATTTTTAGCTTTTGCTGGATCTTCGTTTAAAACCTCCATTACGGATTCGCGTATTAATCTACGAAGTTGTTTAACTTTCATTGTTTTTAGTTCGTTTAGTGTGATATCCATAAATATTAGCTTAGTTGTGAAATAATAGTGTTTATACGTTCTTCTGTAGAACCTTTAATATTAATTAATTTTTTAGGTGGATATTCATCTAACATATTTTTGATAGTAAAATCAATTTGTTCACGATATTTTGCATCTATTGTACGAACGCCGTTATCTTCAATTTCAACACCTTCAGGTGATACATAGATAATAACGTCATAATCATCACGTAGTGTCATTAATATATTAGTAAAATAACATTTTTCAGTCCAGCCGATTGATTTGGCTGATAATGTAAATGCACAAACATCATATATTGTTCTATCTGTTATGATATTTGGTTTCATTAATTCAATACTACGTTCAGCAGCAAATACTAATTGACCTTTTAATGTTGAATCAGTATTTAAACTAATACCTTGATCACGTAAGTATTTACTACGTTCAGTTGCTGTTTCATAATCTTTAAATTGATCGATTTGTTTAAGGGCATTAACTAATGTGGTCTTACCTACACTAATTGTACCGCATAATCCTATTTTCATAATATTGTTTTTTTCTCGTGTCCTATAATTAATGTAGGATCAATATAAGATTTAAATCCTGCATTTCTAGCTTTTTCTTGGAATGTAAAATCTTCCCATTGGTCTGGATTTAATGGTTCGAATGGATCTATTATACGATCAAATACTTCTGCTTTAACAAGCATAAAACCCATACCATTTGCTTTAACTTCTATTAAATCTGTTTTAAAGGCTATATCATCAATAGTCATTGTTTTACCCTCTAAATCACAACATGCTAATAATGTAGGGGATTTTTTATATATACCTGATACTATTGGTTTATTATGTTGGATTAACTTTTCAAGTTGCATAAAATTAAATACCTGGTCATTATCAATCCACATGTAATGAGTGGGTCTAAATAGTTTAGCTCTATCTAATAGTGCTTGTCTATTATAAAATATATTAGGTACATAACCAGATACATGAAACCATTTCCATTCAGGAGGTATGTTAAAAAGAACATTAGTCCAGCTGTCTAAGAAATTATTAGAAAATTCTCGACCAGGTAAAATAAAACCTATTTTCATTTATTATTTATTTTTTTCATTTGACGTGCTGTTTTCTTTTCCTGTTTAGCTTCTTTAGCACCTTGTTTCATTGCTTTTTCAGCACCTGGTTTATATTTAATATCAACACTTATTGGACCATGGTGTTTATCTAGATTATATATCCATGTCTCTATAGTATATTCATCTTCATATACTTTAGTAAACTTACGTGGAGTAGGTTCAATAACTATTTCTTTAGGTCTTCCTCTTCTTTCTATCATAACGTTAAATTAAAAAAGGGACTTTGCAGTCCCTAATATTATACTCTTGCGCCTGCTGCTTTACCAGCTGCGGTTTTGTAAAATGGTACACCGTTAACGTTCTTTTTCTTATCTAACCACTGATCTTTAGTATGTTTAATACCAAATAAATAATATTCAGCTTGACGTTTATTACCTTGTGGTATTAGTGCTGCTCCATCCCAGTTATGCATTTTATTTACTCCATTAATACGAACGTAATGTGCTACTGTTCCGTCTGCCGATACTAATTTTTGTGTTTCTAGTGTTTCTTTCATACGTTTTTATTTTAAAGGTACGAAAGTTATTTTGACTAGTCTAAATCTTCTAAACCAGTGTCGTCTTTTTTTAAATCACGTTCAATATCTCTCATTTCACCTATCGCCCATTGTTTTTGATCACGTGTTAACTCACTATTAACTGCATTTTCTACAAATGGAAAAAATTCATCGTCTGGTAGTTTATATAATGCCGCAAAAAATAATTCACGAACACGAGCATCTTCTACATCGCTTTCAGCATATATTTTATTGATAGCATCATATAGGAATTTACCAAAGCGCAAATCATTTGGTTCATTAGATAATTTATCTATAGCACCCACAATAGCTTGATTTTTTTCTTTATCAGCACCAAATCCTTCTGTACCAATAATTTCATATAATCCTTTTACAATTTCATGTACAAGCATTGGGAAACATAAGGCACGAGCTTTAATAACAAACTGCTCATTTTCTTCATCATATTCCATCTCACTTTCACCCCCTTGTGGTGTTTGTCCTTGTGCTAATGCTGCTAATAACATAGCAATAGCATTTTCATCATCGTAAATACCAAATGCTAGTTTTAGTATTTCATTATATTTTTCTACTAATGCTGGATTGATATCATCAAGATATTCTTTAAATAACATAAAACCAAAAGCGCCTCTAATTGATGCTCCTTGTGTTATACCATTGATAATACGGCGTTTTGCTTTTAATTTTTCAGGATCATCTTCACCAAAATCAGGTAATGTTGGGTCTTCTTGTGGTGGAGGATTTTGTAAACTAAAATCATTTCCTATTTTAGCATCAATTCTAATATTAGCATAGTCAATAATAGGATAAGCATCAGTTACCATTTGAGCTGCTACCATTTCAAGTTCATCACGATATCCTTCTTCAGCATCAATAATTTCATCTAATACTGCTTTAGAACGTACCATTGTTTGCATCAATGACTTATTACCAAGCATTGAACGTAATGATTCACCAGACTTACCTTTTAAAGAAGCCATGGTTTTAGGGGAGAATATTTTTTCGTATTCTACTTCTAATAAATTAGGCATTCTTTTTTGATTTAAAGCGTTTAATTACTTGTTTCAACATTTCAGCTTCTTTCATTGTCGCCTTTGCTTTTGGAGCAGGATTAACATTAGGATTTCCTAATGGACGACGTGGTTTCTTTTCAGCTGGTTTGCCTGGTGCTACTGCAGGACCTGGTGTTTCTCTTGGTTTAGAGGGTGCAGGAGCATTTTCATTCAATTCTTGATTAATAATACGGCGTATAGTTTCGCGTAATTGTTGTTTAGTCATTCGTTACGTTTGTCAATAAATATTCCGAAACATAAATCCCATGAGCACCTGATACAGTAATACCACGAGCACTTAAAGCATCACCAACAAAGTGTACATTTGGATATTCATTTAATGCTAAATTAGTATAGTTTACTAGATTAGTGGTTATATTTGATCTAGTATACTTTTTAAATAATTAACATTGTTATATAAATCTAAAGCAGTATTTATTATATTTTGTTGTTCTATTTTGTCTACATTACTATAGTATTCGGATAATACTTTAAGATTATCTAAATTATTATTAAACGTATCTATATTAATTTTTAAATATTTTTGTTCTTCCATAGTAAGTATATTTTTATTGTATATATCTTCTGCAAAAGAAATAATATTTTGAATTTTATTAATACCCTGTATTAAAGTTTCAATACTTTCTATTATTAACATTTTTACTTTCTTGTTTTAACTGAATTAATTCTGCAAATTTATTTAAATTTACTTTATTATTTTTAATAGAAGTACGAATATTGTTTGTTAAAGTATTAACATTTTCTTTAATAACATCTTTTGATATTTCTGATAATTTTATCATATTAATAAATATTTATTGTTTATATTTCCATATATAACTATATGCTGTTTTTTGACGTCCTGCTGCACAATCTGCTATACTATTACCGGATTTACCTAAACACCTTCCTGCGTCCTGTGCTGATTGGTATTCATTAAGTAGATTATTTTGAAGGTCATATTGGAGTACAGGTTTATAATGACTCAAATAGTTTTTAGGTTTACCTCTAAGTGCATCTCCTATTTTGTCAGCCCATAATATATTTCTACCTTTGTTTGCTTTACTAATATTAGGTTGAAGTTTACCTGTTCTTACTTGTGATATTTTATGTTTAGTTTCTTCCGATAATGGTTTTCGTTTTATACCTTTTAATGCTTTACTAATTTTAACACCAGTACCTACTTTATGTGGTTTTCTCATTTTTTGTTTTTGTTCTTCTGTGTATTGTTCAGGACCACCACCTCCATTATTTTTATTTTCTAATTCAAATCCCCATGCCTTAAATTGACATATCCAATATTGCTCCCAAAATTTCCATTCAGTATCGTTTACAATATCTATTTCAGTATATGTTATATCTTTATATTTTCTTTTATGTATATTTTGTCTCCATTTACCTCTAGTTTTACCTATATAAAATGGTATATCTTCTTTTTCTAACACATAAATACTAGTCATGATATATTATTTATAATAAATATATAAGAGACCAGAAATTAAGTACTTTCCTATATTTTTCTTAAGATACTTTCAGCTACATATATAGCTTGTGCACCACTAACTGTTATTCCTCTTGCTGATAGTGCGTCCCCTACAAAATAAACATTTGGGTACTCTATTAAAGACAAATCAAAGTGATTTGTTAAAGGCTCTGGTGCGGCATACTTGCACTCGGGTATGTAGATTCCATAATCATCACCAAAGTTGAATACTTTATTCATATCATCAATAAAATTCATGACATAATCCATGTATCCTCCCATTACTCTTTTAACAAAACCATTAAATGTATCTTCACCAATTGGGTGAGCTACTACAGTTATACCTTCAGATGTTAATCCTGGTTGGCGAGTAAAATTAGGTGAATAATATAATCCTTCATTGTTTATTTGTAGCTTATTAACAACATCTCTTGACCACTTAAATGGGTCTTCAATACCTTTAATTTCCATTAATATACCAAAATTGGTCATATCGTTTCGGAATTGTTTGCCCTTTTTCGCATGGCCGTTGTACGTAATATCGCCGTACGTTTCCTCCACGGCCACGTAAGCGGCATTGTTATTAGTACAAAAGCTACGTAGAGAAACATTTTCATATTTTTGATATAATTTGAAATCATATGATATGTCTATTAATTTTTGAAAATATTTTTGTGGTGCTTCAAATCGAACACCTATTTGAACTGATTTAGGTTCAGTTGGTAATTTATAGTTGTCTGATAATGATTGTGCAAAGTCAATACCTGATTTGCCTACAGCAAATATTAATTTGTCATATCCAATAGGTGATAAATAACTCCTACCCGGAGCTATTGGTTTACTATCACACAATACTGTTAAAGCATCTTCTTTAAAATTTATATCTGTTACTTCAGTTTCCCATTTAAATTTAACACCTTTATCAACTAAATATTGATACCATGCTTTAGCGATCTCGTGTAAATAGTTACTACCAATATGCCATACAGGAAATAAACGTAAACCAAAGTATGGTTTAATAAAGTCTGGTTCAGCTACTGGATCAGAACAGAATATTTCTTCTGGTTTAGGGTGAAAACGTCTGAAATTACTAATAACTTGATCCATCAACTCCATTGCTTTATTCTCACCACAATACTTAGACAATTGACCACCGATTGCTATATGATATGTTAATTTGCCATCACTCCAGCCACCAGCACCTAACATACCTGTCATTACCTCTTCAGGTAAGCGATTATGTGGATCATTACCTTTGTCTATAATGGTAATCAATTCACCAGGATAGCCATTATCTACTAATTTAGTTGCAGCGTTTATGCCCGCTACACCGGCACCTACGATTACGATTTTCTTTTGCATATAATTAAATATAAGTTTTTTGTTTTGACGAGCAAAGAGAGAGCGCACCTTTTGAGTGCGCCACAGCTGCATTAATGTTATTTATTAATCGAACAGGCTATGAATCTGTTCTATATGTTATTGTAAAGATGGTGTCTTATTGTAATCTAATACTAATGTTTTGCCACCTCTAGTTGGTTCTAATTTTGCTTGTTTATAAGGTATTGTTCTAAAATCTATACCATGAGATTGATTTTCGTGACGAGCTAACATTATTACAGGTTTATCATCAGCTATTAGATCATCTACGTCATTCATGTTTCTAGTAGTTTTAACAGTTAATACACCATTTTCTAAACTATAATCAGTTGATGAAAATGAACGTTGAACGATTTTGGCTTTATCAGGCCCAAATGTAATTTTTTCTAAATTATTATCTATACCGGGGTAGTTAAGGATAAATATTCTACCATATCTTCTTTCATCTTTAGGATCCATCATATCCATTACTTTAGGTTGTAATGGATTTGATTTAATGATTAGATTAGGAATTTTACCCTCTTTACCACTTTCTATAAATTTATTAAGTAGTTCACCAAAGTTTTTCCTTTCACTACTCCACCAATATGGACCATCTTTTTTAATCGATAGATTTTGCTCACCATTTTTAGTAACTAATGTTACGTCACCTTTAAGACCTTGTTTACTACCTGTATTACCCATTCCTTTAGCTTGTGTTACATCAGGTATTAAAGTTTCTTTATTATCATCATCGATAAATTTAACACTTATAGGTCCACCATTTTGAGTAATAGCATCATTAACGGCATTAACTAATTCTTTTTCATTTGATACACCAGCTCCACCACCTTCTTGTCCACCTAAATTAGCTGATTTATATATTGAACTTACATTTAATGTTGTTTCTTGTCCATTAAGTTGTCCTATAATTCTAACGTTACGAGCGTTTTGTACATTTCTAAGTGCTCCTACTAAATTGGATTTTTCGTTTTTATCTTTAGCATAGAATGTTTCATCACCTACTACTACATAATCTGCTACAAAATCATCCTCACCTTTAGCACCTATTTTAAATGGATCTTCATTATAAAATATAGTAGTAAATTGATCAGGACGTTTTTTTATTGAGTTAAGTGATAACATAGCTTCTTCTAATTCTAATTCATTAACCATTTCTTGTAATATGGTTAATTTAGTTGGATCGTTCAAATCAACGATTCCATCGTGGCAACGGTATGACCACTCTAATAATATTTTATCTATAACATTCATATTATGCTTCTGCTGGTGGTGTTTCTTCTTCTGTTGGAGGTGCTGCTCCTGCCTCTGGTGCTGTTGTTTCAGGACCAGCTGATGCTAATTCAGGGCCTAATTCAGCTCCTGATGCTGCTGGGGATTCAGCTGGTGGTGTTTCTGCTCCTCCACTTTCCATACCTTCTTTAGGTGCATAATTTAATTCTAATAAATCAGCTATACCTTGTGAAGCACGCTCCAATTCACCTATATTAATTGGGTTGTATCTTTTACCTGCTACTTTTACTTGAAAATTATCTCTACCTAGATATTTAATACTAAAATCTTGTCCGTTGATTAAATCAACTTTAAATGTTGTTGGTTTAGGGGCAACAATATTAATACCATTAACGTAACGACCAAAAGCGGGAGACATTAATTCTTCCATTATCTTTTTTAGTCCAGGAAAGCGATACACCATGTACATCGCCTTCTCTGCTTTTCGCTGTTGTTCTTCTTGCTCTTTAAGAGCTTTTTTAACAGCTACCTTAATGTATTTTTCTAGTAATAATTGTTTATTCATTATCATTTAATTCATGGAATCCTTGTGCAGCTTGATCGATATAGTTTTCAGCATTTGTTATGTGGTCTTGAATCCATCCTGGTATATCACGCTCCATCATTCCTAATTTATTCATTAGTTGAGCAGCAGATTTAATAATTGATTTTAAACTAGCTTGAGCCATTGCTACCTCATGATCATCACCTTCTTTAATATTTTTAGCTATTGCTTTACGGCGATTAGCTAGATATTTATCTGTTTTATCTACCTTACCATCATTATTAATGTCTTTGTCTTCTTTTCCTACTGGGTCTAATTTTTCAGACATTGTTTTATTAATAAAATCATCAGAAACAGCAAATACTTGTACTATACCATTTTCTAAATCTGTTACTTCAATATCTTCAAGATCATATTCTGCTTGTAATTCTTCAGCAACTTGGTTACCTATTGCTAAAGCTTTTCTAGCTCCTTCTTCTCTTTGTTGACCAGAAGCTGTTTTTGAACCTAACGCTACTAAAGCACCTCCTGCTCCTACTGGGTATTTAATTTTTACAATTAAAAAATTAGGGTGATTAGGGTCTTTAGACATTTTAGGTTTAAAGTACTCTGTAGCTTCTGCTAGTAATTCAGCTAACTTTATCATTTTAAAAAGCGTAATTTATATATTGTAGAATTAATTAAAGCAACAATCTCATCAATTTGATTTTGGATGTATGTATCTTGTGGAAGTACTTGTCTGCTTTTTTCAACGTACATACAAAGTGTTTCAAAATATGAAATTACACCTTCGCAATTTTGAAATTCTTGTAATGCTATATTACCATATCCACTAATTATACCATATTTTCCTTGGTATGATTCTACAATACCATCAGTTATACCTACGATTTCGTCATAATATACATTTAGTGCTGAGTGTGCAGCAAATGAATCTGTTTGAAGATGAAATACATGTGATTGTGTGCGTGATGCAAACAAGGTTGATATGAATTGTCCTACGATTGGGTTATTATTTTCCATTATTATTTTTTTACTACTTTTTTAAGAATAGCACCAGCTACTTTCTTACCAGCTTCTTCTGAACCATATTGTTTAGCTGCTTTCTTAGCAATTTTTTCAAATCCTTTACCTGGTTTGCCAATATCAGTACCTTTTTTAAAACGAGATTCATCTACTATTTTTTCTTGTCCAGCTTCAGGAACAAGACCCATCATTTCTTTAATCTTATTCTTTTCAGCTGAGATTTTATCTTCAAGTGCTTTGATTTGTTCGTCAATACTTGCTTCTAATGCAACACCACCTGCTTTAATTTTATCTAATTCTTTAGCAAATTTAGCTAAATTAGCAAATTCAACTTCAGTTGATGTTGTTTTTTCAGCAAATTTAGCAGCCATTAATTCATCTTTCATTGTTTTCAATGCAGCTAACTCTTTTTTAAGATCAACTAACTTACCAGAGCTTTTTGGAAGACCTGCTTCTTTTTTCTTTGGTTCTTTATCTTTTGTTTCTTTTGCTTCGTTTATTAAACTGCGTACGAATAGACGTAATGCGAAATTGTTCATTATTTTTTATGTTTATATGTATAAATATTATTGATTTCTGGTTTCATTAACGTGTTGTCTTATTAATTCACGTACTTCATCTAAATGACGTGGATTAGTAGCAACGTATTCACGTACTAAGTAATTACGTATTTCAGCTAAGTTACGACGTTGTAGTGCCTGCATTAATTCAGCTGGTGAATTTAATGTTACCGCTGTACCATCTGGTAATAATATATAATTTCTATTACCTGGTTGGATGTTTATAGATGCTATTATTTGTTGGTTTGCTAAACGAATAATATATATTTTGCTAGGGCCAACACTGATAACTCGACCTACACTACCAGCACCACCTAATTGATTATTACGACGTGCAGCACCTCTGTCACCATTTGGAGCAACACGTGTTGCATTATCTACATTTAATCGTCTATAATCAGCACGTGGTAAACGCATAAAAGCATTAGTTAATCCCGCGTCATCTATTACTTCAGCTACACCTATATCACCACCTCCTACGGCTGCTGGAGCTGCGGCACGTGGAGCATTAGCTACACCTGCTGGTCTACCTCTTCTACCGGTTGTTGCTGTAGCTGCTATTGGTGTAGCGTCATCTGGTGTAGCGCCTGTTAATTGACGAGCCATAGCTCCAGGTATGTTTGCTTTAACTAATTTACCTGTATCTGATAATTTAAATGATTCTCTTGGATTAGCTTTATTAATCAAATAAAAACCATTTGCTCCTACTGCTGGGGTAAAGCGATCTGTTGGTGAGAATGGAGGTTGTGCTCTAAACCATGCTTTTTTACCTTCAGTATTACTCCAAGAACTTCTCCAAGCTCTCATTAATGGATCACTTTCATATACTTTATTCTCATTTCTCATCCAGTTGAAATAAGCTCTAAATTCTGCTTCATCCATATTACTACTAGAAGTTCCTTCTCTCCAATTACCATTAGTTCCAAAAATATAATTAGTTCCAAAAGGTGAAAAATATAAATTTTTATCTTTTATAAAGATAGATCTATCACTTTGTCCATCTGGGACTAATATAATATGATCTGAATTATTTCTAGTTGCTGTTCTCTTACTATATGGGGTGGCATTAATTATAGATATAAATGCTTCTTTATCTAATGTTGGTGGAAGATCATCTCTACTATCAAATGCCGTTTTAACAGCATTCATTGCTGAATCTTGGAATGATGTATTATCTTTTTCAGCAGCAAATACTGATTGTACATCTTCATCATTAAATGGTATTTTAGTTATTTTACCATCTTCAACTTTATATGACGCAAATGAATTTGAATCAACTATAATTTCTTTACCATCTACATCTTTAACTACAATAGCAGAATTTTCATCTGTTTTAGCTTTTTCAATAACTGTATCTAATAATTTTCTATCAATAACACCATCAGTAGCTAATTTTATCATTATATTGAATGGTATCTTATCTAATTCTGGGTAATCAAGTAAATATTTTGATGTACGTTGGTTTAGTTTAATGGTTGGATAATCGTCTTCCGCTGTATATACTCCTACATTAACTGTGTCTCCAAATCTTAATTTAACTATAGCTTTACCATCTTTAGTAACATACATTCTATCAGTAGATGGTATATTCCATTTCTTCAATATTGTTAATAATTTCTTAACATCAAATGGAAAGATATCTAATGGAAGATATTTTAAGTCGATTGCTGACTGGATATTAGCTGTTATTGATTTTCTATCTTGATTACTAAATTTATCTAAATTAGCTAATAAAAAAGTATTATCAATAATACCAGGAGTAACAGCAATAAATTCAGCTATTTGGGGATATTGTGGTAAATATTTTTCAACAAATTCTTTATTTTCTATGTCACTAAATAATTTACTACTTTTTCTAACAACTAAATATTGTTTTTTAGTATTGAATGGCATTTTTACCCATTCTCTAATACTAACAGCATCTCTCTTATATTTTTGATTTACTTTTTCTTGATTAGATAACGGAATGTAACGTAATATACTCCTAATATTAGGAACATCATTTAACCAAGGTACTTCAGATGATAATCTACTAAAAGGCATTGGGGATGATTCGTATGGGCTATTATGTCTATTTGTATAGACGTATTTTCTATTTTCATCCTCTACATCTCTAACTTGTACAGCAACAAAACTCAATTTATCACTATCTGATATATTGGTATTTTTAATTAAATAAAATGTTGGGTAACCTTTAGAAGCATCATAACGATAATTACCAAATGATCCCCTAGTGATACACCATTTTTCACCACTACCATAATTTACACAGTTACCTTCTTTAGAACCATTCCATACAGTAATACCATTATCTTGATATACTACATCTGGTGTTTGATCTTCTTCATCATCTGATGCTTCAGCTCCTGCTGATGATGTAACCAATTTTATTAGTTTAGATAAAGACCATTTACGTAAATCTTTTTCCTGTATTTTAGGTGAATTTTTTATAGCATCAAAACGTTCAATATATTTTTTTAATGTATCATCACTAATATTAATATTTAAATCGTCAGCTTCTTCTCTAAATTGAGCCATTAAACGTTTTATTTCACCTTCAGAATATTCATTCAGTGGAAAAATATTGTGTACTACATGTAATATGAATTTATCTATTGCTCTCATTGTATTGGAGGTAAATTTAGTGCTTTTAATCTAGTAGACCACACATTTAATATGTCTTGTCTTTCTTGTGGGTCTAATCCTACTTTATCAAAATAATCGTTAATTACTTTTTTAAATGGTGTACGTGTTTTTTTAGCTTTTATATATAAGCCTTGTAACATAGCATCCACTTCTCTTTCTAATTTAAAATACTCAGCTCTTGGTAATTTTCCTTTATTAATTTGTTTACGTATTTTTATATCATCCGCCATTTCCTTAGAAGGGATAACATTAATACCTTCTTGTGTAAAATGTTCTAATTCATGTCTAATAACATCCGTTAAATCATGATATATTGTTTCCCACATTTGTGGTAAATCTCTTGGATCTACCTGAAATCTAATTTCAAGATATGGAGGATCTAGTTTTTGATTAACGCCACCATCTACAGCATATGTACCTTCTTCAGTTTCTTCAACTCTTAATATAGCATTTAATTCAAATTCAAATGGACGACCTTTAGCATCAGTTAAATCATAGTCTTCCTCAAATTCTAAATCACCTTGTTCGTCCATATATTGATCTTTCCATTCTCTCATAATGTCAGTGACTATGTTTCTAGTTATAGAATCATAAGCACCTTCTTTCAATATATTAATTAATTTAATCATATTACCATTTTCTACAAGACCAATAATTTGCTTTCCAACGTGGTCCTGGATTATCACAGTGATGTCTTTTGCGGTATGCGCTGCGGCGTTTTGGATTTTTAGCTTTAATTACCATGCGTTTGCCTTTTGCTGACTTTCCGCCAAATCCAAAATTAACCTTTACAACTTTACCTTTGTTATTTTTAACGTATACTTTAAATTTTTTAATGTCGCCTTGCATTGGTTTGCCCAATTGTACTTTACGACCATGATATTCAGCTTCTGTTACACAGTTACATGATGCTTCGGTTAAGAATGTTTTATATTCTTTCATAAATCTAATGAAGTCTTTTACCTCATACAAGTCATTTTCATTAACGTCATATTCATCTATTTGATTGCTATTATCATGTCCACATTTATGACAAGTGTAAGGATCGGTTCCACCATTATCTAATTTCCACTCCCAACCACAGTTTTCGCATGTAATTGTTTGATCTTCACCAATAAAAAATGCTTCATTAATTTCACTATCTAAATGACGAATAATACCTGATTTTAAATCGGCTTGAAAGTTACCTTTATACTCTGCTGGTTCATCACTGTTGATATATTTTATTGTTACCTCACCTGGATATTGTAAATAGTTTATATCAATAGTTTGAAATTGATTTCCGTCTCTATCTACATAATAATCTACTTCATTTTCATTAATGATTTCTAAAATAAGTTGTTTTAATTCTGTAAGTTTCATAATTTATTTATTAAGACGTACTTTTGCTTTTTTTGTGTTTGGTACAAATTGTTTTTTAGCTGCTGCTTTTTTCTTTGATGTAGCAGCACGTTCAGCTTTAGTTAAACTATTAGCTTTAGCACGAGGTAAACAACGAGTTGTTTTATTACCTTTTTTCATTGTACCACAAGGACCAGTTATATTACCTGCTGTATCAATACGAACCCAATCTTCTTTTTTAAACCAATCACGTAATGATTCATCTATTTTTTCTTTCATTAATCCTTTACATACTTTAACAGCACGACCAGAAAGGTAAGCTGATGGTTTTTCTCCAGCAGCTCTACGACGATTATAATAAGCTTTACCTTTAGGGCATAGCTTTTTTTCTGCTAATATATCGCTTAATATTTCGGTTAGTTTAATCACTTTATAATTTCTTTAATATCATAATAAAAAGAATCTGTATCTTCTGACACCCATCTATCTGCTACTGATTCTACAGCTAGTAGTTCTGTATCTACTTTTATAGTTTTAGGATCAACTGGAAAATCTTTAGTTATCCAATTTGAATCTTTCCAAAATATTCTATTATTTGGCATACACATTAGATATCCATCATCCGCTGCTAATACATGTCCACATTTATAGTCAGTAGGTTCGTCTGAGTATGGGTTATTTTGCCAGTCTATCGTAAATAAATATGTAGCCCAAACATATGTTTTATCTCTTAATATAACCTTACATTTCTTTTCTTTTAAATAACTATAAGTTATTATTGTCGCGTCATTATCAAAACAATCCCATAATTGCTTATAATAAAATGGTAAGTCTTTTTTAGGTTCTTGTAAGTAAATTTCAGATAGTGGTACTCTAGATCTTAACATCCCATAATCAGTCATGATATGAAATGTAAGTATTTTGCCCATTATTGATTGTATACCAAAAGCATAAGCGTTATGATACTTATTAGAGTCTTTAGGATTTTTAGTAAAATACGATTCTTTTATAAGACATTTAAAATATGGTATGTTTTCATTTAACATATTATTTTTTTCTTATTAGTAGTTCGCCTAATACTTCCATACGACCCACCTCTCGTTGAAACTCGACTGGAGTCATACTTAATGATATACTCTTTAATGTTTTTTCAAACTCCTTTTTAGCTTCTTCAACATCGAACTTACCCTCCATTGCTTTCTCATAGTAAGATGCTTTCACTTTAAAGTGATGCCAAGTCAATAATGCCAGACCACCTTTCTCTTCAGCTGTGGAAGCTATCTTGGCTGCTCCAGCACCACGGGTGTCAGCAAACTCTTCGAACGCTTTTTCCTCTTGGGACACCTTCTTGTCGTCAGCTTCCTTTAGTATGTGAGTAAGTTTAATCATTTTAGTATAGTACTGTGTTGCATAAGTTAGACACGGTTAAGTTAGCTATAAGCGATATAAAGAACATAGCCCAAGTTTGATTGATCTGTGGGACAGTCTTATTGTTATCAATATTGCCAATACCCTTTGGAGCAGTCTTAAAGCCAACAGTGCCATATGTTAATGCAGTCCCAATAAAAGCATTCAAAAAGCTAAGTGGTGTAAACAAGAGGCTGTGACCATAGTCCAACAACTCAGAGGAAATAATTACTTGTGGTAATCCAACCATGAATGCTAATGATAAAAAAATTTTTACTACCTTCATAAATGTGATATTAAAACAGGCACACTGCCTGCTATTGTGTATAAAAAATCGTTTATGTCCGGTGTACCCTTTTTAGAGTAGTGATCGTATACTTCTTTAGCTACACCCACTACTGCTGTTACTATGAAGGCATATAGCCATGGCATAACTAATATAGCGACCCCCGATATTAGAGCTCCATATATAAAATGGTTAGCTTTGTCCAGTGGTACTATTGGTAGTTTCATGTTATCGTTTTATTAAAAGATAATAATCTTCTAACTGCTCTCTCTTCTTTTTAGTAGGTTTTTCATCGGCATAATCCGCATCAAACCTAATAAAGAATTTATCACCTTCTATTTTTGCTATTTCACCAAACCATATATCTCCCATTCTAACAATTTCGTTACCTACTTTAAGTTTAGTTTGTGGAGTTATTCTTATCCAATTACCGGCTTTAAAGTCTTTTTGCGCTCTAGGATCTGCCCAGTTAGGTAGTAAGGTTGGATCTACATCATTTTTAATATAGGTAATTAAATCATCAGCTGATCCATTTCTGATTACTTTTTGCCTGTCGTATGTTACAAGATTATTAGCAAGATCTTGTAAATCTTCTGGTTTTTGTTTCTTGCCAGCTTTCTTAAAGCCTAATTTATAGGCAGCTATAAGTACGTTTGTAATATCCTTTTTTACTTTAGAATTGTTCGGATATTTATTGAAGCGTTCCATTGCTTTGGTGAATATATTTTTCCACTCATCACCAGGATTGTTATAGTCGTATGTATTTGGTTGTGCACTTATGACTTCACCCATGAAGTCAACATCAGGGTCACCAGTCATTTGTCTTGTAGTTGATATTGGCTTCACTGCTTTAATGAAGGATACCGCTAAGGCACTTTCTCTACTTACCGGCTTATCATTCTTTAGCATCTTGAAGGTAGGTTCATTTTGTGAATTGGTACCCACTCTTACATACAGTTGCTTGGTATCATCATCGAGAGTAAGCTCTATCTTATCGCCTGGCTTAGTACTTAGCAACTGTCTTTCTACTGCCCCTTCTGTTAGACCAGCTAGTTGTTGAAAGCGTCTTACTTCGTTTAATATATCTGTTAATTTAATCATTTTTTATTTTTTACACAATTAGGGTATTTTTTGCCAAACATTGTTTTTATTCCTTTTTTAGTATATCCAGGCCAACATTTTTCATTTAGTATATCTTCATTCTGTTGTACAGGAGCATATCCTGAGCCATATGGTGCTGCTTTACCGGATTGAGGGTCTGCTGTTTCTTTATTTAAAGTTTTAGTTTTTCTTTTAGATGCTTCTTTACGTGTTTCAATATAATCTAAAGCACGTTTTAAACGTTTTTTAACCTCAGGATCTTTAGCTTTACCATATGCTGCTCTAACACGTTGATGAATTAAATTAATAATTTGTGATTTACGAGCGTGTGTTTTAGATTTAAATGATGCTTTAGTTAAAGTATCTTTTATATCTTCAGCTGTTTTAAATTTAATAGATACAGTATCTTTAGGATTTTCATCTGTGTATAAACGACGACTGGATCCTTTAGGTTTTTTACCGGTACCTGTTTTAGGATCAGCTTCAGTTAATATATCTATTAATTTTATCATATTAAACTATATTACTTCTTTAATTTAATATTTTCAGTGGATAAGAAATCAACTTTAACACGTAGTTCTGCTACTTCAGATGTTAATTTCAATACTAAATTACGTAATTCATCTTTTTCTTTAGCTGATGCTTCTAATAGAGCTTCTAATTTAGAGATACGATCTTTGCAGTCATGACGAATAAAATCATCATCACGTTCTCTATGTATTGCTCTTTTTTCATAATAGCGAAAAGCTGTAGTACCACCTAAAACTGTTATTGCTGTGATTAATACTGACCAAATGTTACTATCCATAATACTTAAGACTTATTGTATAAATTATTACCAATAAATATTATGCGTTCATGGCCTCCTTGAGTTTCTGGATGTATTCTTGTATATCTTTTATGAATTGATTGTCTAGACTTTTACCTTTCCATTCTTCAATATCACCTGCTTCTGTAACGTATGATTCGCCAGATTGACCCATAAGTAATTCTAATAATACATTTTCCATTTCCTTAATGTGATATGTAATACCCTGTTTAATTATATTTTGTTCATATTCTTTATATTCACCTCTAACCTTTAATTTAGTTTCATAATCAATTACACAATCAGAACATTTTTGATGTATTTTGAACATATACTTATCAAAATGACCTTTTGTCATTGGTTTGTTACAGTTAGGACATGTGATAGGTGTGAATATTTTTTTCTTAATATCGTCAAAGCGTGTTACAGTTTGTTTAATTCCATTTTTTATAGTCCATTTTTTGCCACGTTCTTCCCAAACGTCACCTTCCTTGCGTTCAACATAGTCGGCAGTATATCCAACCTGTATGCCGGTTTTATCACCCGCTTTTTTGGTAATGATATTACGCATACGTTGTACATCGCGTGTTTTAAATTCTTTTTTAAGTAAATTATCGCTCATTATAACCCTAATTTTTTAAGTTGTGCAATTGTATTTGTAGCTGAAGTATGGTGTATTCCCATACCACCAGCATTATTCCATTCTCTAATGGTTTGTTCCATATCATCAATTAATATTCGTTCAGGGCCAGCAAACATTTGTTTATATGCTCTAGAATAAAAATATAATTTTTTATATTGATTATTAATATGCATTTTGCACCAAGCTTCCTTACCTACTTTAGATGAAGGATCTTGTGATGGAGATGATAAAATATTTGGTTTATAGCGTTTGATATAACTCCATAGAGTTTTACCATCTGACATCCAGGGTAGATTAGCCCAAAAAGCGGCCCCTTCTTCTTCTATTGGTTGCCAAAAGGCAGCGTCACCTTTAACGTATTGTTTTGTGTGAACACCTGTTAGATCATAATAACCTTTTTCAAAATCAACAAGGACACCATCCATGTCACAGTAAATTGTATACATAACTTATATTTTATTATTGATATATTTCTTCGTTTTGTTTGCCGAATTTTCTTAATAATACACCTGCTTGCGCATTTGCTTCATTTTCAATTTCACTACCCGTCTCACCACTATTATAATCAATTCTACCATCCTCAGCTTGCTTGCGATGTACTAACTCATGAGCTAATGTACGTAATAAATCGGCCATGTTACGATTTTTAACATACAACCATATTTTATCATTATTAGGATCAAATGAACCAAATGAATGATTTGATTTAGCCATATTATTATCTCTTGACAATGTAAGAGATGTTGGCGGTTTTTGTATTCCTAATTCGTCAATAGCAAAAGCAATAAATTTCTTTAATAATTTATTATCGTTTGCTGTATTTAAACCTTCCCCAAGATCAATGGGTTGATGTAATTGTTTAGTTTGTAGATTTAATGTGCCTTGTAATACAGTAGGAATTGAACCTAAAGCTTTATATAAAGATAATACAACTTCTCCACCTACCAAATAATACTTATCTTGAGCATAACATAATACAAGAGGTAACGGCATATCCTTACCAGCTTTAATTTGATCAATGTATGGTTTTGGGTTAATACCTAATTTTAAAGCATGTTGGATAGCATCATCTAGTGTTTTCATTTTATATGACTTGCTATTTTCTAATTTAGACCATATATCATCATTTAATACTGTTTCCTCTCCACCATTAAAAGCATATTCCATATCCTCTATTGGAATATTAAATACAGCAGATGCTTTTTCTATTTTAGCACGATTTTGTGTTATGTAGTCTTGATAAGCATCATCATCAAAATTAATTGGAGGTGATTCTTTTAATGGCTCTTCTGTAGGTGTTTCGGCAGGAGTTTCTATTGGTGGTGTTTCTGTTGATTTTTCTTCTGGTTTATTATTCAATGCATTTAAAAAATCATCTACAGACACTCCATCGGGAAGATATTTTGCAATTTCTTCCTCATTCTTTTGAGCTAAGGCCATACGTAAGTTAGTTGCACTAACACCTTCAATAGCACCAGCATCAAATACTTTTACGTTAGGGTATTTCTCAATACTTTTATAGCGATCCATTTCACCTTTACCAAATGCTACTAAAAAATTAGTATCAGGATTATTTTTAACAACATCATATACTTCCTTAACAGGACTAGAATCAGCAGATACTTTTACTTCAACTGAACCATTAAATTTATTTTTATATAGATCCCATACAGCAATACTTTCATCAGCAGTAACACCTTCACGTGTTTGAGGTGACACAAGTACTACTACTTGATCAGCAGCTTTTAATAATTTTTCAACAACATCAACATGTCCTTTATGAGGTGGTTTAAAGGCACCTGGGAATAGTGCTATTGTTGGTTGATTTTCTGCTTCTAATAATATATTAGCTAAGTATTGGCCTAAATTCATTTTATAAAATTATTTATTTTCGATTTAGCATTTTTAATAGATGTAAATTGTGGTATTATTTCTACTAAATGAGCTATCATGTCATTTAAAGCTTGATTTTCTTGTTCTTTTTTAGCGCGTTCGTCTGCTGTATAAACCTTACCACTACCTTTTACTGTTTGAAAAAATAATCGTTTAGCAGTTTCAGGATTATATTCAGCTTTACCTTCAGGATCATTATTTACTAATATAAATTTATCACCAAAAGCTTTTTTATACGTATCTATATTATTATTAACTCCAGCCCATGTTTTTAATACAATACCAGGAGGTAATGCTCTATCCCTATCAGCATTACGTTTTAATGATGTATAAGGGGAAACCCAAATCATTAACATCATTGTATCATATCCTAATGCTTCTAATTCAGATTTTTTCTTAAGTAATGGTTTACTAGCGGCACCTGTACCATCTATTACTATATTATTTTTATCAGCAGATAGTTGTGCAAATTTTTCTTTAGTAGTCTTTTGAGCTCTACCCATCATTTGTGCTGCTTGGGATAATTGATCTTGACTAAAATCAGAAATTTTAGTACCTAATCCAGCTGCTTTAAGTAGTTCTTCATAAGCATCATCTACGTTAATTACAGTTAAATCTGATGGTATAATTTGCTTAGTTACAAATGTTTTACCAGAGCCAGCAGGACCAGCTAAAAATATAGCTTTTGGTCGAGCTGATGCTTCTAATAATAAGTTTAATAATTTAATCATAATATATCAATAAATATATTACTTTGCTATTTTAACTGAAGTTGGTAATATTTCTGTGTATGGTTTGTGGTCAGGATTTTCCATTTTATATATTTCCTGTACGTTTTTAAACATTTTGAAATTATTCTCAATATCACTAACTATTTTTAGTTCCCAACCTTTACCTTGTATTCTACCACCTTTACCCTCACCGCGTGTATTTGCTTTAACCCACAATATACCAGTTTGTGTAATTTTTTCACTATGCGTTTCGTTCCATGCTGTAGCATAGGCTGCTAACTGTAAGTCATAGCTAGTATGAAGTGAATTTGATGTTTTAAGATCCATTAACCATAAATGATCCATAAATCGAACTACTAAATCTGCAGTACCTGCAAATTCATGTTCATCTGAAAATAAATGATATTCTGTAGCTACTAGTTCTGGTTTATGAGTGTTCCAAAAATCAGCAAAGCGTAATATCATACGCCAAACATCTAAATTGTATTTAACATTACCCCATTCATCTAACCAATGAATTTCTTCACCATTAATAAAGGCTTCAACAGCATTGTGTACTTGTGTACCTTCACCAGCTGCTTTATTAGCTATGATGTCGGAATTGTGTCCTACATCTTTTAACCAGCTATGGAAGAATTGATTTTTAGGGAAATAATTTAGAATTGATGTTACTGAGGGGAAATATTTTCCATCTCTACGATAGAATCTATTATCTAAAACATTAATTTGTTTGTCACCTTCTTTATATTCTACAAGGCGTTTGATCTTAGGATCTTTAATAATGTTTACATTTTTTTCAATCATAATTGGAGTTTTTTAGTCAATAGAGATTGAAAGTTAAGAGGTGCAGTATTTTCAATAATGTTTAAAAACCTCTCAAATCCAATTTCATTAGCATCTTTACCATCTAATTCTACTAGATATACTTCTTTACCATACGACATCAATTCTTCGCAATATTTAAAAGCATTTTTAATAGCATCAGGATCAAGAGCAATATAGATTCTATTGACTGATGAACGGACTAATTTTTTCATTAGCTTCTCGTGAATAATTTTCCCAAATAAGGGGATTACATTGCGTTTAATTGTTAGTGCATCAAACATACCTTCAACAAGTATAATAGGTGCGTCCCAATTTATATATAACTCCCAACCAATAGCAGATTTAGCATCAGCAGGAGGATTTTTATATTTTTGTGGTCCATCTTTATAAGCGCGAGCAATAAAGTAATTTATAATACCATTCTCGTCATATGAGGGAACTATAACTCTATCTTTGTATAGACCATCATTACAAAATCCAATATTATATTTGATAATATCGTCAAGTGTTATACCACGCTTACGTAAAAATTTAATAGCATGTTTTGCTTCAATAGTAGTGATTTTATTTTCAACAATATCTGTTAGTGATATAAATTCCTTAGGTAATTCAAGTGTGGTAGATATTTGCTTATATTCTTTACCAGGAGCTATAATCATGTTTAGCTCAGCTACTTTATTAGCGGGTATCTTAGCGTTTTTAAAAAGAGATCTAATGGTTTTACCTTTTGCCTCACACACCCAACAATGCCAAGGATTCTCGCTTTTAGCGTTTGTTATGCAATTGATTTCTAGTTTATTCTTATGATGAGTACAAAATGGACATTTAAAGGAGTAGTTACCCCGACTAGTCTTGTTACCAGTACCTAAAACAGATTCTAATAATATTAATAGAGCAGCATTTTCCATAGTCCTCAATATACGAAATTATTCTGCCGTAACAAAATCTTTGCGATAGAATTTACCTAGTATATTATCATTGTAACTATCAGTAAATAGTACTGAGTATGATACTTGGTATTGTATTTCGTAGTATGTAAGTTGTTTTTTAGTAGAGCAGAATTTTATTATTTCCTTCTCGAAGTTATCTGCTCCTAGTAATTTAACATCAGCTAATAATTCTTTAGATGAACCCCAGTAATTACGCCAACCACTGTCGACTTGTTCTATTTTAGTAATTGAGCGACGACCAGGACCAGTTTGTTCAGCTAATTCCTTTTTAGTAAGCTTTTTCTTCTTATTGTGAAAGAATGCTTTTTTACCTATGTAAAATTTATTTGTTTCTAGATTAGTGATTTTATAAATAAAACCATAATCGTTCGTAGTAAAATCGTCCTGTAGTGGGACGTATTCATATAACCAATTCATAAAAACTGTTTTAAGTGTCATATTTGACAATAAATGTCATATCTGTGTCTGATGATAGAACTATTGGTTTAACTAATTTAGCAACCATTAATAATTCATCTTCATCATTATATAAACCTATTGTTGTAACATATGGTTGAAATGCAGATCCAGTAGCAAAATCTTTAACTACACTATCAAATGATCCAGTTAATGTATAAAGATTACTACTTCCTGAAACTATAGAATTACTACCTGATATTAATGGTACAATACATTGTCCGCCATATTTTAATAAGGTTGGATTAAATGATAAATTATAATCACTTTCTTTTACAATGCAGCGAACTTCATTTTCATATATAATATGTTCGTTTTGAAAGGAAATTGTTGTTATACCTGTTAATAAATTTTGATAACTAGAACTTTGATTAGTTATTACTACTAATCCCTGAGCATAAAATATATTTCCAATAAAATTTACTCCTGCTGATAGACTACCAGTTAAGGTATAATTTAGTGTTATGTAATTTAAATCAATGTATTGGTTTTGAGCTTGTATTATATCATATAAATTACCATTTCCATCATCCTTAATAAAAATGCCTGAGGATGAAATTTGAAAGCTAGCAGGTAATATTTTAGAACCATATATATTTTGATTAATACTCAATACTCCTATTGTTTCATTAGCCCCAGTAGGAAACTGTTTAATTAATAAAGGATTAATATTATAATTAAAATATGAAGCTGTTGGACGTTGTTGAGAAGCAGATTGATAAGTATCGGCATTAAACATCAATGACCCTGTATCTAAACTACCAGTATATGATTGGTAGAACATATGGTTCATTTGACTATATATCAGTGACTGATACTGAGAGTTTGTTGTAGTGGAGTTTGATGAATTAAAAACTTCATTTTTACCAACATAATAAACAGCGTATTCATTATTTGGGGTTGTGGTATAAGGTAATACCCAACGCTTATTTGCAGCATAGGGTACTGTTGTTACATCAGCCTTGTTTAATTTTTTGAATGATGACATGCATTAATAATCTAATTTGATCCTAATTAGAGCTTCTTTAGTGAAATCTTTTGTTAATGGTTTACTTAATTTAGCTACAGCTAATAATTCATTATTATCATTATACATACCTACTGTTGTAACATATGTTTGAGGATTATCAATTAATGTAGTGTATAATAAATTACCATTTGCATCTATAATAGATGGGTTTGTTGTATAATTAAATTCACTATTTTTAACACGTGTGAAAAAATAACGTGATGAAATTACTTCTGATGATTTTAATTGAAAACTACCTGATGTTGCGGCTGCTGATTGAGATATAGATTGCCATAATCTAAGATGATTATTTGATACTGTGGATGTTCCTAGAGAAGAAGCAGAGATATATGGAGTTAATGACCCAGAAGCATCTAATATAATAACTCCTAAATCAGGTAGCATCATACCATAATAAGTAGTTGCTGCACTACTTGTATAGGCATTACCATTACTACCACTAATAATATAATATACTCTATTTTCACCAATAAATCTAGTTAATGATGTTGTATTACTATCATCTGTTAAATTAATTCCTTTATAATTAGCACCACTGCCACTACTTAACGTTAAATTAAATGATCCTGGAGAGAATGATTGTTTGTATTGAGCTCTAGAAACATTAATTACATATATTTGTCTAGCAGTTGTAGTACCACCATCAAAACTAAAATTAGTATTTTCATCCCCATATACTAAATTTCTATATTGACCATATACAGTACGTGATGGAGAATATCCAGGTACAGCAGCATTAATGGGTAAAGAACCAGATCCTGATATATGACCATATTGGATATCAAATTGAACGGATGCTGTTGTTGTGGTTGGATTACCTTGATATATATCTAAATAATATTCTGTGTATCCACTTCCTGTAAAAAATGTTGATAAAGTATTAATATCCCCAGCCCATAATCCACGAACTACGGTTTCTGAACTTATTACTGAATCATCTGTTGCGTATCTTGAAAATGACATATTATATTTTTATTTTAATTAGGTTGTTGATACTTTTTGAATGTTAATAGGAATAGTAATTCTAGCACCACTATCTCTACCAATTACAGTAATTGTTGTAGATAATGTAGTTAATGATGTACCAAATAATGTATTAACTGTTGTTCCAGTTAAAGTAAATGATGTACCAATTGTTGATTTAGATAATACAGTACCTGTAGTAGTATTTAAATTTTGATTACCAACTGTAGTAGTAGTAATACCTGTACCTTGGAAAGATGATACTAATCTAATATCAGTAATTGTGGCTACGTATCCGTTAGCTTCAAATGTACTTGTAGCACCCAAATAATTTAATGTTTGTGGTGTTAATGTTAATGAAGCACCTTGTTTGAGGGTAATGATATTGTAACCCAAACTAATAACTGGTAGACGGGATGTACCACGTGGTAATGTTGTTAGTTTATAGCGCATTATTTGTGTATCATTAGGAAATGCTTGAATTACAGGCATATTCTCAATTGCTTCACCATAAAATGCTGATCCTGATGGGTGAGTTGGATTATACATTGTATAATCTACTTCATCATCAGCTAAAGAAAATTGTGTAATTTGAAAGGATCCGTCATTGCGAGCTAATAACTCACGACCTTTCGTAGTTAGAAGTGCATCTACTGTTACCGTTGTAGGATTTAATATTGCCATTTTTTATTGTTTATTGTATATACTATAAATATGTGAAAAATTCAAATTTAATATAATTAATTTACATTCACTGTCCAACCTTTACTTGCTAAAGAAGATGTTGTAATAAGTCCAGCTGCTGAGGGTGAGCTATTACCGGTTCCATTTAAAATTATTGTTCCATTATAGCTGCCGGCTACATTTAAATCATATAATATATTATCTACTGCTGTTTGAGATAATAAATTATTTTGAGCATTAAAATATAATAAATATGGAGATAAACTTCCTGTAGATACTACTGTATATCCTGTTAAAGTATTATTATTGCATATAAAATATGCTAGTTGTTGATTATTTTGTAAAGTAGGAATACTACCAGTTAATGAATTGGTACTTACATTAAAATAAGTTAATCCTGTACAGTCATTTAAACTTGGTATACTACCTGTTAAAGTATTATTATGTACATCAAAATATTTTAAATTATAACTTTTATTAAATTCAATAATAGATCCATTCAATAAATTATTATAGGCAATAAATGTTTGTAAAGCAAACGAGGATGATAATATAGGAATACTACCTGTTAATGAATTAAGACTAATATCTATACTTTGAATAGATCCTGTTGGTAATTTTAATAATATATCACTTATACTTCCTGTTAAATTTGTATTATTAAAAGTAAAACTTTGTAGATATTGACTACCTGTTAAATAAGGAATTTTACCACCTAAATTAGAATTAGTATTAAGATCTAAATTTATTATACTTGGTAAATTTGATAAATTAGGAAAAGTAGTTAATAATTCATCTATAAAATTAAGTGTAGTTAAGTTTGATAAATAAGAAGAGGTAAATGAATTTAAAACCTTACTACCAGTATGAGATAAAGTATTAATAGTACCTAAATTACCCCCATATAGATATATTGTACTTCCTGAACTTGAAACAGCTGAGGCAGTAATATTTAAAAAAGAATTCCATTGATTTAAACTACTTGTATTAGCAACGGGAAAATTTGGAGCCGTATATGTAAATGCTAAATAAGATTGAGCTTCGGTTAATGCATATATATTATATACATCTGTAATATTAGATGATGAAAAGCTAGCTGTTAATGGAGAATTTGAGCTAGAAACATATGATGATGTTGTATTGGTTGATTGGTTAATGATTAATATGCTTGAAGTATAAAATAATCCGCTACCACTAATTAGTACAGTATAATTAGTATCTTTAATTAATGTTAAAGCTCCATTATTAAGAGATTGAGTTTGATATATACTAGAAGATACTAATGAAGAAGTATATATAGCAAATATATTATTTGAGGATGTTGTAAATATATCTGGGGTGAAATACCAATTAGTTATAAATGAAGATGTTTCCGCTGAAATTGGAGGAGATGGTAAAAGAACACCTAATGGAGATTGATTATAATATATTGTTGTATTCTCAGTAGGGAATGATGCTAAGATAGAACTTCCACTTTTAACATATATTCTTAATTCACCTAAAGCTGAAATAAATGCTGAACCAGATGTTTCATAGGCACTAGCTGTTGTTTCTAATGTTATGTCAGAATAAAATCTTTCACCAATAACATTACTATCTGATAGAATTGTTAATGAGGATGTAAAAGATCCAGATGATGGTATATAATATAAATTTATCATTATTGAGTAATATTATTTTGATTAGATAAATCCACATTTAATTGTTGGAATATAGTGCCTATACTTGCTTTTATAGCATTATTAGCGTCTTGTGGTATTAAAATAGTTTGTGATACATCACCTATAGATTTTTTAAAATTAATAATTATTGATGTTTCATCTGGTTTTGGGCGTAATATAGAAAAATTTTGACTTAATTGACTGCTAAATAAAGTTGATAATGGTTTGTCTAAATACGCTGTTGTTCGAAAAATACCTAATGCATAAGTATAATTAGTTAATACAGCGTTAGAATAAGATAATATATACCTATCCCCCGCCCGAACTGTTGGGAGTACAGTATAGCCCCAGCTTCCAATTGTAGGGACAGTGGGAATATGACTTTGTATGGTTTGGTTTGGTGATACTTGTATTTGAAGTACTGAAGGGTATTGAATTCCATCTGCTCCGTTAACTGCTACTGTTTTTATTAAAGGAGAAGAAGCTATTGTTAATGGGTTATTTACTCCATTTATGTTTACAATAAATTGTTTTGATGTAGAACTCCAAATATTATTAAATAATAATGTATTTTGAGTTGAAACGGGTATTTGAAGTATACTAGCAAATCTACTTGGTGAAGTACTAACTTGAAATGTACCTATAGTAACTGTTGGAATATTTTTTACTGTTATAGATGAATCAATTGAAGATGATATTACAGTATAATAGTCAGGATTAGGAGAAGATATTGATCCTATTCTTATTAGATCATATGGTTGTAACGGTAAAGTATCTATTACAGGTGAATAATAATTTTGAGTTGGTGTTGTTATATCTGGAGTGAAAAGAGAAGATGTTGAAAAAATAGTTTGCATCTCTGGAGAGAAGGTAATTGTATTTTCTGTTGTTGTAAAAGACTCAAATATTTTACTACCAGTAATAGCTAAATTATAATTATATAATATTTTGGGTGCTGCTTTATCTTGTATTTCAATATATGAGGGTTCAATATATTTTAATGAATTATTTACATTAAATTTAAGAGCAGATTCAATAAAGGTTTGAGTAGATGGTGGCTGTTGTGGTTTTCCTATTTCAAATTTACAACCTCTACCATATGTAAAAAATCGATCCATATCCATTAAAACTATTCTAAATCTAAGAACTTCATTTTGAGCTAAAGATATTGTAGTACCTACTGCTCCGGTAGTATCATCAGTTAATTGAAGGATTGCTATTCCTTTTAAAAGTGGAGTATCTATTTGATTATCAAATGAACCATTAGAAAAATTAGTAGGATCAAAATGTATAGTATTAAAATCCGAATTATAAGTCATACCGACTGATATTTCTCCTATTGTAGATATTTTAGTAGAAGCTTTATAAGTCCATGAATTTGGATCGGTAGGAGTTATTGAACCTTCTAAAAGTCCAAATATTTTAAATGTACATCCTTTACTTTGATGAAGGTATAACCAATTATCATTAGGATACTGTGTTGATAAACGTTGAAAAAATTCCAACCCAATAGAAACAGGTATATTTGCTTTTATAAAATATTGACTTGAAGGTCTAGGGGCTTTATATAGATATTGTCCTCCATCTGTTATATCTATATCCTCATTTAAATAACCATCTTTATATGAAGTATTGTTGAATTTTAATAAATCAAAAAAATACGCAAACTTTGCAGTAGAATCTTGAGGTTTAAAATCTGCCCATTGTATTACAACATTTGGGGTAAAAGCATATGGTGAAGGAGAGTATTTTGTTTTATTTTTTAATTGAAGCGTATTTTGATAAGTTGATGAAAATTGTGTTAAAGATAATTTTGTTGAAGCCATAGGAGAAGTAGTTTCTAATGTACCATTTCCCCACCATCCATTATAGTTTTTTGACCAACTCCATCCAAATGTATTATAATTAGCAGGTAAATCAGCAGGTGTTGTTGGTGTATTATGAGAAATACTGTTATTAGCTGGGGATTGGTTATTAAATATTGAGTCTCCACTATTAGCTCCTGTAAAGAAATCTAAAGCGTATGATTTTAGCCCTGAAAAAGTATTGGTTGATGATCTAGGAGTAAGAGATAAAAAATTTAATACTTCATTATTTTCTCTAAATAAAATAGGATCATATGAGTATCCTCCCCTAAAAATAGTTTTAGTACCATCTAGTGTTTTTTGAAATGATGGTTTAGTAGCATCAGATAATGATAATACTACATTCTCTCCTGATTTAAATATATTTTGTACCTCTATTAAATTGTTATTTTTTAAAGTTAAATCAGTAATATTTAAATCTTTATCAACTAAATATTTTAATTGAATTTGAGTTTTATCATAAAAATTTAAACTTTGAGAAGGGATATTTTTAACCCAACCTACTTTATAAGATTGACGATCAATCGCAGCTGTTTTACCATATGAATTATCTCCAGTTTGAATTGTACGACCATCAGAACCAGTATAAGAGCCTGATGTGTATGTATTATATAATTTGCTAGTTAATTTAGATCCTTCATATCGTGAAGTATTATATGAACGTAATGTTAAATAAGAATCTTGTAATTCAGCACTACTTGTTAAACTACCTGTTGGTAAATAATTACCAGTATACTCTATTTTTTTACGAATATTAGATAATATACTAGATGATACATTATTCAGTAATACATTCCAATCTGAGTGAGCAAAGGTATTTGTGTTTATACTTTGTGTTGGATTATGTTGAGCATTATATACACTCCAATCACCTAAATATGGATTATAGTTATCTGTAAAATATTGATTTACATCTACTATACTACCACTTAAATTACCATCAAAATATGGTTTTTTATCCCCTTGTAAATTATTATATAATGGACCATATTGAGGTGATATTGTAGATGCAGATACTTCACCATTAGGTACACTTTGTGTTGTACTATTTGATGGATTTGCATATACTACTTTATTACGCTCTAATACAGGGGAATTAAACGTTACACCAGTTGATAAACTTGTACGCTCAGGAGTAAAATCTTCAAGCATTTTAAATAATGAATTATCAAAGTATTGTATTAAACGAATAAATCCATTATAATCCATATTAGATCCAGTAAATGGAGCAAATCCAGGAACACCTGTTTCAAAATATAATTTACGTTGAGCGTCTAAATCAATATATGAACTACTATATTGTTGTCTAGGATCACCAATATAATCATCTAAGCTCCAAGTTGATGCATTAGAGGCAATAGCTCCTGAAATATAAGTGTCAATTTGATTTTGTGGTGAAAATGAAATATCTACATAATGAGTATCTTCATCCCTAAAATCAGTAGTTGATTGGTATGGAGGTTGTAGGCTTAATTCATGTGATAATACACTTCCTGAGATGGTATTATTTACAATTCTAACTTTGCTAGTGTTATATCCTTTAAGTTGTTCAGATTTATTAGCACCACCATATTCTTTAACATTTAATATACTTCCAGAAATGCCAAAAGTAGTTACAAGATGTTCCAGACCAGAAACTGTACCTTTTGTTTTAACAAGTAAAGGTAAATTATGATAAATACGTTTGTATAGTTCAGATACTAAATCTTTACGTGGTATATTATTTAAATAACTACCTGTAATAGTAGTATTATTATCCCATTCACTACTACCTGTATTAGCACCAATTAAATATTGATTAACATTTTCACCAGCTTGAGTATTATATAAATGAACACCTAATGATTTTAAGCGCTCATATACTAAATCTTTAGATATACCTTCTTCTAAATTATTATTAGCTCTATTTATATCAGTAATTGATTTTAAATAAATCCATGTATTATCAAAATAATGCCCTACCATATTTAAGAATAATAAGAAAGGAGCATTATTAGTATCATCTTTTAAATATACAGGAATTGCATATTCTAGATTATCATAATTATTATAATCATAATTTTGAGCAGATGATGTTGTAGCTGTATACCAATTTTGTACTGTTAAAGATGATGTTGATAATAAAGAATATGGCTTAGTAGATGATGATTTAGGCCAAGCATATGAACTAGATTCAAAATATAAGTAATATTCATATCCATCAAATTGTGTAATAAGAGTATTAATAGCAGATGAATACTGATTTATTTCTGTTATTAAACTTGGTTTTGAGGATGATAATGGAGTATAAGTATTAATTAAAGTATTATAATCCTCAATTTGTTTAGCTTTATTATAAAAATTAGATATACGTTGATAAGCTGATCCAAAAAATACAAAATTATTAAAATCAGTATAATCTATGTTTATATCTACACTCTGTGTAGCCATCAAATTTAATATTTGATGATACGATGTTTGTTGTAAAGCTTGAACACTAGATATTAAATTAGAATATGTGTTATACTCCGTAGATACAGTTCCATTATTAGGAATTTCTATATCAAAATTAGGGCCTCTTAAGGATGGAGGTGGTGGAGGGGTAACAATAGTATCCAAATTTATTTGGAAATTATATGGTACTACTTTTTCACTTACTACCCATAAAGTTGATTTTAATTGGACTGATAAAGGTAGAGGTTCATATAATTTAAATAATACTTCATATCCATCAATAGCTTTATTTAGAGCTATATTAACAGCTACATATTGTTCATTATTACCAAAATTTAATAGGTAATATATCTGATAAGTAGAACCTTCAAGTTCATTTATTAATTCTGTTACTATATTTTCAATATCAAAATCTTGTAGAGTAGTGGATTTTAATCGTATCTCTGTTCTATCTTTAGATATTTCTTGAATAAATAAAGCTCTAGTATTACTATCAGAAATTTTATTTTGGAATAAATTATATACTGTTCTAAATTGCCCAGATGAATATCCATAACTTTGAATATCCTTAATAGGATCAATTTCAATAATAGGATATAAAGCACTTGATGTAGTTAGAGTTGAAATAATACCTATATCATCTGTTTGAATAGTACCTGTTGTATTAGGAAGTGTATTTACTCCTGGAGTCTGAGTTATGTCAGTTGGGAGTTTATAACTAAAATAGGAAGGATCAGAATTTATTATATTTCCATTACTACCATATATGTAATATTCTATATAATCTCCGGGTTCACCAAAATTTTCTTTAATATTAGTTGAAGAAATTAAATTAGTATCTTCCCTAGAATAACGGGTTGTATTAGATGTACTAACAACATTTCCTACTATTTTTATATTATCTGCCATTATTTTTTAATTGTTTTACTTATTTCATCAAGTGTGGATTGTGTATCTAATACTTGTTGTCTTAATGTAGTAATTTCTTCTAGTAAAGCCTGAATATCGTCTTGGCTAACTATAACACCTAAATAATCTGCTGATTTTTCTAGCATATACCTATGTGAATTTGCATCTCCCTCTTTTGGAATTTGATAAAATAATTGATCATATAGTTGAAAAAAATCTTCTAAAGTAAATGTTGGAGTTTCTTCATTTACATTATTTAATAACTGACTAAATTGAGTATTAACTACTTTACTAAAACTAAGTTTATCGTATACTTGTTTCTCTATTGAAATTTGTTCGGACATTATCTTATAACTTTAAAGTAATAATTTTCATCAAATATTATTGTTTCACCAGTATCTAATATTGTTTTAAATAATAATTGATAATAGCGTTCTGGTTCTAGACCATTCATATATACATCAAAATAATTGCCTTTATCATCACAACTAAGTTTAGTATATGTTGTATCGTAATCTACGACAATTTCTTCGGTATCCAAATCTTTTATTGACCAATATGAAGTTTCTGGCAAAGCATAATTTACTGTTGAATAAGTAAAAGATGATGTACTAAATGTTCTTGGTGGATATTTAGGTCTAACTTTTACTCTAAAACGCTGTACTGAATCTTGTTGGTAATTACTTTTATTATTGCCTATGCTGGTAACATATAAATCAGAATCTATCACTGGTAATGTTCCAATAAAATATGATGAATCGTCCCATCTTATTTCCAAACATGGAGGATAAATAGTATGGGTATTTCCTGAGAAATATTTTAATTCAAATTTAGATGCTGAGGTAAATTCAATTGAACTACTATGTTTTAATATAACTCCATAATTATTTATACTATTACTATACCAATCTTTAACGGTATTTGATATTTGTAATTCAATATCTAATGGTGTTTTATGAGTAAATGATTGAACAGATTTATATAAATTATCTGATAACCATAAACCACCTCCAATATTGCTACCTAATTGATATGATCCTGTTGTACCTGTATCAAATTGTCCAGGTACAAACCATACATCACCGCCTAATTGATCATAATATCCCCAACTAGCGCCATCTGTTGTTGATGGTGAATTTGAAAATCTACCTGTACCCATATTCCAATCAGATGCTAAAGGACGACATTCTATAGTATAATTTAATGGGATTTGAGAAGCATTAGCTAATGATAATTTTAAATAAGCATCATAGTTATCTCCATCTACTTTATTAAGAATAACGTCATTTATTTCATCTTGTGGAAACTTAATAATAGGACGTGATACTTCATTAGTATCATTAATTGAATAGAAAGTACTAAGTTCTAATATTTCATCCAATCCTGTGTTTATTGTTGGGTAATAGGAATAAAGAGTAGCGCTCTTTTCGGGGAATATTTTATAAATTGCCATAATTGTATGATTACTACATATAAATATGACAAACTATAACTTTTTAAATTGTAAATGGTACTACTCTACCTTGTATATCAATATCAGGATATCTAACTTCAAATACACTTGGATCAACAGAAGGATATATATTACCTTGTCTAGTTGCCCCTGGTATATCGTAGGCATATTGAGAGTAGTTACCTCCTTGTTTATTAACCATTTCAAGCTTAGTTACTGATTGTACCCCTGTTACTTTTAATAAGCGAGAAGTTATATCAGACATAATGATTGGTTGATTAATAGTCCATTTATCTATATTAAAATGGTCTTTTAATGCTGTTATGCAACTAGTCACAACATCATTATTATTATATCCACTTTGTATCACTATGTCAAAATTAACTCCTATATTGATATAAAATGCATCTTTAATATTAACAGCATCAGTAACCATTCTATATTGATTAATATAGGTAGCTAAATTTTCTTTTAATGTGATAGAAGCAGGTATAAGATTTTTATTAAAATCATAAGCTAAAATATACATATCTAGTGATAATGGATTACGTCTTTCCATTGTTGCTACTGTTGGAGTTGGTAACATTTCACTAGCAGCATCTTGAGTAACATATACTTTAGCTATACTACCATAATTAGTTGGTAATGATAAAGCACGAACCATATAATCTTCTCTAGTTACAGCACGTAATTGAGATTGATATGCATATAAAGCATTATTTCTTATTTCTTCTACTTCATCTCCACTTTTACCTCCAGAGGAAGGTAAAGTATTATTTGATGCTACACTATCTATTATTTGAGTAGCTAAAGGTCCAGTTAAACCTGCACCAATTTGAATATTTGCTTTATTTATATTATTTAAATCATTAGCAGGAACGTTTGATCTAATACCACCACCAGTAAGATATCTAATAGTTAAATCCGTATTACTAGGGGCTAAACCATATTCTTGAGTGAAAAAGGGATTAGCTTTATTATAACCATCTAATAAAGTAGATATTCCTGGAATTAATCCTAATTGAATATTGTCGGGTGAAGGTAAAAGTGTATCGTCTGATGTATTAGATACCCCTGCTCCAAACTCTAGTTGTAGTGTATTATCTGATAAGAAGCGAGATACAAAGCGGCGAGGTACTCTTTGATAATCAATTAAATAAGGTACTCCATCTGATTGGGCATTTGGGTTTGTTATAGGCATTAATATACTAGCTTGAGCTAGATAAGGTACCTCATACCATTTATTATTTTGAGTATCTGTAACGTCTAATATTTGAAGAATATTTGTATCATTAATATTAGAAATAGTAAACTTTTGCGGCCCAGAAAAGGATAATGTGGTGGTTTTTATTTCAGCTGATATTGCTTTTACTGATTTTGTTAATAGGTAATAATTAGAATCTATGAAACTAATTGTTGTATTATCTGTTATAGAAAAATCAACTTTATCTATAGTTATAAAATTAGTTCCTGTACTTCTTGAAGTTATAGATGTATTTTCTGGTACTATAACAGCATATGAGTAGTCAGGTGCTGATACTCCATTTATTATTATTGAGGGAATTAATTGAAAAATATCAACTGTTACGTTAGAGGCATATGATACTTTAGGTTTATATCCAAACATATATGATAAAGCATATAAATTTTCTTTTTCCTTAGCATATAATAAGAAATTCTCTTGTATTTGAGTATCAATATAAAATGATGAAACATCACCTACATATGATGCTAAATCTATAAATAAAGCTCCAGGATTTGCCTCTGAAAAGTTATTATAAGTACTAGGAAAATATGTTTTAGTATAATTTAAAAGACTACTTTTAAAATCACTAAAGGTTTTATTTAAATATGATACTTTATTATCTGCCATCTTATATGAATTGTACTGTTATTTGATCTGCGTTTCCTGATATGTTTATTGTGTATGTAATTGTAACTGATATTGTATTATTTTGAGCTTGGGCTGAAGATGGACTACTAAAAGTTATATTATTTATTGTAATTTCAGGTATAAAAAGTGCAGTATTAGTAGTTATTAAACTTCTAATTACTGTTTCTATTTCACCAACAATACCTTCAAATAATACTTTTTTTAAATCAGCTCCAAATTGAGGATTGTATATTCTCTCACCTTTATTAGTAAGTAAAAGATTAATAAAATTTGATTTTATTTGATCTTGAGTACTATATGTTGAATTGAAAGGACCAGCAGGTCCATTAAAAGGTAAAGATATCCCAATTGCAATATTTCCTTGCAAATCTAATGGATCAACTCTAGTTATGACATTTGTTGGCATATTAATCTAATTGTCTTAGTCCTGATCTATCCATTGGTGACATGTTAGCAGCAGCATCTGCTATAAAATTTAAATATGGATTTACTTTTTCACCGGTTGATTCATCAACAGCATCAATAACTTTTAATTGTTGTTGTGGTTGTTGAAAACCAAATTCAGCTCCCATTTTAGCCATTAATGAACTACGTACATCTCCTGATAATGGAGCTACATCAGCACTAGTAAAATTAAATGTTTTATTTTCACGTAATGGTTGTTTGTTTTGTTTAGCTAAAACTTCGTTAATAATGTCAGGCAATTCTTCATAAATAGCCTCAGTTACTGCTTCTTTAATTAGTTTTTTAAATAATTTGATGTTCATATATATAAATATTTATAAATTATAAAATTAATATTATTCCATTGTATTTGAATCAGGTACAGGGCCTGTGAATAGTCCTTGATTATCTATTACTAATTTTAATTGTTCTATTAGATCATTTGGATCTAAAGTAAATGATAATTCACTCTTTAATACATCCACATTATTAATATCAATTGCTACTGCATAGTGGCGTTTAAATCCATTAATAGATTTACCTCCAAAACTATTATCTTCGCGTATAGCAAATCTAAATCCTTTATATTTTTCATTTATAGTACCAAATCCATTGCCGTTATTTGTTAAATTACCATCATTAGCAGCTTCTAATTGTCCATTTATATCTAATAATTGTGATTTTAGATCTTTTAATATATCTATTGCTTTGTCTAATATGGAGACTATTATTGGTAAAAAAGCACTTAATGTTAATAATATTCTATTTGCTTTATCTAGTATTTTAATTAATTTAATAATTAAATTTACTGGTATACCAATACCAGGAGGGACGGATGTGGGTAAAGGAATTGCTGATATTATACTAACAATAAGACTAAATATAGTTATATAAATTGAGATTCTATTAATATCATCTTTAATTTTTCTTATTTTATCTTCATTACTTTGTATTATCTTAATAGCATTATCTCTAGCTAATTGAGCATTAGCTAATTTAGCTGGGTCTCCTGATTCATTTGCGTCTGTTATTATAGCATTAGTATCATCTACTAATTTTTGAATTTTGTCATTTTGAGATATAATATCTGCTATTTTATTAGATAAAAGAAGAACCAAAACAGGAACTAAGCTTTTTGCTGCTCCTTTAGCACTAGCTAATATTGTTTTAGCTTTTGCTTTTCTTGCTTTTCTTTTTTCTTCTTTAGTTCTTTTTTGTCTTTGTGCTCTTTTATCTTTTCGTTTTTTCTTAGCGTCTTTTTGTTTTTTAAAAGGATCTTTTACAATAGCATCTATATCCTTTTGGTTCTTATCTTTTTTAGCTTGTAAAATAGCTTTAGTAGCTTCATAAGACACATTTTCAGCGTCTATCGCCATCTGCTTTTCTAATTCTATTTGTTCTTGATCAGCCATAATGTTTTATCTGGTTTAAATTTTATTTCTATTGCGGGGTGATTAAAGCTGGTAGTTCTGGGGGTAATGTTTTAATTTTACCTTTGTTGCGTATCATTAGTATAAACTTAACGAAATCAGAAAAACGACTCTCTGCCTCGTTATCCACAATTTGATCTTCTCCATCGAAGCGGGTGATAGCCTTAATACCTTTTTCAACTTTTTCCTTTCTTTTAGGAAATTTGTTATAGATTGACTCTATTGTCGGATATTCACTAATTTTGAATTTTTCGGTATTCCCCACATCTCCAATAACAGAAATTCTCCATTCACTAACTTGTATTGTAATTTTAGGTATTTTATCTTTTTTAGTGTAATAAAATTCATCAAATCCATCATCAACCCTACCAGTACTAGTTGTAAAGTTATTATAAAAATTTATATATTCTTTATCCCACTCTTTCAATATTTCCTCCGGTAAATCGGTTGTTGCAGTGTAATTTACTTTGTCCACAGTTACTATTTTAGGATATGGTAAATTATCTGTAGTTAAAGATGAAGGGGTTATTTGTTGTAATTGAAGTAGTTTTTGTTGATGTTTAAGATCTAAATCAATTTCTTCTTGAATTAAAGATTTTTTGGTTTGTAATAAATTTGTTAAAGTAGGGGTATTACCTGAAATTTGAGTTTGTTGATTAGTGTTTGTTTGTTGATCTCCAAAAGTACGTATACCTTGAGAATTTTTAATATTATTTAAAATATTAGGATTTAGTAAAGATGCTACGTTTGTGTTTGCCATAATTATACTGTATATACTTTATCTGATGTAATTGTTTCTAGTCTACCTATAAGAGTAGAAACATCGTTAAATAATTGTTCACCAGCCATGTTACAATCAACTACAGCTATAGCTCCTTCTGTTGTTGAAACAGTTGCTGATGATAAGAATCCAGCTAATGTAGTTAATGCATTTAACATTTCTAATAATAAATCATGTGTTTTACCACCTAATAATACAGGTTCGGTTGGTATTGTTCCATTTTTATTTGTACCTAATAATATTTGAGAATTAGGATTTTTTTGATCTATATGTAAGTGAATATATCTTCCTGCATTTATATTAATTATATTATCACTACTTAAACTAATATTAGTTGCTCCATATATTAATACTTCATCCTTTTTAGCATTAAGAGTAATCCTATCACTATTCATTATCAATTGAGGATAATTATAATGATTTGGTTGAATTGGGTTACTAATTGGATTAGTAATAGTAGCAGCCGGATTCAGAGGGAGTTTTTGGGATGTTGTTAGATAAATTGAAGATTTTTCTTTATTAATTTCTTCAATATTAGGAGCATTACTACCAGTATCTGTAGTTACATATCCATTAACTAATATTGTAATTGGATCTCCATCATTACCAACATTACTCCATTCATTTAAATTAGAATTTAATTTAACTGTACTACCAAATCTTAATCCATTCCCTTTTCTACCTTGTATTATAAAATCTCCTTCAAATGGTTCTAAGGGTCTTATATCTGCTGTCTCAACAAATGTTTTACCTTCTCCTATTGATACGGGAGCATTTTGTTGAGGATTATTCCATAAATTGAATGTTGAAGAGTAATATTTCCTTCCAGCTCCTGAATATAATTGGGAATTAGATGAAGGACCATCTACAATTAAAACAAGTTCACCAATTAAAGGATAATTTTTAATATTAGCATCAAGTGGAATTGCCATAGCACATTGTTTAAAATCAATTCCCTCCGCACTATAATTTTTTGATGTTTCATAATCTAAATAAAATATAGTACCTATTCCACTATAACCACCAGCAAGTTCAAATGCTTTTTTATTAGGTGTATTTTCATTTAAAACAATACCAAATACTTTACCTATCTGAGAGGTGGCAATAGAACTCCCCCCAGCAGTAAATGCTCGAGAAGTATCGGCTGAAAAGCTAGATAAACCTGTTCTAATTACCATTATTTATTTTCTATTTGATGTTGAATAGTTTCTGTTTGATCTAATAATTTTTGTCCTTCAATCTGTACAGCACGTTGTTCCTCTAATAAGTGTTGTATTTCTGATGGGTCAAATAGTAAGTCTTGATTATTATTTGAACTAGCTGTTGATGCTCGTTGTGCAATACCTGCCATTTTAATTAATTGTTCGTTATTTTTTACATTAACATCAATTAAATCTTTAACAGTAGGCATAAGCATTACTGCGGATCCAGCATTAGATGATGCGAGTGGTTTAAGAGCATCAATCAATTCATTAATTTGTTTGTCAGTATCCTTATTATTACGGTGTATTTGTTTGAATATATCGGATAGTGACGTGTTACCAAATAAGGTAACATCATCAAAGTTAGCCATAGCTTGTATTTATCAATAAATATAATGTACTTAGATCTTTATATACCCATGCTTATAATATTCATTATATAGTCTGGTACGTAATGTATCTAATTTTTTAGTTACTTTAGTAATGTGTGGAGTTGATGTATCAGTGATTTCGCGAATATAGATGTATAATGCTTTCTTATTAAATATTTCTAGAGTTTCACGTTTACGAAATAATTCAAGAATAGCATCTGCTGTCTTAGCATCCTGGGATTTGGGAAATAATTGATGAATGTATTTATCAATGTAACGTACATATTGATCAATAAATGTATTTGGATCTTCTTGATCCTCAGCTTCCTTATTAGTTTCAGCCAAAAATCCTTTATCTTCATCTAATTCATCTATATCAGCACGCTCTTGTAGTTTCTTATAATTATTATTATTATAAACAATAAGATAGCGTTTAGCAATAGTACCAAAGTAACTAAATGCTTTACCTTTATCCTGATTATATAAGTGGAGTTTCTCGAGTAGAAATGTTACAACTTCATGTTTAAGTTCCTCAATTGTATCTGAATCGGTATAATAAAACTTAAATGTATGAATAATATTTTCAGCCAATTTATAAAAGGCATACTCAATACGATCTCTATAAATTTTATCTCTAAAAGATTGATCATCAGAAGCTAAATAAGAAATAATTGCTTCCTCAGTATCAGTAGTAAAATATACGCGAGGTTCTTTAGGTTTGCGCTTACGAGGTTGTCCGCGTTTATTTAACGCAATTGTTTTTTCACTATCTAAAAATATATCTAGATCGTCGTTTTCGTAGTAAGTTGACATAATAATTCTTGTTTATAACCTATAATGTATGAACAAAAAATATCGGAACCAAACTAGTTTTTACGATTAATGAATTGATTTAGAACGTTTTGTATTTCCTTTAAATTTCTAAAGAAAGTACCTACTTCATCATCTGCTTCAAATGCACCACGATTATCTAATTCTTGAATAGTATTAGCCGAATCCTCAATAATGATACTAATAGCATCAATATATTGTTGTTGTTCGACTAATGCTTTTTCAAGTTTATTATTTTTTCTAATTATTAGATAACCGGCAATACCGATTAATTCAATTACATGAACTAATATAACCCATAAAACTGTTTGCATAAATTATTATTGTGGTCTAAATTGTTGATCAAAATCATCCGCTTCGATAGAAACCATAGATCTAGCGTTTTCAATTGCTTCCTTTAACATTTCGATAGATTCAAGAACTTGATCTTGAGTTCCACCTCTATTAATTTGAACGTTAATACGGTTAGCGATAACGTCAATTTGTCCTAATTTCTCTAATACATTGTTTTTGTATCTCATAATATATGTTTATATATAAATATACGTTTATTTCCGTTCCCTCATTTTTATTTTCTCAATTTCCCCTTTCCTTTCAAACCATTCAATTCAATTGTATTTTGAAGTTACGTAAGAGAAATCTAGAAACCAAAGAAAAAAGGGCAACTCTTATAGAGTCACCCAATTTTGTATTTTGATTGAAATGGAATTAATTATTCACCACCAAATTGTTGCATTTTTTGAGCTAATGCTCTATTAACACCGGCTTTAATTTCTTTATCTGTCCAAGGTTTTCCTGTATCTGGATTTGTTTTACCTTGTAATGCTTTTTTAGCAGCTGAGAATTGAGATTTCATTAAAGCAATAGCTGCTGCAATACCTGGTAAAGTAACACCTAATGCTGGGCCTATAATATCCCAATTAACTTCGTCTAATTTTTCTTTTGGTTGTTTCATTGATGTCAATTCTTCGCGAATAATTTCTGCTAGTTGACTTCTTGTTAATTTTGCCATTTCTTTAAGTTTGTTTATTTTTGGACTTTGTTTTAAAATTGTTTTTACTATACTATCAGTAACCGAATCACTAGTAGTGAATTCAAAATATCCTTCAAGTTTATTATCTACTATTTCGTAGCTATCTACCCCTATACCTTGCTTATCCAAGCGATTTATAAAAGCAGCCTTATCTTCAAGTTTTATTTTGTAATCACTCATGACTATCGATAAATATATATAAGAATTAATTCCCGTTATTTTTAGTAGCTAATTCTTCAATTTTTTTATCAAAAGTAGCCTTAACTAGATCCATGTATAAATATTGAATAATAGTAAAAGAAATAATATTAATAGCATCTAATTTAGTCAAATAAATACAAATCAATTGAATTAAAGCAATTAAAATTGATCCAGTAATAATTAACGTGTTTCGTGTTGTTTTTAAACTTTTCATGATTTTCGGTTTTAAATGTTTATTTAATCATTTCTTACACCGTGAATATACGAGCAGGGTTTTGCCCTCCACATAAATAAATATGTGAGGGCTATTTATAATTAATTGCCGCTGCCGCACCGCAACGCACTAGAATACTTATATCCCAATTCCTCAATCACATTTTGCGCAGTATGTGAATCAATGGCAAACATCTCACGACTAGTATTAACACGACAATAATGAAAATGTTGATGTACTTCTTCTTCAAGAAGATCCGAACGATAACACTTATACGAATATACGGGTATCCAAGGAGTAGCTACACCAGTAGCAGCGGAAATTTGTCGTGCGCGTTGATCAGGTGTATTAGTAGTCATACCAATCTTAACCATATTAGGTACACTTTTATTAACGAGCACGTACACGTACTCTAGGGGTCTAACAGCGCCTGAAGGGTCCAAAACAGCGCTGACTAAATAATGTACGCTATCCCATCCGTCTTCATCAGGTATGCGAGTAAACGCCTCTGCTTTTTGAAATTGTTTGTGTGACAATTTAATGTAATAATGTGATTCCTCTGGTGTAACGTATTTTAACATAACTTATTGTTTAGGGGATAATGAAGAAGATGGCTGGGTATTATGGCTAACTGTCTGTTGTTTAGCTACAGCAATATCCCACTCTTCCAGTGTCATACCATATTCACGCGCTTTTTCTTCGCGTAAACGCGTTGCGTATGCGTCGAATGCCTCTTTAGTTAGGAATAGGTCAATTGGTTTCATCTTTAAAATATTTTTTAATATATTGTTTATCGGATTGCATTTGCCACGCCCAATACATACACCTACGTATTAACGATTGTTTTTTAGGATTACGGCGAATCATAATAATGTGATGTAAATTAGGGTGATCTTCTACTGGTTCAAAGTAATATTGTTTGTGTCGTTTCATATTATTTAGTTTTTATTTATCATCCAAACTATTATTTCAATTACTATTGTTACTACTCCTAATCCAAATACTATAGCTATAAAATCAAAAAACTTACTTAGACCTTCTAAAGGATCTCCTTTCATGTCACTTGAATCGGAATATTGTCTTATTTTATGTAATGTATTTTTCATGTAATGAATATAGCGTATATACTTTGCCTATACAAAAAAGATCGTTTAAGAGGAGATTTTGGGATTTTGCAAAGTGGTCCAAAAGGGGTTATTTCGGAAATTGGAGTTGCGTTTTGGAGCTATTTACAATTCTTAATAAGTAACTTAACAAATTCTTCTAATGACATACTACTGTTATCTCTATATAACTGAAGTATTTTATTGTTAGATATTACTAATCCACTTTGAAGTGTATATCTTTTATGATGTTGATTATCTTTAGTTCCTATCCATTCTAAATTATCTACTGTATTATTTAATTTATCTCCATCTTTATGGTTTACTTGAGGTAAGTTATCGGGATTAGAAATAAAAGCATTAGCTACTAGCCTATGAATTAAGAAATTTTTAAAATCGTTTTTATGATTAGATTTACTACCTAAAGCTACTAATTCATATCCACCTTTATCTATTCTTGTTTTTAAAATAGTTTCGGGTATATCTCTTGGAATAGAATGGTTCTTTCCATACTTAATTTGTCTTGGTAGTGACTTTACTCTTCCTAAATTACTAATTTGATAACCGGGGTAATTAATAATGTCTTTCCATATTTCTTGCATAATAATGTGTTTAGATATAAATATATACTGTCGATGGTAAAAGATTGTATTTCCATTAAAAATATACCGGGCTTTTTTTGTGCCGATAATGGTCTGTCGATGGACCGCGGTTACTGTGGGAGCAGATCGCGATCGATCCGCGCACGAACCGCTATCGCCCCGATATCATCCTAAAGAATCTGATCCTCCACATCCTCATACTCCATCTCATCACCCTCGAAATGAATGTACAGTTGATTAATCTCATTACCTGTCAGCTGGTCTCCCAACAGGTCCAGCTCACCCACCAGTTGAACGTCCGCCTCACCATACTTGGTGATTTGAGCGTTGATTGTGGTTTGTAGTGCGATGAAGCGCTTTACGTTTATAGTTGTCATGTTTATTTGGTTTAATGGTTTAATTACTGATTATTATACCGTGCTAGGCATCTTGGACATCCAATCGTCTGTACATCCTCAATACGTGCCCAATTACTACTTAGAGCCGGTGTCCCACACAGGTTACCCTCACCGGACTTGTAGATGTGGGCTGTGTCTTCCCACACGTTACCCTTATTACCGAATACACTGTGTCCAGGCTTTAGATCGGCTACTTTCACTCTGATTGTTACTACATCCGCTTGGCGGTTTAATTCATTGAATTGTTTTGTTAACATACGTTTATATTTTTGGTTAATGTGAAGATACGATTTGTGTTGTGTCATGCCCCGTTTTATTTATTGTATTGCTTCATTTGCTCTTCAGCGAACGCATCAATTAATTCAGCGTCTTCTCTTATCTGATCCGATGCCCAATTTACTGTACATGTATCATGATTCGAACGGCTATAATCGATACAGTCGTAAGCATCTTCCATGTCCGGTTTACTGAATGTAACGTACGATCCATCGTTATCATCACTTACTTGATAACCTAACGATTCAGCGTATTGGTAAACTGCTTTGTTAATTGCGCTTTTAATTTCTTTCTTAGTCATAATTTTAATTATTTGGTTAACGTGAAGATATAAATGGGGCTCTGCCGAGCCCCGTTTTGTTTAATCAATATGTTATTTTATGTTTTAGAAGTTCGAAGGTAATACTACATACCCGTTTTTAGTGCTAAATACATTTGTGTAGATCTTAAACTTCATTAATCTTAAATACTTCATAATTATTGTTTTTATTTGGTTAACGTGAATATACGTGTTGTGTTTTACCTTACCCAATTATTTCAAACTGATCAACATCCCAGATCATTCCTAATGTACGTCCATTATCCCATTTAACATTAATCACATCTGCCCCTACATTATAAACTGTACCTTCAGCTCCTGATTCTATTGGGTTGGCATCCTCAAACATCTCTATCAGTTTTACTCGTTTGCCTATTAAGTCATAAATTGTTAAATCACTCATTTTAATTGTTTTGGTTAACATGAATATACGAAGTGGGTTGTGACGAGTAATAAAAGAGCCCCTGAGGTAGAAACCACGGGGCGTTCATTAACCATTAAAAATTAAAAGTATGACCGATTTGAAATATTATTGTGTTGATAAAAAGTTCCTTTAGTACCGTACCGGCTCCCAAACTTAACCTCCTGTACCCACGTCTGCTCATCTGGACGGTCCTCTGGATAGCTCGATTGGAAGGTGGGAGCGGGGATCATCTCTCCTTTAGCCGGCTCACCGAATAATAATGTTATTAGAAATAATTTGATTTGATTTATCATAATAATAATTTTAATGAGTATAATGGTAAAAATAGGGCTCTGCTGGGAATAACCCTCTAACACAGAGCCCACATAAAATAGACCTTATGCAGCTACGGCTGCGGCCTCGGGTTTAGTGCTGGTACCCTTTGGGCGACCAACTTTAATTGCTACTCCTGCTGCTGCGCGTGCAGCCTGAGCGCTTAGACGAGCCTGACGCTTACTATCCGGATTAGCCGGTCTACCTCGTTCTACGGTTCCACCCGCTGCAATACGTGCATCGCGGGCAGCGAGTTTAGCTTGACGAGCTGATGTTCCCACTATTGGGCGTCCACGCTTACCTGCTGTTTTAACTGTTTCTACTGTTGTTGCTTTTGTCTCCTTTGTAGCTGGAGTAGCTTTAGCATTTGTTTTAGACATAACCTTTGTTTTTTGTTTTAATTAATAATTGTATAACGTGAATGTAGTGAAAAAACTGTGCCTAAAACACGATGTAATTAATTGCTTCTTCTCCTATACCAACACCATCCTTAGTAATCTCATAATTCGGATCCATACCTGAAACCATGATGTGGGCGATTAAATCACCTAATGTTGTAAACTCAGCACCGTAATAAGAACATTTTAAACTATACATAATTTTATTTTTTTGGTTAACGTGAATATACAACACAAACAGTGCCTAGCCGCATTTTGGTCTACCACGCTTACCACCTGATCTAGCTGATCGAGCAACCGTCTCTCTGGCCCTAGCATCTATCGTGGCTTGGTCCAGTGGACGTCTACCGCGCTTACCACCTGTAGGTGCTTTCGGTGTCTTTGGTGTCGACACCGTACTCTTCGGACGCCCACGCTTACCGCCGGACTTCTCCGCTCGCGTCACTTTATCCGTCTCACGTTGCGCTTTAAGTGCTGGGTCCATCGCCGGACGTCCCCTACGAGCACCCTCCACGCGCGCGGCCTTAACCTTCTCATCACGCTCAATACTCCTCACACGAGCCTTCTCATCGCGTTCCTCCTTACGCTCCATCAGATCGAGTGCTTGACGGTGCTTGACAACCGCTGGGTGAACGATTACTTGATCCAGCTCATAATATCTGCGGCTGCCGCCCTCAGCCGATATCTCAAAACCACCGTTTGGAAAAAAACGACTCTCACCTGGTTCATGACGCTTGATCATTTCAAAACGTCCACCGCGCTCAAAAAAGAACGGTGCTGGTAATACCCTCACTCCGGACTCGTACGCCTGGAGTACTGGATCGATGTCTGTATAAAAAGGTATGGTACCAATCTTATGACCACCCACTATAAAATCCCGTTCTGCTAATTGCATATAATATGTTTTGGTTGATATGAAGATACGAATGGGGCTGTGCCTAAGCACACCCCCGATTCATCATTAACCAAAAAACTATCTTTATTCGTCGCCGTATCCAATTGGGTTCACTGGAACGAAGTGCGACGCAAATTTCTTCTTACTAACGGCTTTACCGTAACCTCTTCTATTGATTGAATGCATGTAATAAAAATCCCTCCACTCACTCATCATGTAGTAACGCTGTCCACGACGTACCCTACTACCCATATGATCAGTAAATCCAATATAACATTCGTACGTAACACCTGATTGTGCTTTAATAACAAAATTTTTACTCATTTTAATTGTTTTTGGTTAACATAAATTTAATACAATTGTTGTGCCAAATAAAATTAATCTTTAAATAAATCTTTCAAACTACCTTTTATTTTACCTGCAACAATAGTAATGGCTAGTGCTATAAAAAACGCTTTCACTATCACCCATAAAAAACCAAATATTGTATTTCTCAGTAAAAAAGCTACAACACAAAAAACTACAAACAAAATTAAATAAACAATTGATATTGGATCAACTGGATCTATTGGTGTGTCTAAGTATAAAAACATAACTAATTGTTTTTGGTTGACGTAAATATAACAACAAAACTTTGCCCAACAAATCGTATATACTTTTTGTAGTAAAAAATAGGTGTGGTTGGGTACAATGAAAGTGGATTGAACACATCATCACATGTCACCCACTCATAACCCGTTCCACATACAATACACGTTATGCTCCGACCTAATCAATAAAAAAAGAACTACAATTACACATTACTCTTGTTTGTCACACATTATGTTACAAAAACGTGTGAAAAAAACGCGTTATCTGTTGCGTAAAAGCGCGTTACTTCGCATTACTCTTCTATCGCAATCAACACTACGCTTGTAAAAAACGCCAAATAAACCGATGCCTTCATCCACCACTCAGCCTCACCTACACACATACCCCAATATATTATCCCCCATATACCTGTCGTTGCTATTAATTTTAGCCATTTCTTCTTATTCATATATCTATTATTTATATTTTATTTTTACCGAACACATTATGATCCTGTGCCTCGTCGTTCGCTGAGTTATTATTATTCTGAGTATCTATTACCCTATATTCCCCATTCACTATCCTATCATCTTCTGTAAATCCTGCTCCGTCATATTCAGGTTCATCACTATCCACATTCCATTCATCCACTGTTACATCAAACCCCCATTCATCATCTTCCTCACTTATTTTATTCAGTTCATATTCATCAATAATTTCCCTACATATACCAACTAAGCGATCTCTATATCCTTTTTCTCTACCATCTAATCTATCATTCATAGCGTCTAAACAATCAAGTAAATCACGGTATGTGTTTTCGAATCTGCAGTAAGACATGTTTGCCATTTTTATGTTTGTTTAATTGGTTAAATAATTTATTATGTAGTGAATATACGACTATTACTTTGCCAATCTAGCGTTCATATGCTTCATATATCTCTCTCTTAGCCTGTTCTGTTATTGCTTTACTCATTCCACCTATATGAAACTCAATTATTTCATGTTCATGTAGTATTCTATATTCTTTCCAACTATACACAGTGAACACATTACCATCACTTGTCTCCATTTCCCACTCATAATTAACCTTATCCATACCTGTATTATCAACACATACTGGTTCTCCTAATAACTTATTTAATGTGTGAATTGTAGTACCGATTGTTGTGTCGTGAAATGATGTACCGCCTGTTGATTTGTTTGTTTTACGCATGTTTTAATTTTTTGGTTAATGTGAATATATGAACACTACTCTGCCACTTCAATCTCTACTGATTCAAGTATTTCTACAGCAACAAATTTGCCGTTATTTGCTACAATCCCATCGTATATAGCTTTTGCTTTATTCCGATCAAATTCTAAGCTATTAGTAACAAATTTACCATCAACTTGGGTAAAATAGGTTGTTAAGCGATTTGCGTTTATTTCTTTAACGAATTCAATTTTCATAATTATTTATTTTTTGGTTAACGTAAATTTACGATTATTACTTTACCTCTTTCACTCTAAATGGAGCTGGTTTTTTCCATACTTTCCCCATTTCATCATAGGTAGTATATGTTGACTCATGTGTATTCTTATTATAATACGGCTTTTGGTAACATATATTTGAGTATATGATATTTTTCTTATTTAATGAATTCCTCCATATAGCAAGTACTTCCGTTAATGTTTCACATTCAACTATTAACTTATCTTTTTTGTTAATTGAATCGTTAATACGTGTCATTACTGCGTAGAATCTCTTATTTTTCATGTTTGTATTTTTGGTTAACGTGAATATACGATCATTACTTTGCCAATGTTACTAAAGCAATTGGTACATTAAGTGAATTACCATATTGGCTTCTAACTGTGGCTCGTTTGCGTCTGATTTCTGTAATGGTGAATATTACTCCTTGTGTTCTGGTATGATTGACTGTTACTTTGGAGCCGACCTTAATTTGGTCCTTAATATCTTCAATTTTTTCGTTTTGCCTACCCCTAAGAATACCAACAATCATATTGTTCATTGCTCGTAGATCTTCGGTACTCATTGCGGTGTAATCGCTCATTTTTAATTTCATAACTATTAATTTTTGGTTAACGTGAATTTACGACTTGAGTTTTGCCTCCAAGTACATGTCATCAAAATTTTCCCATTTATTATCAACTAATACTAATACTTTATCACCTGTTTCTTCCTTAGCAATCATTGTAAAACCAAATCCTTCACATATATATGCTACTCCATATCCTGGTGTTAGTTTAGCCCATTCTTCATATACATCAAAGTCACCATCAAAGCCCATATCATTTACGTTACAATATTGTTTACTGAAATCTGCCATAATTATTTTATTTTTGGTTAGTGGAAATATACGTAGGAAGCAGTGCCGTTAGGCATCTGCTTTATTATTTTCAATATAATTTTCTAATGCATCCCTAACTGCTGCTTTAATTTTACCTTCATTTAGATCAATACTGTCTAATTCAACTTCTCTGTAACTCATACTTAATTCATAATCATCTACTATATCTGTTCCTTCACTAGATAATGCTTCTGATATATCTTCACTTAATGTTTTAACCATTTCATCTGATATTTCAAATGAACCTGATTCTTCAATGTCAGTAATCATTTTAATAACTTGTTCTACTGAATAGAATCCTGGTAATTGTTTTCCTAATAAGTCAATTGTTTCTTGCTTTGTCATGATTTTTTTATTTTTGATTTAATTAATAATTGTATAACGTGAATGTACGAACACTATTTTGCCGTCAACATTTCTTTTACCTTAACAAAATAATCTTCTATTTCCTTAACAAATTCAAGTGCACGGGATTTAGTTTTTGCATATGCAAAGAACTGGCAGTATTCGCTATCGAAATCTATTCCTTTGCAGTTAATTTTTGCTTGAATAAATTCTTCTACTTCATATGCACCATCAAATTCTTTCATTGTTTCTGATTTGAGTAGTTTACCTGTAATGGTGAATTGATCATCCCAGTCATATTTTTCGACTGATAATCCAAGTGGTGATTTGTAAATGCTTTGCATAACTAATTATTTTTGGTTAATGTGAATATATGAATACTACTGTGCCTTCCAATCGCCATCTTCATCCATCCATTCAGACCAATCATTGAGAATGGCTTCATCTGTTATACCAACATAATCTTCAAATGAACTATAAGCTAATATACAATCAATGTAATTATCAATATAACCAATTGGTATATCACCTTCTGCTGTTAATACATCTCTAATGCGTTGTTCTATTTGTTCTTGTGTCATAATTATTTATTTATGTAGTGAATGTAGGAAAGAAGTAGTGCCTAATAAACTCGTTTCCAATTCAAATCAATACCTGTTTTTATTCTATGACAATTACAGCATCGTATTTCACATTTTCTTATTTCTTCCTTTATTGCCTGGATAGATGCAGTATGACCACACATGATTTTTACTCCTCTCTTTTTCTTTCCACGTACATGATCAAATTCTAATACCCTAATATCTTTATGTCCACAATCGGTACACTCCCCAAATCTCCTAAGGTATCGTTTTACGAATTCGAAATTTCTATCCTTGATTAATTCATTATTAACCATGTTTCTCTTAATTACATGGTCCTTTTTTTCAGCGTATCTTACTTTAATTTTTTTAATAACGCATTCCTTACAATAATGTTGATAACCTGTTTTGTTTGATGATTGTTTGTGAAATTGGGTTATGTCTAATTCTTTAGAGCAAGCACCACATACTTTTGTTTCCATATTTTATCCATTTCCAATAAATATGGGAGAGATGAAGAGAATTATATCTCTTCAACCTCTTCTCTAAGAACACCATACGAAATACTTCCATTCTCTAATTGGTAACCAAACTTAACTCCAACATTACCATTACGATTCTTTTCAAACATAATATATGTTCCACCTCCATCACGTTCACTTTCACGACGCATAACACCCATAGCATCAAACAAATGCTTCAATTTATTACTACCTACGAATTCGCCTTGTTTAGTTACTTGCTGAATGGCTAGAAACGATGTATATTTTCTTTCTGTGTTCTCACCCTTGTTATGCTTAACACATATATCAACAAACCATGCTTCAGCGGTTTTTCTATCCCAACCATTATCATCACGTACACCATCAATAATTTCAGCAGCACTATCAATTAGAATCAAATCCCATCCTTGTGCTAATACTTGTTCAAACACATCTTTAGTATTATACTCAAGATAATCCGCCATGAATAATGTCTTAACAAATCCGAATTGTGGGAAGCGTTCTGTGTATTTGAACATTTGCTTACGTCCCATTTCACCACTAATAAACAAACACTTACGTTGTTTATTATGATTCTGGACCATAGCTAACACATCAAGTAATACTGTAGTTTTACCTACACCAGGATCTCCAATCATCATATAATTTGATGCACATGGAATACCTCCTTCCTCACTGAATAACTGATTAATAACTTCGCTTTCTGTCTCCATTGATTCAAGCATTCGCCTATCAATGTTTAATTGATTTAGCATTGTAATTTGTCCGAAATCAATCAATGACGGAACATGAACTACATTTTGCACTTTGGCTGGTCTGCCTCTTTTTTTCATAACTTATTATTTTTTGGTTAACGTGAATATACGATTGTTATTTTGCCCTACACATTTTCTTCTAGGTAAGTAATTATGGCTGTTTCTAAATCACCCTTAACTACTTCACCACTTTCATCATACACATCATATTGTGTGTAACCTAAACTAACACTATCTTCTAGCATTGTAACGCTATACATTTCTTCGTTATACTCAACATCGTATGTTGTTTCTTTTTGTATTAATTGTACCATAACTTTTTATTTGAAATAAAGATAGGTAAAGCATTTTGCCTTACCCATCATTATAACCAAAAATCGAAATCATTATTTAACCCATTCATCCATAGCCACTTGCATTGCTTGTGCTGGAGTAATGGCATCATCTTCTCTCATTGTTTTAAGAGCTTCATAAATTACTTCTACTTCTAGACCATGTTCCATTGCTTCGTCTAATAGAACACTTATTACTTTCATGTCTGTTTGTGCGCTCATTTTATTTTATTTTTACTCATAAATATAATATATTATGCTTTCCCTACAGGTCCTGTATAGTATAGTTTACCTGCATTTAATTTGGGATCTTGTTCAACTAGATATTTAAGTATTTCTATATGTTGCAAAATCATTTCATCATGTTGTGATTTATATCTCATCAACTCAATTATTTCTTTATTTTGTTGATGTTGTTCTTTATCTATTAGTGATAATTGTTTATTTAGAGTTCCAATCATACTACTCAACATTATTACAAAAAGAAATAATATCGCTACAACAAAACTCAGTATTACTATTGCTATTACCATGTTTGATTTTTATCGTTTTGTTTTTTCTTTATTTCAATCCATCTTAATTGATCTTCTAATGTAACAAGTTCATTGAATTGTCTTTCCATTAGTGGTTTTTCCTTTTTCTTTTTAAAAAAATTCCTATCTACCCGTTTGTCTGCTTTTGATTGTGCATCGTCCTTAGTTTGGATTGCCATATGTTATTTGGTTTAGTTTAAATTATAAAGAATATTTTGCCCTCCAAAACTGCCACCACTTTTTCTTTTTAGGTGGTTGACAAGCCGAAAAGGGGTTGTGACCAAATGATACTCTACCATAATATTTAGATGTTAGTATATTTAGAAACACTTCACGATATTGTTCAGGAATAGTTTCAAAATTAGCTATCATCTTAACTTCTAAATCATGTGATCCATTTTCAGTTAACAATGTTATTGTCTCATTTAATTCAACATTTGTAGATGTTTGTATTGTTAAATTATTACCACCACCTAAAAATATTTCAGCCATATTACGAATTTAAGTATAAACGATTGTGATTATATTCTGCTACAGCATTACCTTCAGCTAATATACCATAAGTATATTTTATATGCTCATACATTTCATCTAATGATCTTTCAGATACACTACCTAATTCTTTAGCAAAATAATCATTTGATTCTGTTACTATATCTTGTGGTGTACCTGGTAAACCACAATAATTTGCTTCACCTACTTCTGATATAAACATTCCACTGTATAAACCTTTTAAATTATATGTTTCAACAAATTTATCTGCGTTGCACCAAATGAATATACATTCCTTATTTTGCAACAAAGGAACTGTAGAGTGACCAATAATCATTCCTTGCATTCCGAACTGTCCTATAGCAAATAATCCTTGTGGTGAACCATGACCCATCATCATAATACGATCATGTTGTTCGATTTGTTCATCTACTTCATATTTACTTCCACTTCTAATGATTGTTACATCATTAAAATCAGGAAATGATTTAAGATTCATGTAAATAGGGATTAAAAAATCCGTTGAACTGTCTTGTGGATGTATTACTAATGTTTTCATAACCTTTTTATTTGAATTGAATATACAATTGTTATTTTGCCAACTTATCTAAATCTTCTTTTAATCGTCTATGAAATGATTCCTCACTATCATCACAACTAACCAACCAATCAATACGTTGAGCATATACCTGAGCTTTTCTAAGTATATCTAAACCTTTCTTAAATTCCTCGATGACATCATCTGGGTATGCGTAGTGATTCAAATCTTCAGGATGCGTTTCATACCATGAATTATCTCTGCCCCAACTATCTCGCAATTCTTCCTGCGTTTTGGGTTTACCGCTGTTGAGTATTATTTGCTCAACTTCATCAGCAATCATGCCGATGTTATACTGTTTGTAGTCAAATGCTCCTCCGCTCATGGTATTTGGTTTATATATAATTGTTGATGATTAGATCTAGTTAATATATCTTTTACTTCAGTCCAAAACTCATATCCTCTATCTGCTCCCATATAACCTAATACTTCATCGCAGATACTAATAGCAATGTCCTTAGCTGTTATATAATTCTTTTCGTGTGATAACTCAAAACACCATCTCATGTATGCTAGGGTATATAGCTCCTGTGCTTTATTCTGCGCTGTTATCATTTTCTAATCTATTTAATTCTGCTTTTAAATTTTCAACACAATATCCTTTATCGTATTTAGTATTTGGATCTAATACCTTAATTTGATCAGCCAAATCTTCCCTAAGACCATCGTTATAAAACTTATGTTCAATAGCATCAGCTAGGTCTTGCATTTGATCAGTTCCATATACTGATATTCTTAGATCATACCAATCCCATTTAGTTTTATAGTCAGTGAGTTGAATACCTTTAGTTAAGCGTTGTTCTAAATTATATAATGTTCTATTTCTTACTCTAACAATTGAATTATCACTACCAAATAAATGTAAAAAACGTAATACCCACCTTGGACACCATTTAGATTTAGCTTTATGGTCCATGAATATAACTAGTGGTTCCATTGCTTTGAATATATCTCCATCTTCATTCCAAGGTACTGAACCTAGATATCTATATCTTTCATGGAAGTTTTTTGGGAAAAACACAGCACGGATATCATCTAATGTGATGTCTCTGGTGTGAATGTATTTACGTTTTTTACCTTTAAATATTATCATAATGTGAATGTACGATTATTATTTTGCCTACTAGTAATTTTCATCACAATCATAACAATTATCTTCATATGATTCAAGTAATGAATCTAATTCATTTTCACATTTATCCGCAATGTGATATGATTTTCCTACCTCAAACATAATATCACTAATATTCTCTTCACCTTTTAAACCATCCAATGCGCGTCTAATATCCGCTAAATCAGATGAAATGTTTTTAAGTGTTTGTAATTGCTCATTAGTTAAAATGTTTGCTTTAGGAGTTGCTTTAATCATTTCCTGTAATTCTTGTACTGTTGTTTTTTTCTTTGTTGCCATTTTATATTGTTTTATTTGTTTCTATTTTTAATCCGTAATTCATATCAAACATAGCCATTTGTCTACTAGCGTATGATTTAAGTAGGTGTTTTTGTTTCTTAAGATATTTGGTCCCCCATTCTCGCCATTCCTTATTTTGTTCTTCAGTCATTGTCCATTGCTGATACCAATTATCAGTTCGACCTTTAATATCTTCGAATGTAACGTTGTGACCTGCTATTTCAAACATTTTGTTGAGCATTGTTTCAACAATAATTTCGTCTTTACTTTTCTTCATTTTAATCGTCATTTAAAAATTTATCCAGTATCTTACCTACACCCCACTTTAATATTTCCCACCAAACAATTGTTAATAGTATGTATATCATTGTTTTATTTTAGATGTTTGAGCTTTCTCTGCTGCTTGCCACTCCTCCTCTGTCATCTTTCCTGTCTTCTTTTCGATGATATCTTCACATAGGTTCGTTATACCTTCTAGTTCTGGGTAGTCAGGGAGCGCTTTAACACTTTCCATAAATTCATCAAATTCTTTACTCATAACATAATATTAAGGAGGGGCTTTTGCCCCTCCAATTTTTTAAGCTTCTACTAAATATGAACCTGCTAATTCAAACAATTGCTCATTCAATTCAATATCCTTCTGGAATGATGTTACTGAACGTGCTTTACGTTGTTTACGTCCGTAGCTATAGCTACCACCTAATACTTTCTCTTGTACTCTATTAAACACAGCCCATAAATCATTACCTTGATCTTCAGTACGAGTCGCTTCAAGTAATTCCATAACATTAACTGTTGCTTTACTACGTAATGATACTGCTTTGTAAGCAAAATCAGTCATTTGGGCTTCAGTTAGCTTTGTTGATTTAAACAGATTAATCTTCTGCACCAGACCTGGTAACTTCTCAATTACCTCGTTTACTTTCGCCTGTAACGATTCAAATGTATAATTCATATGGCGGATACTCACATTACTAAAATCAGCATCACTAATAACCAATCCATTACTACACACAAGACGGAATATACCTACTCTAAAGTTAAATGCTGCTTTACCATCATGGCTATTTGTTAATAGGATTTGTGGAAACGCATCATCACCATTTTTACCTTTGATCTGAATGTCTGGGTGTCTAAATACGACAATGTGTTTTTGAAATCCTTTAAATTTCTTAGATTTAACTTCTTGTGCTTTAGTTACCTGCCAACCTAGAGCCATTAAATCCTCTACCACACGTGATGTTGGTGTTTGGATATATTTGTCTGTTAAGTGAGCTGCTTTTTCAGTAGTGAATACTGATGGAGCCATCATTTTGATTTGATCCAGCGAATATGAATTGCCGGTCATCATAGCATCTGTGTTTAATTCTTGATTCATAACTTATCGTTTTTGGTTTTTAATTTTTTAACACGATGAAGATACAACCTAGATTTTGCCTCCCAAAGCTACCTTACAAATAAGATTTAAAATTCTAATATACCAATATCTGGTGGATTAGAAACTATCTTATTATTAAAATCCTTTATAAGACCAACATTTACACCTTTATTAATTGCGGGTGATGTAGCTGTTAAATTATAATTCCAATTTAAAGGATTTACATCCAATGTGTTCATCCAAATAACACCTGATGTAGCAATTTCTGTACTACCTAATGTAAAGTTTGTTACACTACTACCTGATAGTTTATATATATTATTTGTGTGTGTTAAGTTAATACCAGTAAATTGTCCACTACGTGTTACAGATGATCCATTATTAATTTGAATTATATTATTTTTAAGAACTATAATTCCTGTAGTAGCATCAGATGTTGCCATAGAAAACATAATACCACTACTACCAACAGGATTTGGATTAGGAACAGTTTGTACCATTACATTATTATAAAACTGTAAGTTAGTCACTTTAGTTTTATATTGGCCATTATTATTTATATAAACCGCAGTAGTATTATTAATAATCTTATTATAAGCAATAACATTATTCATCTGTGGATAATTAGCTACACCATCTGAATTAGAACCAAATTCAAATGTTCCATTACAATCATAAAATGTATTATACATAATAACATTATTCATAACTGTATCACCTTCTTCAAAAAACTCTACACCACCACCATCACGTCCATAATCATAGCTCATACACCAACAATCATGTAAATAATTATTTGTGAATGTATTGTTACGGCTTGAAATTTGAACAGGAACTCCACCATAATCATTGTCTGGATTTGTAGTGTCATTTACAATCATTCTTAAATTACCTATATTACAACTATCTATTGTTTGTGCTCTAGATGATGCTGTGATATAAACACCATATCCAATTCTATCCATAGTACATTTTCTAATAATAGTGCTTGTAGATGAACTTTCAATTGTAAATACAATTTGGATTTTAGCTTGAGTATATCTATTAGTAAACGATATAGTTGTATCCGATATATTCCAACCATAAAACCTAACATTAGTACATCCTCTTAATATGACTAAACTACCAATTGTAGTTCCAGTACCCCAAAACAATGGATTAGCTCCTACTCCGTAAACACCAAAATAAACATTTGATTTGCTTTGCAATGTTAATGTACCAGTGAATTTAGAACCTTTAGCAAATAATACAGAGTCGCCATTAGTTACATTACTCTGTACCTTAGAAAGTGTTTGCCATGGTGTAGCTGGATTTTGTGCTTGTGTAGTAGTGTAAGTATCGCTTCCTGATTGGTTTATGTAGAATTTTCTTGCTTGCGCTGTGAACATTGTAACGATTAACGTAAACAGCAGAACTAGTTTTTTCATTAATGGTTGTTTTAATTACAAACATAAATATGATAAAAAAAGCCCTCAAAATGAGGGCTTAATACGTAAATTAAAAGTAATTCAAATTACTTATTCTTGATAAGTGACCATACAGCACCAACTGCTGTGATAACTGCTCCAATTACTTCGTTAGTTACAGCTTCTGTAGCTATACCTTTAACAATAAGAATACCACCTACGAATGTTAATGCGTGGCGGATAATGCCTAATACTTGTTCTTTGTTCATAATATAAAGTTTTTAATTATACCAATACATATTTGAAAGATATAAAAGAACGCGATTTAGTTACTTAGTGGTGCTTTGATTGCTGGGTGTAATTGATAGTTTTCTAATTTATTTGTTATATGTTTTATTTATTAATTTAAAATGCTATATTTGGCGTATATTATTGCTTCGCTGTACCGTTCCATTTCATCTGTTGTATTAGGTGGGAATACTTCATCAACGGCTGCTACTAATTTTTCATTATCGATAGTGCCTTTTAATACCATAGTTTTAACCATTGCTTCAATGGCCATACATCTAAGATACATCATTTCTTCTGATACTTTCATAATTTTTGGTTTTTGGTTCCCAATAAATATAAGATAACTATTTTGCCTTCTTATTCCCGTTTGTAAAAAACCACCCAAATTCCTTATTGAACCATAGTTCAAGTCTAATTAGCGTCTTCTTGATCATACATTTTCTTTATTGTTTCATAATATTGTTCACGTAATCGTCTTACAGCACCATCAGCACTTGCTAACCCAAAATTAAACATATCAGGTTCTGGGTGTTCCATTTCTTTTATTGCCTTAATAATATCTTCGAATATCCCAAAGTCGAAGTATTTGTCATTTAGCATTTTGTACTTGTTTTCCATTTAGAATCGTTTTGATATGTTAATAATATATTCTTCTTCTTCGCGTGTTAGTCGCCATGCTTGACCCATTAATTTTTTACAAGCTAAACTAAAGTCATCTGTGTGATCATTTATTAGTGGTTTAGGTATGTAACCATCATCATAAAGGTCATCTACTAATTGTTGTTTTTCTCTTTTGGACATTTCCCATAATACATCGTCTATATCGATGTCAACGTTAATATTCATAGTTTATATTTTTTATTTTTTAAACCAATTATATCCTTCCCCAGGACGTAGTTTTGCTTTGGGTTTTTCTATCATTTTTGCTTTGCGGCCACGTGGTCTACCTGTTTTTTCATCTTCATCAGGCCACTTAGTGTCAGTTACTTGTTTATAGAATTGTTTTAGTACGCGTGCGCGGTACTCAGGATCTTGTTTTGGATAAACTGCTGTCATAACTTTTTATTTAATTAAATATACGAAAACAATTTTGCCTTCAAAAAAAAGGAGAACTAATGTTCTCCCTTTAATTAAATTATTCCATTACACTTAGCAATGCTTTCACCTTTATATCGAATGCCCTTATGGAGCATGATTAGTAACTTTCTTTGTATGTGTTTTCTTCTAATTTTTCTTCGTAAATTATTTTTTGTTTTTTTCATCAAGGATAAATATATAGAAGGGTTACTAAATATAATCTAAAATTATTTCTTTATTATGACTAAGATGTTTTAGTGCTCTGAATTTAGCTTCATCATCTAGTGGTTTAGCTTCTTTATAGTCACTACTCCATACTAATTCACCACCATACATCATTCCACAATAGTATTCTAAATCAGAATTCATAACAATAAACCATTCACGTTTATCGTCTTTTTGCTTTATGCGTTTTGATTTTTCCATGTATCAAATGTTATTTTATCATCATTAATAATCATGTATTGACCACTGGTACCTAAACAATCAATTAGGTAATATCTCTCACCTGTGGATAATCCTTTAGTATCAATTTCTTTCACTTCAGTATGACCAAATACTTGTATTACTTGTTTACGTAACGTATTATGATTAACCTTAAATAATGATCTAGGTCTAATCCACATTGGTGATTGTTCTATATTATCACCTGATGGGTCTAAGTAATATGATAATTTTAAATTACACGCCATTCCAAATTCAAATGTTTTAGGTTTGTATTTGAATAATTTATTTAGGTCAGTAGCTATATTTTCTACTTTCCATTCTCCTTCACCAAACACACTATCCATAAATACACTACTTACACCAGCATGTGTGAATAAGAACTCACCCATCTGATAAGCCATCTGTAAATGGTTTCTATTCTCATCTACTACTTGGGTAATGTTAGGTGCTATTCCATGTTGGTATCCTGATGTGCCTGTATTACCTATCTCTGGGAAGTAGTGATGGTCATGATTGCCAATTAATAATATAACATCGGTTTTATGTTCTTCTAAGGTATCTTCTCTTGAAAATGATGTTTCCTTATATTCAATTATCTCTTTGAAATTATGTAATTGTTCTAATCCACTAATATCAAATGAATCAAAATAATCACCCAAGAATATAACTCGATCAGGTTGTTCCTGATTAACTATCAACTTCCAAACTGAGCGACCATGAATGTCTCCTATAACTATTGTTTTCATTTCCAAAATAATTGTACTAATATAATTAGTGTTCCTAAAAATAAACAGATTCCTGTTTTTGTTGTGAATGGTTCTCTAAATAAGAAATAAGACATTCCTGAGAATACTATTACTCCTAATCCAAAGCCAAGTAAACGTGATGGCCATATTTGGCCATCAAATGCCTCTACGAAATTCTTTACTGATTTCATAAACATGAATGAAATGGGAATACCCATTAACACAGTAAACCACATATGGTCTTTTAACCATTGGTATTTCAATTGACCTTGTAGTTGTAAGAATGTAGTTACTTGAGCCGCTAACCCCCATAATATCCCCCAAAATATATTCATTTAAAATAATTTTTAATATACGATAAGGTATATTGCATTTCGCTTGTTAATAATGAAATTAGATTAGTGTGTGAATTGTGATCACCACAAATACCTAACATATGTAAAATTGTATCCATAACTATATTTTGTCTTCAGTGTGAAATTTATCATCATCCCAATTTAAAAGATCTTCTCCTTTATATTCTGGGTGATCATCATTCATGTTATCTATACCTGTAATCCATACCCAACTTATAATAATTGTTGATACAAGTATTCCAATAAAAAAATAAATCATAATTTATACTAAATTAGCTTTTTCTGGTCGTTTCTTGATATAATCTTGTTTAACTGTATTGTATAGGCACATTAAATCACCATCACACTCTTCCATATACGAATATAATTCCTCTTCTGTGACCCTAAAAGTAATTCTGAAATCTTTTATTAAAGCTTTCATTATACTAGCTTCATCCTTAGCATAATCTTCATTTAAACGTCTATAACGTTCCATCCATAACGCTCTTTTTTCATGTTGATCATCAACACTTTTAATTTTAGCTAAATCTTCTTTCATCAACTCCAACTCGTATTGGGCTTGATAGAAGTAATCACTTACATCATAATCACCATTTTTGATTTTATCATATAATGGTGTATATGGATGTTTAGTTTCACGCATTTTGAATCTGCGCCACCAATAAAATTGATTGTATTTGCTTGGTTTAAAAGTAGAAATCTTATCTCTAACGTAACTCATACGATAAAGATAAGATCTTACTTTGCCTAAGCCAAATTTATATTTTTGCTAACTGGAAGTGCATTCCGTCTTTACGCTGCCATGTTCCACCCCAATCAAAACCATTGTCTGTAAAACATTTTACAAATCCTGGAGATAATTTAGGTGTCATATTTAATCCATTCTCAAATGCATTTAAATCTACAGCTATTCCCCAGCTATGAAGTGACATTGATGTTAAACCTCTTTTCTTACGAATGTTAAAGCAACCGTCCCATGTTTTTAATTCACTAACATGTCCTGTTGCAATAAGAGCTTGTAAAGCTTTAGATAATGGTTCAATCATATCTTTATTACAATAGATTTTTTTAGGTATTACACCTATTTCTAAATATCCTGGAACATCCCACAAGGTTAGTGATGATTGTTTATTAGGATCTCCATATTTCTTTAATGCTTGTTGACTAGTTACCATTGTTTGTTTCAGTTTCGTCAGTTAAAAAATTTGATATTATTTTTGTTATTACAGATGATACCATTACCCAAGTTGCTAGCTTAGGACAATTATTCATTGCTGCAAAAGTAGATGCTAGTGTAGCACCTGCTAGTATTGAATCAGCAATCTTTCTGATGCCTTTCGGGGTTGGTTGCCAATACCCTTTCCATGAGAATTTCATATATTCAATTTGATATAAATATTTGAAAATATAGTGGAGATGATTATTTATTTAAATATCCATTAATTGTAATGCTTTGTTCTTTTTCAAAATAATGAAATTCACTATGGCAATTACGACATAACGTGATACATTTTTCTAATTCTAATTTAAGTTTATCAACACTGTGTTTAGTAGCATCACCTAAATCAAATGATTTTTGAGATGGATCAATGTGATGGAAATCTAAAACATACGGTCTAGTTTCGCCACATTTACTACAACTACATTTGGATTTATATTCATTAATAAATTCTCTGCGTTGTTTATTTTTAATTTTTGATTGTTGATTCCATTTTTCTCTTAAAACATTAATATCGGTTTCTGTTTTTATTTTTTGATATTTCTGTTTATGATACTCTGCCTCATAAAGCTGTATTTTTTCATTATCCTGTCTATAATCTTGCATTCTAGCCTTATGCTTTTCCTTATTATCTCGGTAATATTTAGCATAATATTCCTTCGTTCCCGTTTTCATATAATTATTGTTTCCAATAAATATATGAAAATTTGGGGAGACGATAGGAACTTGTGGAGATGCCGGGAGTCGCATTTATGGACTATCTCATCAGCCGTTCTGACTGGTGGGCGCTCTTGCCTGTTATTAAGTAGTCTTTACTACTCAGGTAGTCTCTACACCTTCTAAGAGTGTACTCTTAGCTTGGCTCGGTATTAGCTGCTGCTTTCACCGAATTCACCCACTTTATTACCTTACCATTCCTAGTAAGGAGGTCCAACTTGAACCCGGGTCTCCGAAAGTAACAATAATACCAACGTCTCACACGCTTAGTACTAACTACTATCTGATTACTACCAATAAAGCGATAGCTCAAATTTCATTTGCACCGTAATTGTAGGGCCTTTCGGCCGCTCCACCATCTACTTTTGAGAAAAGCAGAAAAACGTTTTATTCATTGCAACTTACTGTTTCACCCAAGTTGCCAGGGAAAGAAAAGATCCGTAGATCCTAGGCAGCTAAAGCTACATTGGCGAAAGCCATGTTGATAATTCTAGCACCTTCTTCTTGACGAGCGATTTTGTTGTCGTTTATAGTTTTGTTCAAGTATTAAAGAGGATTAGAACCATGCCTCTGCGTGTGATATTACCCTTATCATCCGGATCAAATGCCAAGTCATCCCCATATTTTAAAGAACTTCTTTTTTCTTTCTAGTTTTAGTTTTTTTATCTAATTGCTTCTTAATCTCAGCACATAACTCATATTCCTCTATTTTGATTAGATCATCTAAACAATTCTTTAACATGTCATTATATTGTGCTTTATCAATTGTAAACAACATTGAACTCATATCTTTAAATGATATATCAAATATATCAATCTTTGCTTTATTGCGTTTAGTTGCACTTAATACACACTTAACCATCTTCATAATCAAGTCCGTATCTCTATTCTTCATTAATACAAAGAATTCACGTTGATCTTTAAGATATAAATAATGACATGCCATAGTTATAAATATTAGTACCACGTACGGGACTCGAACCCGTGATTCCTCCGTGAAAGGGAGGCGTCTTAACCTCTTGACCAACGCGGCAGTACTGCTGATTTGTTGAGCGCACCGAATCTTCAAAACCAGCAAAATAACGGCACTCCCTTTCTTGTTTGTTTTTCAGACCACCCCACAAGTCCGGGTTAACATGAGCGATCTGTTGATCAAGTAGTCAGGCAAGGACTTGAACCTTGAACGCCGTTTTTAACTCGGCCTCTCTTTATAGATAGCGTCTACCAATTCCGCCACCTGACTATAAAGACCCGATATCCGCGTTTTCATCTCACTCGGGTCATGATGAGCTTCCGACGGGTTGATGTGACACCTGGATTCGAACCAGAAATGACAGAATCAAAATCTGTAGTGTTACCGTTACACCATATCACAATGCTGCAACTTTTGAACCACATGTAAGAGTTGCCAACTTTGCCGACAAACGATTCGGAGAGGTAGTGTGCCTGTGCAGGAGTGAACTCCATTCTGAGAGGCCTTCTCTGCTTTTCGATCTCCTGGCCTAGGAGCTGGTTAATTTACTGTAACTACAGAAGCAATGTTTGATGCTACTGCTGCTGTTACTTCAAACTCTTGTTCACCTTGGTCTACTAGGTACAGTACCATTCTAGCTTCAGCTTCAGTTACTGATTCTGAATCAACTAGATATAGTACATTTTGTTTTTTTACTTTACCTTTACTATCTTCAATAGTGAATTGTACTTTTACTTGGAAATAAGTTGCCATAATTAATTGTTTTCGTAAACTGAAAAATTGTATAAATGTGCTCTATATCTTAATAATGCGTTAGCGAATCTAGTTCTTAATTTCATATCGTCATATGATTCATCTTCCATTCTACGTGGTGGACACGCCATATAATAATCGATATTATCATTTGTTAATTCAACGTTACTAGCGAACATCATCATTTTAATGAAATTGATAGCGCCATAACCTCTTTTAAATTCGGATGGGATTTTAAAATCCGCATACTTTTGTGCTAATTCGTACATAACTTGTATCTTTTGTTTGATTAAATATATAACTTTTATTTTGCCTGGTCTACTTTTTTCTTTTTATTTTTATTTCCTATTTCTCCTTTATAACCAAACGATTCAGCTATTTCTGTTGTTTTAAATAATGGTTGTAAATTAGTATAATGAAAACATTGTTTTTGTTGTTCTATATCTGTTAAGTTAAAATTACAACACCCTATAATATGATCTATTTCCCATATTTTACCATGGTTATTCCAGTTCATTTCTGGTTTAAATTGAGATTCAAGGTATTGTTTTATTTGAGATATAGTTCCTCCTAATAAGGTAGATGTTTTTTCTTCTTTTTTTCCTTTTAACTCATTAACTATCCTAGTTTGAAGAATATGTCTTATTTTAAAATTTAAGTCATTTTTTCTTTTATTATTCACCCATGCTCTATAATATCCTTTATTTTGTTTTCTATATTCTTTAATCTTTTCTTTATTTTCAATATTATATTTTAATGAATTCTGTTGGTAATATTCTTGTTTATTTTCTTTATTATTTTTATAATAATTATGGTATTGTTCTGAGTTGTTAGAGTAATATTTTTTATTAAAGATTTTATAACACTCTTTACATTTATACCCATATCCAGAAGATGTTGTTTTATCTTTAGGGAAATAGGATAATTCTTTTTCTATTTTACATCTATTACATATTCTCATATCAATAAATATATGATAGGATGGGAATCATTACAAGAGTCCTAACATTTTCATGTTTTCTAATTGATCATCATCAAGATCCCATGTATGTGGTTTTGCTTTAACTGTTTGATTATCTTCTATATTGCGAATTTGATCTGGGGAGAGAGGATCTCCTACATAAAGGAAATAACAGTTATAACATAATATTTCTAAATTATCAAGTAAATAATTGGATTTATTTCCGTCTTTAAAATTAAGTAAAGTAGGAGTTTTATAATCAGTTACTCTACGTTCATTACATCCACATGTATAACATTCATCTTTCAAATAACCCTCCGCTATTCCTCTAGCTTTTATTTTAGATGGAGTAAATGATTCATAACCTGTACCCTCTTCAAATATACGCTTAACCATTGGTTCTTTACGTCTATTAGGGAGGAATTTGGGAATACCTTTGCCATTTTGATTTTTATGGGCATCAAATAGTGTTAGTGAATTTGGATCACTTTCATCTACCTTCAACGCCTTCATAAATGGCTTAAGGTGTTGATACGAGCACCCTAAATATTTGGCCGCTGCTCTAATACTTTTGGTATAGCGCATTGCAGTCTCAATTTGTGACTTGGTCAAATGTTTGGGTGCTGGCATAACATCATTTAAAGTAAATTAATTACTTTGCTTTTTTTACAGTATCTACTGTTGTTTTAGTAGAATCTACTGTTTTAGTGCTGTCAACTTTAGTTGAATCAGTTGTTGTTGTTTCAGTACTTGTACTTCCACCACAAGATGCTAGGGTTGCTACTAAGGCAACGATTGCAATTGTTTTTTTCATGTTGTTTTATTTTTATTTACTGTTAAATTACTATTTTTTCTTTGCCTTCCCCACTTTCTCTTGAGTTAATTTCACTAACTCCCATAAATCCTCAGGTGAAGATAATGGAATATCATTTCCTTCCACATCTTCTACTGGATTTGCCGTACCATCTGGATTTAAGCGTTCATATATATAGAAAAAGATCAATTCACATGCTTCCTTACTGAATGCTATTGAAAATAAAGCATCAATAACGAAGTAGAATTTTTCATCATAAGATGAGAAATCTAATGTTAAATCATTACCTAATATCATTCCACGCACTTCTATTTCTTCTAGCGTTTGAATAATTTTAACAAATCGTTCTCTATGTTGATCATTTTCTGTTTTTTTCTTGCGTTTTAGAAATGTGTCCACACCAATAATTTCATCGATGGATTTTTTAATTCCATCTGCATGTTGTTCGTTGTCCATAATTTATAATTTGTTGATTAAATCTCTTGCTTCAATACATTTATCATATTCTTCTCTCTCAGAATAATATTCAATTAGTTTTTCGAGAGTGGGTTTCCATTTGTCTTTACCCAATTCAATATAATAATCTGATTGTGCTATCTCAAAGAGTGAGATAGAAGATTTTTTCTTTGCAATACCATCTTTAATGGCAGAGATGGCTTCATCTCTAACGGCTTGGATTATTTCGGGGATTTCTGTTAGTTGAGAATAACTTGCCCCTTGTTCTATATACACTTTGAACACGGGGATTTTTCTTCTCATTGTTTTCGTTTTAACCATAACCATTAATTTATATTATTTCTTTACACCAGCCAACTCTTGCATTCTAACAGCTTCAGCTAATGGAGCTTCTTCAGCAGGTGCTTCTTCAGGTGCCGCTTGTCCACCACCAATAGCATTCTTAATTAATAATTTAATATCAGCAATTGGAATTAAAAATCCAATTACATTACTATAAGGTACGTCTGTGTCCTGAGATACAGTTAAGTTATATTGTTCTAAACCTTGGTTTAACTTAGATTGTAGTTTCTGTGTTGCTTGTGCTTTAGCATCACCCTCAAGTGTTTGAGGTAATACGAATTGCACTTTAATACCCTTTTTAGTTGGGTTGTGATTTACATCTACTCTAAGTTTTGGTTTTATTTCTGCCATTGGTTGCGTTTACGTATAAATATTATAAAATCTCATCTACCAGCCCATATTTATGTGCTGTTTTTACATCCATATACCATTCACCACGTTTATCTTTAATTTCATTTAATTGTTTTGTTGTGAATTTCGTTCGTGAAAGTAAGTAATCATCATATATTTTCCACATTCGTTCTCCCTCTTTTACCTCTTGTGAATGTAATTGTAATTTTTCCTGTTGCATTGCCCATGATATTTCATGGTACATAAAGGTTGCACGTTGACTTGCAAATCGTCTATGTCCAGCCGCGTATACTACTAATGCAGCTGACATGGCATGTCCATGACATATTGTGTGGATTGGAGTCTGTGAATTTGAAATGACGTCAACTAAGGCAAACCCATGATATACGTCTCCACCAGGTGAGTTAACTATTAGTTTTATTGGTTCTTTTTGTGCTTTTTTAGCGTCCTCTTCATTAATCTCATATATAACTTCTATTATTTCATTAACATTATCTATTTCGATGTCGCCTATTGATAATATGCGGCCGCTAGGTTTGTCTGATTTTTTTGGAGAAGCCATAGTAGTGGATTTTCTCCAATAAATATTAGAAAATTAATTTTGAATTATTTACTGGGTTATGTTTTGCATAAGTTCCCCATTTATATTGGAAATATTCATGGCATGCTTGTTCTTTAATTTGAGACTCAGCTATGCGCTCTGGTGTTTTAGTTCCTAATGATACAAAATGATAGAAGTGGCAATTATATGTTCTAATCATCTTCATACCACTCATTTCACATTTCATAAAAAATTCCCAATCTACTACCCATGCTCCAGGATATGACTCGTCCCATCCACCTATGCGCATGTAATCTATCTTAGACATTAGAATTGGGGGTGTTGAACCAGCAGCATCAAATTTATTACTAGATAATTCTGTTTCATATTTCCAAAATGCTTCTAAATCAAATGTATTTGGATCGCGGCCTAGATCTTTAATATGAAATTGATGAAACATACTAGGTATAGGTTCAATTTGATTAGGTGTTAAGACGCGATTTGGTACCCACATCTTTTCTAAATTTATATCCCAATTTTTAGGGAATACATTATCATCATTAACAATTAATATTAAGTTATGAATAGCATTGTAAACACCTAAATTAGTAGCTCTACATATTCCTTGATTTTCTTCTAAATCAAGTACATCAATATTATCTTTATATTTTTCTAATACTTCTTTATTTAAGTCATAGAAACCATCTACTATGACTATAATTTGATTTTTATTGGTTTGTCCCTCAATAATTGAGCGCAAACATAAATCTAATATTTCTGGTTCCTTATATGTTGGTATTATTACTGATATCATTAGAGTATTTTTATGTTAGGTAGAAATAAGATGAATTTTCCTTCATATCCATCTTGTCTTAATAATTTAATTATATAATCAGAGAAATTATGAGCTAATATAATAATATAATCTACTGGGTTTGATTTTAATTTTTCTCTAGACACTATTTCAATACCAGTACCAGGTACAAATTTTCCTTGTTTTATATTTGTATCATCTACTATATAATCGATCATAGTATAATCAATTCCAGCTGCGTTTAGATAAACACATCCTTTAGCTGCTGCTCCAAATCCTGCTATTTTAGCTCCTTTATCTTTCAAAGATAAGATAAATTCTTTACTTTTCCCAATATTATTTTTAATATTTTCTCCCCATTTGATATAATCTTCAGTAGTAAATTTTTCAGCTTGTAATGTTGGAGGAACACTATAATCACATTGTTGCCACGCTTCACCCAATTCTCCTTTATGTGATATTAATAATCTTATAGTACCACCATGAATTGGGTATTTAACTGATTTTATGACTTGTAAATTATATTTATCAAGTAATTTAGTTAATGGATTTACTAAATAATAGTAAACATGTTCGTGATATACCTGATCAAATTGGTTTGTTTCAATACTTGTTTTCCAATATGGAAACTCCAAACACCAAATTCCAAATTTATCTAAACTTAAAGCAATACCCTCTACGAAACTTTCAATTGGTGCTGTATGCTGGAAGCAGTTTGTTGTAGTAATTAATTTAAACTTTTTATTTAATTTTTTAGCTAATTCTGCTCCCCAATAATCATTAATTGAAGGGATACCTTTTGATTTTGCTTCTGTAGTTAAATTTTCAGATGCATCTATGTTTAATATATTTAAATATGATTTTTGTTTTAGGAATGTTTTTAATAAAGTACCATCGTTGCCACCAATATCTAATACATTATCTTTTTCACTTAATCGTAAATAAGTATCTACAAATTCAAACATATCTTTACAATGATCAATGTATGGTTGAGATACTCCTGATTTATATAAATAATGTTGATATAATATATTAGGTTCTATTTCTGCTGTTAGAGAGGATAATCCACTTTCTTCAAATAATTGAACGGCTAATGGATATCTTGAACAATTTAGTGATTCTTCCATTGTGTTATTTAAATTATTAACCAATGGCATTAATCCTAAATCTAAGTATGTTATACTTTTATTATCTCCTGTTATAGGACATTTATCTATTAAGGTATGATTATTCATATTTAGTATTATCATTTATTTTCTTCCAATCAATAATAGGACTCATTAAGAAATCCATACAGTGTGTTGATAAACCAGGCATTGGTGTTATTACAAATCTTCCTTTATTTTCATTTAACCATACCCATTTATGATGATCACCAGGAGGAATTGTTTTTCCTGTTTGTTCATCATAATCTTCAATGATAATTTTTTTAGTAGTTATAAAACTACCACAGGTACTAGGGGTTGTTCTCCAATGACTCGTATTAGTTACAAATATTTTAGATATTAAATCATCATACATTGGTGCTGAATATTTATCTGAAGCATCATACAATGATATATAACTTAATCCATCAAATGTTTCAAACATGTTGGTTACTTTATCAGTCCAGTCATCTATATGTAAATAATCATTTTCTAAAATATAAATAAGATCTTTATCACCTATGGTATTTAGATTTAATATTATTTCAAATATTTTGATAAAAGCGTCAGTACCATTTCCTGCTTGTATTTCATGAGCAATATATCTATCTTTATATTTTTCAATCCAATTATCTTCTATTTTACCATCCATTACTACATGAATATCTACATCTTTATTTTTAGTAGTATTTAAGAGATTAATAAAACATTTTTCATAATCAAACCAACTAGGTCTAAATTTATTATCCGTACCTGATATATTATAATGGCTGTAAAATATGTGTATTTTCATAATTAAAATAATTCTTTAGCTGGGTTGCCATATACTGTTGTGTTAGGCCTAGTGTCTTTTATAACAGCACTATTAAGACCTACTATTGTATTTTCAGCTACTACTTTTTTAGGAGCAATACTAGCATTAGGATTAACTGTAACACTTTCTTTTAATTCAGCAAATCCTCCAAAAAAGGTTAATGCATTTATTTGACAATAATCTCCTATTTTAACATCGTGTCCTATTACAGAATGGTTTTGTATTGTTACAAAATTGCCTATTGTAACATCATTTGATATATAAGTAAGAGCACCTACAATAACTCCAATTCCTAATTTAGTATTAGTATTAACGATTATTGATGTTGGATGGATAATATTAATAAATTTTCCACCTTTAATTAGTATTAAATTAACATATTTCTTTTTATAATTAACGTCTCCTAAAGCACAAATAAATACATCTTCATCTTGTACTTGATAATCTTCAACAGATGAAATAATAGGTGGATAATTTTCAAATCCATCTAAAGCATTTGCTTTATCATCTAAAAATCCTTTTATAGTCCATTCTGTGTTATATTCTTTAGTTTTAGTAGCTATATTATAAATTTCTCTGCCAAATCCTCTAGCACCTATGATAATTAAATTTTTCATGTTATTTGTTTTTTAGTTTTAAAATTCTTGATGTTGTAAAATATTTTGTTGGATCTTCCATTGAGTAAAAGAAATCAGTTTTCCATTCACCACTAAGTAATTCTTTACCTGTTGGGTCATTAGCTGGTTGGTAATGGATATCTGCTATAATTCTATCTATTTTGGCGTCATTAGGTCCTGATTCATGCCATAATGAACTATGCATTATAGCAAAGTCACCTGGATTGAGTTCAGGTGTTGATGTTGGGAATTTAATATTGAAAGCATCTCTATTAATTTCACCAGCATCACCTAAATGACCAAACTTATGAGTACCTAAATGAAAAGTTAATCCACCATTTGAAGGACCAGAATAACTAAGTGGTACAAAGAAACTACATTTATTTAAAAATCCTAAATGATAACAAGAATCGTTATGTAAAAATACTTTATCTAAACTAAACTTATCTTTAATTACAAATCTATGATTGTATAATGCAACATCATCACCATGTACTTGTTTAGCTGTATTGACTAATATTTCATTTCTATATAGATAAGCTAATTTTTCAGGTAATTTTTCTTTTAAGGCAACTGGATTTGCTTGATGTACATCTCTTCCTTCTGCTAGTTGGTTATTATAGAATGTTTTCCATTCTTGTTGCCATTCTTTAATTATATCTTGAGGAATAACATTTCTCATAATAAATAACCCCGTTATATCGTATACTTCTTTATTGAATATATTTGATTCAATCTTATCTTTATATTCGTTTACTAATTCAGGACTATTATTTTTCATATTTAATTAATTTACTTTTATAATACAAGATCCCCATGAATAACCTACTCCAAAACCAGCTAATAATACGTTTCCTTTTACTTTATTTTCATTTATAGCTTCTTTTAATGCTATAGGAATAGTAGATGAAACTGTATTACCACAGTTTTCAACGTAAATATAAAACTTCTCTTCAGGTATTCCAAGTTTCTTTCGAAGATGGTTCAGAATGAATTTATTTGCTTGGTGAAATATAAATAGATCTATACCAGCTATATTAGTGTTATGTTTATCTAGAGTTTTATGTATTAGTGGAGGAATTGATTCTGAAGTAAAATTAAATATTTCGGGACCATTCATATATAAATTATCCTCATTTAAAATGTTATTGTATTCATCTATTGTATCAATTCCACATTTAACTGGGAATTTTGATGCTCCGTTTTTAACAATTAAATTATTACCTCCTTTACCATCTGTTCCTAACTCAAAATCCAATATTTCAGCAAATCCATTATCTGATATTAATGTTGCTGCGGCTGCGTCTCCAAATATTGTTTTATTGGATTTATCTTTTGGATGTATAAATTTAGAGTAAGTTTCTGATGTAATTAATAGTATATTTTTTGCTATATTACTATTAATTAATCCTTTAGCTAAAGCTAACCCATAGACATAACCAGAGCATCCTAAATTAAAATCTAAAGCACCTGCTGTTGTTGGTATTCCTAATTTATCTTGTATTAGACAAGCTGTGGTTGGTAAGAAATAATCTGGACTTTGAGTACATAACAATATAAAATCTATTTCATTTGGACTAATGTTGTATTCTTTAAATAGTTTCTCTGATGCTTTAATAGCCATATCTGAAGTAAATTCATTATCTCCAGCAATGTGCCTTTTAAATATTCCTGTTTTAGAGGAAATTTTATCTACTGACCATTCTGGAAATGAATTATTTAACTCAACATTATCTAGAATATTTTCAGGTAAATAATATGATATACCTTTTATTTTTGCTTTATTCATATGATTTATTTTGAAGTTAAAGTTAAGCCTCCATCTAATATTAACTCAGTTCCTGTTATCCATTTACTAGCATCAGATAATAAAAATATACTAGGTCCAGCTACATCTATTGGTTTTCCTAATCCTAATGGATAGATATTTTCAATTCCTTCAGACATACTGACTGCTTTTTCTCCCATAGGCGTTATAACAGTTCCCGGACATATACTATTTACTCTAATTTTTTGGTTTGATAATTCTGATGCTGTTACTCTAACAAAGGCATTTAATGCTGCTTTTGTAGAAGCATATATTGCGGTACCAACAACTCCTACTTTAGAGGATATAGATGATATATAAACTAAAGAGGAGTTTGGTTTTATTTTTTTATATTTTAGTAGTTGTTGAGTAAGTATTACTTGACTATTAAAATTAATTGAAAATAGGTTATTGATTTTTTTTAGATTAATTAATCTAACTGGGCTGAATTCAACAGCACCTGCACAAAATACAACTCCATCTAATTCAGGAAGTGATTGAATAAGTTGAGTAATATTATCTTCATTATTTAGATCACATACTATTTGCTTATTATTAAAAGACATTTGATTAGATGTTTCTAAAAGGCGATTACTATCTCTTCCTGTTATAATAACATTAGCTCTTTCATTAGCACATTGAATAGCAATTTCTTTTCCTATACCAGATGAAGCACCTGTTACTAAAATTGTTTTACCTTCTATATTAAATAAATTATTCATATTCTATTATATCAGGACAATATATATCTTTTGTTAATGTTATTAAAGCACTTCCCCATGATAATCCAACTCCAAATCCACAAATAAACATTTTATTATTTGCTTTTACTTTATTAGTATAGTTTATAGTAAGGGGAATTGTTGCTGAACTTGTATTACCATATTTTTGGATTGAGTATAGAGCTTTATCTTCAAAGATATTTAATTTTTTACATATCCTATCATTCATCATTTTATTAGCTTGATGAAATATAAAGTAATCTATTTCACTTATATTTAAAGAATAATGATCAAAAAATTCATTAATTATTTTTGGAACTTTATTTACCCCAAAACTAAATACATCCATTCCTTCTAATATAATATTACACTTACTTCTTTCAATTCCATCTGTTGTTTCTATATTTAATGAATCATTATTAAATTTATTTCTAGATCCTCCATCTGGTATTATTATGGCTTTATATCCTTCCCCATCTGATCCTAGTCCAAATAACATTTCATTGGCTGATTCATTATATTCTATAATAGTAGCGGTTCCAGCATCTCCAAATAATGGTTTTGTACTTTGATCATTTGGATTTACTTCTTTAGATATAGTATCACCTACTAATAACAATCCTTTTTTTAATTTTCCTGATGATATTAGAGATGATATAGTGTATAAGCCATAGACATATCCGGAACACCCCAGTGGTATATCAAAACACACACATGATTGAGATAGTCCTAATTTATATTGTAAAATAGTACTAGTAACAGGTAATTTATAGTCGGGTGTTTGACTTACGAATATCAAAACATCAATGTCATTTTTATCAATGTTTAAATCATCTATTAGTTTATTAGCAGATGTTAAACATAAATCTGATGTACATGTATGTTGGTTTGATATTCGGGTTTCCTCAACTCCAGTAGTAGAAATAAATTTAGTATTAGTGTTAATACTTTTTTGTTTTGGAACAGTAGTAGATATTCCTAATATATTAATATTTTTTATATTAATAAATGACATTATTTTCTACTTTTTACAATTTCAAAAAGATCGTTAAATGTTTGAGAATTTTTTATATCTTGTCCTGTTATTTTTATTCCGTATTCATCTTCAATCATCATTATAATGACTAAAGCATCCATAGAATCAAAAACATGAATGTCTCTAAAACAGGTTTCACCTGTTATAGGAGTATTGTTATTAACATTTTCTAGTTGAGAGAGAAAATCTTCAATAAATTTATTTATTTCCATAATTTTATTTTTTATAATGTGAATATAATAAGAATGTTTGGCCTAATCTAATCTCTATTTGCTTTGTTATAAATGTCAAATTTAGATAGATCTGGGTATGGTAATTCTAAATCTTCATTATGTTTAGGAACACCATTTGATGTGTAGAATTGATTCATTAATAATAGGCCACGAGCTGCTAGTTCAGGCATCATATAAAAATTCCATCCCATCATATCAAAATGGTCTTCGTGATATGAACATTCACGACGGCCACTATATCTAGCTCGTTTAAACCAGAAATAAGCATCCTCATTATCAGTTAATATAGCACCACCTTTAGATAATTTAAAATGCTTATACGGACCAGTAAACGAAATACACATATGTGTTCCTGGTTTATACATTCCTGATGTGAAGCTAAGAGCGGAGTCCCATACATTAGTTGGTTCTAATTGATATGCTCCTTTAATTGTTTTACCTTTAACTTTTTTAAAGTTAATTTTAGCACCGGCATGAGCAATTTCACAAGGTACTGATGGGTATGTACGTGAAGGAATTGTTATTTCTATTCCTTTAACCTTTTCATACATCAATGCTAAAAATAATCCATTTGATTGATTATCAACAGTTATTACGTAAGGAGCACCTGTATAGTCTGCTAAGCGTTTTTCAAATTCTAGTGTAATATCGTATACATTTTTCATATTTTAAATATATTAATTACTTTTTAAAAAACCAAATTTACTTATTCTTTCTTGAACATAGTAGGGAATTTTCTCTTCAAAACTATTTATTTGATTTAATTGTTTTGTTTGGGGATTTAATTTAATAGCATCTTTATAATAAGCATGTAGATTAACATCTTTACAATATGTGTATCTAGATATTGTTTTACCTTCTAAAACATATTGTTGAAAATCTCCTCCATTTTGTTTAAATATATTACTAACAATCATTGAATATAAGTCCCAACCTCCCTTTCCTTTCCATTCATCCCAAACAGGAGCTAAATCTTTACAAAGAGACTTACTATATAAATCAATCCAACCTGCATATTTTGAATATTGAATTGGTTGTAAAGATATATCTTGAGTGGAATTATCTTGATTATTTATTATATCAAATAAATTTTGTTTATTCCAATCTTCATAAGGTATATCTTTATAAATAGGATTAACTAAAGAATCCCACGAACTATCCCATAATTTAGAAATTTGAGGAACAATAACAAAATACTTATTTTTTATCTGTTTAGCTCCTTCAACCATGTATGGTATTGTATATTCATCAAATATTATATCAGGACATAAATTTACATAAAAATCTACCTCAGAAGAGATAGATTCACGTTCAAAATCAAGATGTCCATACAATTGATCACCATCATATATTTTTTCATTATATGTGAATTCTTCGGGCAATAAACATTTTAAATTTTTATATTTTTTTATAAAAATATCTTTAGATATACTAGATTCTTCCCAATTAATCATATAACTAGAAACATTCAAGCATGATTCTAAAGTTACTTTATCTTCCTCATTAAAATGAGAAAATGATTTAGCTAATCGATTATACGTTAGTATAGCATAATCTAATTCCCAAGGCATTAAATGTAACCTAATTTTAATGTTCATTTTTATTATTTAAATCTTAAACCAATAATTTCATCTCTACTAGAAGCATTAAATCTTAAATCTAAAACATACAATCCAAGTTCTCTTTTAATATAAGCTAAGTTATTACGATACATTTCATGAATATCTTCACATACTAATACTCCACCTTCATTTAAAAGAGAATAATAGTTTCTAAAGAACCAATCTTGTGAAGGCCATGAATGCGGACCATCATCAATAATAATATCAAATAAACCTTCTTTTTCTTTAAGCATATCTAACATTGTCGGTGAATATGCATCATACTCAGGCCCAGCATATAATTTTACTTTATCATTTGGGATAGTTCCTCTATATGTTTGATTGTCAAGTCCCACATACTTTTCCACATAAGATATTTCTGAGAATGGGCCTACTGATCCTTCACCAAACATACTTATCCCTATTTCTAACACTTTAAGTGGGCGATTGAGTTTAAGATACTGAGAGTTAAATATTAGGTTATAACTTATACCATATTGATGGACAGTATTTTTATCTGTTGATCCATTTAAAAGAATATTGCCAACATCACAATAAGAGTGGTTCATATTTATTTATTTTTAAGTTTATTATATACTTCTTTAATTCCTTGTTTTAATCCTATAAAATCAATAGGTAATATATTTCCTTCACCTTTATAATTAGGTCCATCATCATTTTCAACTTTTATATCAACTTTATATTCATCTAGTTCATTGATTAATTGAGCTATTCTAGTTAATGAGCATGTTGTGTTGTAAGAACAATCTGTTTCTTTAGGTAAATTATTATTATTTATGTAATACTCTATCATCTTAACTAAGTCAGGCATATAAATAAAATCCATATACTTATCTTGATGAATTTGAATTGATTCTTTATTTATATATCGTTTAATATTTGCTTTAATGAATCTAGTATCTAATTCATTTTCATCAAAAACAGCAAATATTCTGATGTTATGGAAATTGTCTTTACCTAATATAGATTGTCTTATTACATGTTTACTTAATCCATATGGAGTATCTTGAGCATATAATTCTGCTCCTGATCCAAAATGAATTAATTTATCAAAATGATCTTTATTGTTTAATAGATTATAATACATAATTAAATTATCATCTATTATATTTGAATCATCTTGTTTTAATCTACTTCCTCCTTTAACAGCACAGTGAATAACTACATCAAATAATCTATGTTTAAAGAAAATATTTGTTGCTTCTCTATTAGTTAAATCAAAATTATCTCTACTAACAGACATTACATTATATTTATCTTTTAATGCGTTATATAATGATTTAGCAATATAGCCATTACCACCTGTAATTAATATATTCATTGTTATTTACTTAAATTAATATAATATGGAAGTTTGGTATTATAAGATTCATTAAAAGTATTAACTACATCTTCATCTGTTTGAGGATGAACACTTTTTAAATTTTTAAATACACTCATAGCTTCTAAATCTTCTTCAGCCCAATGTGAAAATCCTAAATAACCATAATCACGATTACGTCCACTTCCTACTAATTTAACCGGTATTTTTTCATGATCAATATAGTTTCTTATAATTTCAAAAGGACGATAAATTACAAAAGGAGTAATTGAATATACATAAACTGTTTTTCCTTCTAATGTCATTCCTACTGCTGCTCCTAATAAGGCCATTTCTGATGATCCAAAGTTATAGAATTGGGATGGTACTTCTTTGCGGATTTGGTCAAATAATCCATATCCAACATCTCCAATACACAATACTACATCTTTATCATGTTTCATTTTTTCTAAAAGTAAAGAGGCAAATATTTTTCTCATTTTAATTTGATTTTGCTGTTAAATAATCGTGTTCTCTCATGATATGATAATGAGCATTTAAACCCTTTAAGAAAGGATATTGTTCAACTGTTGTATATTCTACATTAATAGAAGGTAAAAATACCTTTAATCTGTTTACTAAGTATTCAGTATTTACTTCATCATAACCAGCCATACCATTAACATTAACATATACTTCTATATTTGGTATATTCATTTCATATATTACTTTTAATGATTCCCAAACACTTCCTTCAGCACACTCTCCATCACTTATCAAAACAAACACTTTTCTTTTAGGATTAGCTAACGCTCTTCCAACAGCTACAGTGATACCTAAACCTAAACTTCCCGTAGAACAGTAGATGTGGTTTTTTTCATCTAAATGAGGATGTCCACCTTGCTGTAAAAATAATTGCTCAGCATCCAAACCATGATATTTTTCCAAACAAACATAAAGCGCTAAAGCAGCATGTCCTGAAGATAAAATAAATATATCTTCTGGTTGTTTTTTCTGGAATATTTTATCCACGATATCCACGCTGGATAAGTAACTACCTAGATGTCCTAGCTTATGTTTATAAGCTATATCTATTATTCTTTGTTTTAATTCTTTCATTTTGTTTTATTTTATTCCTTTGTTATGATTAATTTCTTCTAAAGTATACTCTGGGTTTTCATTTATGAAGGTTTCTGTTATTTTCCAATGTTGAGCATAGAATTTAAGTAATTTAATATGTCCCTGCATGGTTTCTTCATTTATTCCTCGCATCCAATAATTAGGATCTGATGGTGGGATTTTAGCATATCTATTTTGCATATGATGAATTAGAATTTTATCAAAATGAGAAATAGCTATTACATTTTTTCTAAAATAATAAAAAATATCAAAATTCCATCTTTCAATACTATCCCATGGGAAATTAATAGAAGGATTATACCAATCCAAATCACTCATGTCTATTTTAGATGATAAGAAATCTAAATGATTATTATTAAAAACTAAACACGCTTGGTTCCAATTATTGAATTCGGCATATGTAATTCCTTCATGAATAAATGGACTATTGTAATTCCACTTCCATGTATCATTCATATGATGCAGATCATTATATTGTCTATTCATAGGAAAAGACAAATCAGATGATTCATCAATTTCATATCTCATAAATTTTGAATATATATCTACAGGTAATGTTTTTGTAGACTCTAACCAAAATTTAATATTTTCATAAGTAATAAAAATATCAGCTTCTAAAGCAATATATAAATCATATTTTCCTTTATTTTCATATATTGTTTTCCAAGTACTTCTAGGATATAATAAATTACTTTTTAAGGTAAGAACATTATCTTTTATTCCATCAATGTTTAAAGGGATATTACTATTAATTATTATATCTATTTCCTCTGGCCATGATTTATACTCCTCAATTGATTTTTTAATACAATCAACTTGGTTTGTTCCAAAATTAGCAATTACAACTAATATCTTCATTTATACTATATTTTTAAATGTATTTATGTTATAATAGATATCATTATCAAAATCAGAGAAGTTATTATAATTATTTATTAAATCCTCAATGATATTTTTAACATCATATTGTGGATTAAATTTAAGATTATTTTTTGCTTTTTCCAAACTTACTTTATAATTCCTAACATCTTGAATACTAAGATTATTTATGATGATTTGTTTATCAGGATATGCTTTTTCTATTTCTTCTTTAACTATTTGAGCTAATTCTTTTATTTGATAATTACCTGAGCATATGTTATATGTCCCTGATGGAGCGTCTAATTCAATAGCATTAGTATATGCTTGAACAGCATCCTGAATTGATAGTATTGGTCTCCAAATTTCAGGGTTATTAACAGTGATAGTAGATGTAGTCATAGCATGTTTGAACATAATATTTAAAACTAAATCTAATCTCATTCTAGGAGAATAACCACATACTGTTCCTTTTCTTAAAGCAATTACTTTAAAGTTATCATCAGCTATTTGTAATACACCTCTTTCTCCTTGTAATTTAGAGATACCATATGGGTGTTGAGTAAATGTAGGATCTTCTTCTGTTGAGAAACGATCATCAGAGAAACCGTACACTGAACAACTACTAGCATATATGAATTTTTTTACTCCTGCTTTCTTAGATATATAAGCTAAATAAGAAGGACATGCTGAGTTTTGTATGAAATTTTCTGATGGGGAGAAATCAGCCATTGGGTCATTAGATAATCCTGCTATGAAGACTACAGTATCAAATCCAATTAAATCCTCTTGTTTAAGATCAAATATATCTTTTTTAATTACTTTATCACAATCAGTTTTGTTTCCAAACCATTGTAAATCAACTATAGTAATAATATCGTGGTGTTTTTCTTTAAGGTGGTTATGTAACATAGTACCTACATAACCGCAACCTCCTGCTAGTAATATTTTCATTATTTGTTTTTAAAAAAATTATCAACTACTGTTTCAATATAATCTAATTGTTCATCTGTTATTCCAGGATATACTCCTAAGAAGAATGTGTCTTTTGTAGATTTAGTGGCTATTGGGAATTGTTCTTTAGGATTTTCATAGTTTTCTGCTAATTCTTGATATGCAGGATGGAATAGAGCATTGCCTGTAAAATATGATCTTGTTTGAATTTTAGCTTCTTCTAAATATTCTACTAAATCATTCTTTTCAAATGAACAATTATCTTTTAATGTAATTAAGAATCCAAACCATGATGGATTAGCTTGATCTAATGCTTTAGGTAAATAAACAAAGTTCTCATACTTACTAAACATATTTAACATTCTATTAAAGTTATGTCTTCTTCTATCATGTAAATACTCTAATTTATCCAATTGAGCTATCCCCATTGCTGCTTGTAATTCTAGTGGTTTTAAGTTATAACCAACTTCATCAAATACAAATCTATGATCATATATAATATCATCATGTCCTTTAAACCAATTACTTAATCTATTACCGCATGCTGTTCCGCCTAATATACTTCCAGGTTTAACACTGTTACAATAACATGCTCTACCCCAATCTCTAAGAGAAGCTAAAGCCATTCTTGTTTTAGGAGAATTAGTAGATACAAACCCACCTTCACCCGTAGTCATATGGTGAGCAGGGAAGAAAGAACATGTTGATATTTTACCAAATGATCCTAATGGAATACCATTCCAAGTAGATCCCAAAGCATCACAACAATCTTCTAAGAATACCAAATCATATTTTTCAACAATGTTCATTACTCTATCCATATCTGGAGGATTTCCTAACACGTGAGCAAATATAAGACCTCTAATTTCTTTATTAGTATCTTCTTCAAGTAATTTTTCAACTTGGTCTAAATTAAGATTCAAATTAGGTAATTCAACATCCACAAATACGGGTTCAAATCCATTTTGAATTAGTGGATTAATTGTAGTAGGAAAACATACTACGGGAGTAATAAATTTACTTCCTTTAGGTAAATTACCTCCTCTTTTTGTTCTTAATAATGATACCATCAATAGGTTAGCTGAGCTACCTGAATTAACCATTATGCCATCTGTTTTTCCTAGGAATGGGGCGAATTTCTTTTCAAATTCTCTACCCTTTTCCCCTAAAATAAACCATCCTTTTAAAAGAGATTCAACCGCAGCTACGTACTCTTTATCATCAAAAACAGGGCCAGAATATTGAATCCAATCTTTTCCGGGAGTCCAAGATGCATTTTGGTTTTTCTCATTAATAAATTCACTTACTAAATCTAAAATTTGTTGTTTCTTATCCATTTATATTAAATTATTATGTTTAAATATTTCTGTTACTTTATTAATTATATTTTGTTCGTAATTAACATACTGAAGGGCTTGTTGGTAATTTTCTTCAATTACCTCTTTTTTGGAATTATAATAGCTATCTGTTAATTGATTGGAAATATAAATAAATTCATCTGCCTCCCCAAATTCAATTATACCCTCTGTGTTAAAGAAATCACTTATATTTGAACATCCCCAATACATTGGAATTGTTTTTAATAGGAAACAATCTAATATTTTTTCACTAAACCATCCTCTATGAGCAAAGTTTTCAATAGCTACTCCAAATTGAGCATCACCGAATACTTCTTCTTTATCTATTCTAGCTCTCTCAATATTATGTCTATCTCCATACACATCAAAGAATTTAGTTGGAATTTTAATTTCATCTTTTCTATCTAATATTTCCCAACGAATCTGATGTCCGTATGATTTTAAAAGATTTCCTCTTAAATGAGATATCTTAAATTCCTTTTTGTGTTCTTTCTCATATTGATCTGATTTGAGCCAGGTATGACCAAATGGTAAGAAAATAGCATTTTCACAATTATTTAATACTTTATCATTCCATGTTAATATAGCATCGAATAGGTGTTTGTTTTGAATAACCCAATCATGCTTACCAAAATATTCATTTGGTTCATGTAATGTTATAATATTAATAGAGGATAATTCCTCTTGAGAAGTAGGAATATCTTCTACAAATAAAGAAAAATCAATATCTTTTAAATAACTTAACTTTTCTTCAAATATTTTAGAGTCTAAAAAATTAGTTTTTATTTTCATTATTATAATAATTTAACCAATGTTCAATCATTTCATCTAACATTGTTTCAAATGTATATGTTGGTTGCCAATTAATGTATTTTTTTAATTTTAAAGTATCACCTTTTAAATCATGTAATTCTTCAGGGCGTAGAAACTTTTCATCTTGAGTAACGTATTCTTTCCAATCTAATTCTAATGATGAAAATACATAATCACATAATTCTCTAACAGAATGTGATATTCCTGTAGCACATACAAAATCATCTGATTTGTCTAATTGTAATATTTCCCACATTGCTCTAACATAATCTTTGGCATGTCCCCAGTCCCTAGTTGCATCTAAATTACCTAGTTTAAGTTCATTAGATAATCCTAATTTAATTTTAACTGCTTCTTTACATACTTTATTTGTAACGAAGTTAGTACCTCTTCTAGGTGATTCGTGATTAAATAAAATACCATTTGAAATAAACATATTATATGAATGTCTATAATTCCTACAAATATTATAACTAAATACTTTAGCACATCCATAAGGAGATACCGGATTCATTGGAGTAGTCTCTCTTTGGAATCCATCATTATCTATAGAGTTGCCAAACATTTCAGATGAGGATGCTTGATATACTTTGGCTTCTGGTTTTATTAATCTAATTGCTTCTAATAAATTTAATGTGCCTATTCCTGTTACGTTTGCTGTGTATAAAGGCTGATCAAATGATATTCTGACATGACTTTGTGCTGCTAAATTGTAAATTTCATCAGGTTGTGTCTGTTGTATAATTCTAATTAGAGAGGCCATATCTGTTAAATCAGCATAATATAGTTTTATCTTATTAAATATGCTGTCTAATCGTGATGTTTGGTTTTCTGCTACTGAGTTTCTTTTTAATATGCCATATACTTCATACCCTTTCTCTAGCAATAGTTCAGCTAAATAGCTCCCATCTTGTCCATTTATTCCTGTAATAAGAGCTTTCATATTATATTATTTTCAATTATATAATCATATGTTTGTTTTACCCCATCATACAAATTAATAGGGTTAAATGATGGAATCTTTGATTTTAATATTTCAGAAGATACATCTTTCCTATATTGTCCATTTGGTTTAGTTGTATCATATTCTATTTCTATATGTTCAGCCCCACATGCTTTAAGAGCAATTTGAGCCATTTCTGTTATTGATAGATTTTCATCTATAGCTACATTCATATTATCGTAAATGTCATTATCTAAACAATATTTAATAACATAAGCTAAATCATCAGAATACATAAATTGTCTTAATGGACTTCCATCCCCAAATAATGTTATTTTATCTTCATTATTTACTTTAGCATTATGGATTTTTTTAATTAATGCTGCTATGAAATGACTATTATCACCATACTTATCATATTCACCATATAAATTACAAGGTGTTAGATATTGATATTGGGTACCATATTGTTGGTTATAAGCTTCTATCTGTACCGCTAATGCTCGTTTAGCATATCCATATGAGAAATTAGTTTTTGTTGGTGGACCTAAATGTAACATATCTTCAGTTATTGGATATGATTCAACTATATCTGGGTAAATACATGTGCTTAGTATTCCTATAAATCTTTTTATATTATGTTGTTGAGCCCATTTTAATACTAGAGTATTCATTATAATATTCTGATCAAAATAATCTGCAGGATATGTAATATTATCTACTATTCCTCCTACTTTAGCTGCTAAATGAATTACAGTATTAGGTTTAATATTATTAAACATTTGATATACTTGCATCTCAGAAGTTAAATCATAATCTTTAGAAGAAATATAAGTAGCATCAGGTAAATATTTTTTTAAGGACTTACCTACCATTCCACTACCTCCTGTAACTAATATTTTCATAACGTATTATAAAAGTTATTTTGTTTTTCTTGACGTTCAATTGTTTTAGGGTGAATTAAATCATATCCTTCTGGTAATGGAACTATTGTTTTAGCTCCAACTAAACGCTCATGTACTTTATTTATCCATTTTATTTCAGGAATATTTTTAAGTATACGTGTTTGATAATCAGGATAATTAACCCATCCATCTTGATTAACATACCATCCCCATTTTTGAATGTGTTCTTGAGCTAAACCTTCTACTGTATTAATTCGTGGTACAGCATATAATTCAACATCAGGATTCATCTCTAGTATCTGAGGAAGTGATAATATCAATTCATCTGATAGGAATTCATCTGCGTCAATTTGAAAAATATAGTCTTTTGTGCAGTTGGATTTTAGATTATTCTTAAATGAAGCAAAATCCCCATTTAAAGCAAATTCAGTTCGTTTTACAATAGGGTAACTATCAACAACATACTCCACTTCTGGAGTAGATGTTGTGTCAAGTTGTATTGTTATTTCGTCTTCAGGACGGATATGTTCTGTTAATTGTTCTAATAAACGATTTAATTCAACATGTTCATTACATGCTGTAATTGCATAACTAATTGAGGGCATAACATTATTTTTGATTAAAGTAACCTATATATTCTAACGCATCCATAAAGTCGCGTTCAGGGAATTCTTTTTTGGTGGTCATATCTGCTTTATCATCTTTAGATTGTACAGCTGACCATTGCCAATCTTCTGTTGATGTACCTTCAGCAAATACCATTGATTTATCATCTAGCATTACACTATTAGGATACCAGTATTTTCCATCAGCATCTTTAAATCTAAGTGCTTTATATAGTTCTGGAAGTGTTAATTCCATTTGGTTTACATTATCTTTAGTAATAGTTGTATTAGATGTAAATCCACATCCCATACATAACCATATTGTTATTTTATCATTTGACATTTCACTACATGCATTTGATCCGCATCTAGGACAATCTATTAATTTTTCAGTCATTTTAAAATATTGTATTAGTTGTTAATTCGTCTTGTTTGTAAGTAGTATCTGTTGTTTTTCCATAACTAACAGTCCAATATGGTTTTTTATCTGTATTTACTTTATCTAATTGTTCTCTAATATCATCCCATTGTTTAGGAGTCAAAGTAAAACTATTAGCAGCTTGAGCAAATCCTTTTAACCATATTATAAACTCATTTGGTGTCATATTAATCTACTTTTTTAAGTTTAGGTAATTCAATTTTCTTTAATTGAGGTAATTTAAGTTGAATTGATTGTTTAGGTACTTTTTCATCAATTAATTCAATTAATTTTTCACCCATTTTATCTAAACTAAATTCTGTACGTGAACGGTACGATTGTCTTTTTGCCCTATCAATATAGTTCTTATAGTTTTTATAAACATCTTCTAATGTTTCAGCTGCTTTTTTATAATCAACTGTAAACCATCCTGACTCAGGGATAAGCATATTCTGCATTACTGCTGAAGGGTGGATTTGAGCTATTTGCCCTGGCAGTAATATTGACATTTCAGCATCTAGAAAATCAGTATGTCCACTATAATTTGGGGCAATTACTGGTTTTTGGCTGATTGTTGCTTCAAGTAAGGGTCTACCATATCCTTCACCTTTAGTAAACGACACATGAGCTTTTACTTTAGGATGATTATATAAGTCATTTACTTCACCATCTTCTAACTCACCATGAAGTAGATATATGTTTGGTAAATCTTTATCCCCTACATGGATTCGTATTTTATTTATTTTTTCTAATATTTCTTCTCTATCCATCACTGAGTATGTAGCGGATGATGTTTTTAAGATTAGTCCTGGTTTTTTGGATTTACCTTTAAATGTTTCAAGGAATGTTTTAATTAACATACCTGTATCTTTTCTATCTTGTCCTAATTCACCTTGTAACCAATGACCTACAAATAAGAAATTAAATTCTTCATTAATTGTATCTAATACATTTCCTACTTCACTATCAACTACTTTATCTAGTTTTTGATAAATGTTAGTATCAACACCTTCAAATAATACCTCTACTGGTTTATTTAATTTAATTTCTCCTACTACTTGATTACCTTGATTTTTATCGCGTTGTTCAAATACTGATCCTTCAAATACTCGTTTAGCATGTTGAGATGATACTAGAGTTAAATCCATTCTATTAACACCTTCAACCCAAGTTGCATCGCATACTGTTGTTTCAATGCCAGCTGTTACGCCAATGTTGAATTTACCAATTGCTTGAAATTCATTTGGTACTGTAATTTGCATCCAAACATCTGGTTGGCGTGGTAATTGAGGTTGTCCCCAAATACATTCCAATATCTGTTTATGTTCAGGATTATCTGCTTGTAAGAATCCAAATGGTGTATTACCCCATCTTTGTGGTATAATTTTTATATCGTATTTATCCGATTTTAAAAGCGCTTTTACAATATCTCTACTACGTGCTCCGTAGCCGCTGTACGTGTCTATTGGACAGCTTATAAAAAATAGTGGTTTCATATAACTTATTTTGCGATTGAATGTTTTACGTAATGTTTAGGTTGTTTAGGTGTTTCTACTTGAATTAATTCGAATCTATGACGTGGTTCCCATTTAGCAAAGGTTGCTTCAATACCTTCAATGATATTATCAGACATATGTTTTGCTGTCATCATTGATTCATCTGAATGTACCCATTTGTAAGCAGCTTCACATTGTTCTTTGTATAATTCAGGATTTTGTGTTTTATTGAAATATAATTTTTCAATTTGAGCTGCAATATCAAATGGTTCTGCTCTATCATCATAGATATAAGGTGTTGGTATTGAACCTACAATTGATAAGTTGCTTGGGAATACTGGGTATGCCCATTTACCATGTTTCTTATATTTACCTCTATGATTTGATCCAAATTCTTCAGTAAATTTAATCCAATTACCATCTTTATCTTCAAAGCGCATTTGATCTTGCATACCACCTGTTACTGTTGCTATAATTGGTTTTCCACAAATCATTGCTTCAGTAAGTGATAATCCCCATCCTTCATTTGAACTAATTAAAGCACATCCATCAGTAGCGTTGTAAAGTAAATTCATTATGTTTGATGGGTATTTATTTTCATCAAAGATAATATTGTATTTCTCTTCATTACCAAATAACATTTGTCTTACTGCTTCTAAATCAGTTCCATTTTCATCTGCTATTTGTGTGTGTAATACTAAAGCGGTTTTCTTTGCTTTATCTTCTGGTAATTCATCCACAAATATCTTCCATGCTAACATTAAATCAGGAACACATTTACGACGGATGTTACGCGCATTATATAGTAAAGTAAAATCGTACTCTTTTCCTCCATATAATTGTTTTTTAAAGTCTTGTAATGCTAAGTATTCAGGATGTTCAGTTGTAATGGGGAAAAAGAATTTTTCATTAATTCCGTGTGGAACATACTTAATAACTTTATCTTTAGCTATTTCTTTCCCTAATACAGCATGATTTAGGTTTTCTGTTTGCTTACTAATTGCTAATAATGCATCACATGATTCATAGTAGGGCTTATTATACATTGGATAAGGTAAATCATCCCAAATATTAAGGTAAATAATAGGTATTTCTTTCCTAATTTCATGTTCCATCTGGAATAGCCAAATCCAATATCTTGGATCAGTGAACATCATTAATGCATCTGGTTTTTCCATTGCTATCATTTGTTTCAATAGCATTGGATCACCATATCCATTAATAGGATATAATGTTACACTAGCATCTGTTATACCAGCATGTTGGTTAGTATCACCATTAAGATCAAATCGTTTACCTTGATCTGGGTGGTTGATAGCTCCTCCTAAGTTTACCCAATTAAATCGGTGTGATGTACCTAATACGATTTCTCTAGCCATTGTAGAGATACCTGATGTCATTCTAATGTCATCGCAAAGTAGTAGGATTTTTTTACGTTTGGATTGTTCGATATAACCTTCTTTCATGTAAATTTGTTTAAATACTTCCTGTAAATTGTGTGTCTAATGTGTTATGGATATTTTTTCTGTATTCTTCGTCTGTTAAGTATAGGAACATTGATCTTTCTGTTAATTTTTGAACACTGAACTTGTACTTAACACACGCGATTTTAAATTGTTCGAATAGATCTTCAGGGATCTTAACGGATGTTAATTGCATTTTTGCCATAATAATATATTTTGATATAAATATATATGCTATGTAGAAACCGCGCTTTTATCGCAAAGTTCTGGTTTGTCTGCATATGGGCACCATTTGCAACTACTCTCACCAATATTTTTAAGATATGACTTTATTTGTGGTTTCCCACTTTCATCAAAGCAATCTTTAATAAAGTTATTTAGATTTTCTACTGCTTGTTTTCTTTTGGTTTTACCGCTAGCGGGCTTAAAGGATTGAACCCTTGGGATTGCGAATTCAGACTTTTCCCAGATTTTCCTTTTGACAATAAAGTATTCAACTTCGATTCTATCAACGTCGAATCCAAATTGCCTTCCGAAATACTCTTTATAAAGGAGGATTTGAGCGAGTTTATTATCGTCCTTCTTTT